AGTTTGTTTATTGTAACTGTATATTCTATTTTATTGATAAGTAGAGTTATTTCTTCACTTGGCTTATACACTATTGTCTTCATTATAGTATTCCTATGTATCCTTAGAAATTCTACTATACAATCTACACTAATAGAGAAGGAATTTCCATAGTAGGTTTGAAGCTCCTTAGTAACTTTATCAGCCACTGAATAGCAATCCTCAACATCAGCTTCACTAAGTTCTATGTGCATCCTATATAGGTCATCGCTTTCCCATACTTTGTAAAATACAGGTAATGATTTCCATGTAGTTACTATATCAAACAACAAGTAATCTTCTAATATTAACTCTACCAACTTATCTACTCTGTTTTCCATAGGATACTTAGTTCTTCGAATATAGTATCACCGTTCACAGATAATACTAACTCTATTGCTTTATCTGGATCTCCCGTGTTTATTATCCTCTTATTTTTTCTGTTCATATCACTAACACCTACTAAGAAAGAGCACTCATTCATAACCTTCGATCTAATATATGAAATCGCACCTTTTATCCTTGTTAGTAGTTGATTAGTCTCTTCAAAATCAATATCATATCCAACTACTAAGCACTTATGACAGTGACTTACTATCTTATCAAATAGTTCTGGATATATTCCGTCTTCTATGTCGAGATCACCTTCCAGTTTTATATAGCTCACTGACCTATCCATCACATATCCTCCTATATCTAAACCTGTGAGGAGCGGAAACTTTTTATACTCTATTAACATACTTAGAAGCTCTTCATCTTCCAGCATCATACGTAGTAAGTTTCTAAATTCTTTCTTATCGTATTCTGTCATTTTACTGGCACTATTGAAACTGGATAACTACTAAAAGCAAGTAAACTGAACAAGAGGTCTTCTATCACATCTCTAGCTGCATAAAAGTCATGTAGGAGTTGTGAGTGTATATCTTGATAATTCACGATAAATGTATTATACCTAGAATCCTTGTACACATCTAGACATTTATTATACAGGTCTAACAACCACACTGTCAACCACACTGTCTTATCCAGATCTATATCCTTATCTATAATTGCAAGTCTAAGACATAATGATAGTTCACTGACCATATCTAATCCACTCTCTAGATCTATACCATCAACATTTTTTATAATATTATACTCCTTACCTTCAATATCAACGCACCACATGGGAACTTTTTTATATACTAGTAGGAAGTCTAGGTATTCATCTCTTAACAGAATTCTTACTAGCTCACGGACTATCTTATGGCGTTCTTTTTTCATGCGTCCTATCTATTTTAGCCTTATTAAATAAGAAACTACCCATCATCTCACTAATTTTACTACTGTTAGTGTCAGTACTATCTGCCCGAAATGTAACATGATCACCAAGAACAGTGATCTTAATCATTTCATCTATATACTTTAAATCCTCTATTGTTTTATCAGGAATCACGCAGAAACCTATAGGAAGTAGGCCACTAATATTCTTAACTGCATAATCTAAGTCTGTGTTCCTGTCATCATCAAGACTAAACTGTACATAAACTCGTCTGATTACACCATTATTCATAAAGTCTCCGACTATTGGAAACTTTTCAGTATACTCAAGGACATCTAAGAAGTTATCTACTACATACGCTAATACCTCGTATAGTTCTTTTTCATTCTTGACCATGTTTAGCATCTTTTATTTCATCAAAACTTCTCTTTCCTCTCTCCCATAGGTCGGCACACTTAGCTAGTAGGTCTCCCTTACCTATTGTTTTCTCTCCTAGACTTGGTATTTTGTAATATCTAGCTGGTCCTATGTAATTCAATCTCTCTGACAGTTTCCTAAGCAGTTTTCTTGTCTCTTTTAAGTCAACACAAGTAGAAACACTTAGCTCATTATACTCCAGTACCTTTTTAATCCAAGTACCATCGTTAGCACTATCTAGGATCTGTACTGGTGCATCTAGTGAAATTACCATACTATCATCATTACTAATAAAAGGTCTACTTACAATAATAAAACCTTCTAGTTCAGTAAGTTGATCACAGAATTCCTCCTCTACAATTTTTTCTAACTTCTGCAGTTCAATTTCCTCATCCATTGTTATATCTTTATTCTTATCTTCAATTGCTGATATACTAACTAGCTCTTTGCCTGAACAACAAAGGGTTGATATAAATTCTAGCAATACCCGCTTATCCAGTTCTAATCTTATTCCACTACTCGCACGAACAAGATACTTCTTAGCATTCAATTTAGGCCTTGGTAGGAATCTAGATATCATACCTAGTAGACCTTTAGTTGCTTCAAAGTCTGGTATAAAATCTGATCCTACTTGACTTTTTGCTAAGTATTTAGTATTATCTAGATCTTCGCCCCCTATAAAAATAACCTGTGGACTGCCTTCGCTGTTAACTACTATAAATCCACCTAGTTCGCATAATTGATCTAAAAATATCGTTCTTACAATATTTACTAGTTTATCATAATCTATGTCTGTCATATTAATTTCTTATAATACAACTATAAGGTATCAAGGGGGATAAAAATAAAGGAGAATAGTTTCCTACTCTCCTCTAACTACTATATAAACTTTGCAGCGTGATTTTCTACTGCATCATCATATACACTCAAGCTTGGATTCTTTGAGTTAATAGTTGCCATTCCATCCTTTAAGAATCTCAGCTTTCCCTCAAATCTTCCATCCTTTACTAGGTCTCTTACTGTTTCAGCTACACAATAATCCATAGCAAATCCAGCCACTACTATTTCATCAAACTCCTGCATCGCTAAGCTATCTAGTGTCTGTTTACCGTAGGTTGGTATACTTCCATCTGCAAACGAAAATGCACTATACATCTCAGCAGTATCATCAAATCCTTTCTGAAATATGCCATAGTGTTTCTTATTTTCTTCACACCACAACTCCAGAGCATTCATTACGTGTTCACTTATCGCCTGACCAATTGACCCGGCTAAGCAGTGAGTTGGCCAGATTTGATGTTGGTGACCGAAACTCTCAATCCTTCTAAGATATGACACTGCTTGGTCTTTGGTCATAATAGTAGGCGAGTAATCATCACGTTCAACCTGCTCTGATGTAATAATGGTGAATGGATCTACAATGTGTCCTTTCTTATCAGTCCAGGCCTTAGGATGACCGATGTGAGTAGTATAGTGAGTATCCATTGTGCAAAGAATACTATCAATACTCTTCTTATTCAGCTTAATCCAATCACCTAAGAACTCAATACCATGCTCTGCGCCTGGTATATATAGTTTACCAGGTCTTCCATCATATACATCTACATGAGGACTGACAAAATCAACTTGCGCATCAACTATCAATAATAATCTTTTCATTTGTTATATAGGTTAATTAAATAATTCTTACCTTCTTCTGTCCAAACATTGTAAGGTTTTGTAAAGTTAGTTTCTTTGATAGTAAAAGTCTTCTCCTTAATGAACCTTAACTTACTTCTATCACACATTGTCCATTTCTTATCTCTACTGTTAGCCTGACTGAACTTAATGACGCCTTTCTCCTCTAGGTCACTTAGTAGGGTCTTAACATTCCAGTCACCTTCTAAGAACTTGATGACCTCTGTAGTAGAGTAGCATGATTTCTTGTCTGTAGTTGCACTAGTACTGGCAATTCTATTACAGACTGACTCACACCATACGAAGAGTTTAGGACTAATCCACCTACAGAAGTCGATTGCAAGGGCCCTACAAAACCAAGTACCCCTATTCGTTCCCTCTGCTACAGTCTTAATCAGTCTACCTCCATCAACGGGCTGATTCTTACAACCTGACTTTGGAATTGCCTCCATAAGAGCTTTAGTATCGTCCCTCTCTAAGTAGCTATGAACTGTATAGATTGGAGATACTTTTTCTAGGTCAGATGCACAGATAAAAAACTCCTTTGGATCATCTAAGTCTACAATAGTTCTAACCTTAGTTGGTCCATACTGATATGTATTATTTACGTAATTCATATACTTATCTTTTCTGTTATTACAAAATTAGACGGATCACTTTCAGACTCTTTGATGAATTTCTCAAGTGTTAAGTCACAATGTTCATCAATCCAGTCAGCAACGTAGTAAAGATTCCTAGATCCTCTTATCATACCAAATAAGATAGGATCGCTCTTTTTCTTTCTTTCTTCCTCCAGCTCCTCTTGGGTTTTCTTGTATGACTTACCGCTAGGATCATAGTAGAGAATACAGTAATTATCAAAGACGTGTAGCTTATCTAGTTCTACCTTCTTTTCAATTACTTCGTCAGGTATAGGTCTTGAGAAATTTTTGATATAACACAAGTCTACACCCTTATCAGTCTTCTTAACAAAATCAACTACCTGTCGTTCTGTTATTTTCTTACCAAATCCATACGACAATAAAATAGATTCGAGCTTGTTAATAACTATCATTGCCAGTAGTTTCTCACATAATGCAGTCTGTCCCATCTTCTTAGCATTTTGTAGTGCCTTGAGATATGGTTCAATTCTATTATAGTAAGTCCCTGCATTCTCAAGAGTTGTTAGTTTAACTTTCTCAAAGAACTCAAGCACACCTAGCTCATACGTCTTTTCTGGAATATCACCCCTCACTGCAAATTTTTTCTTATCTTCGATTAGGCTATGCAGTTTATTGTCAAGCCTGTCTAGCTCTCTTTGATATCTTGACTTTGTCCAGAAGAATGGCTTTTTCTTCATCAACTTGTATAACTCTGAATTAGCCTCACAGATCTCATTCTCCTTCTCTGACATCTTAAGCTCTGAGATAACAGTTAAGTCCCTCTCTGGTTTGACATAAGAGTTGAGACTTATTGATCCGTTGAACTCTGGTAGATCATCAGGTGTTACACTATCAAACACAGCACTATCCCAGAGCGGTTCGAAAAATCCCTCACTGAATCTACGATCAAACATTACTGTTATATCATCAGCAGTTAAGTTATCATAGAAATCAGGATCAATTAATATCTCCCTTGACCTCTTCATTAGGTGTCTTAATTTCTCTGCGCCATCTGGAATACTTGCCTGCTGTCTAGAGTAATGTTCCTCTACTGAACGTGAGCTCTCTTTTTTAGCACCTAAGTCACCCTTAAGTTTTTCCATTACACCTTCCCACTTAGGTAATGCATAATCAACTTCAAACTTCCTATTAAATATAGAAAGTTCATCACCATCTCTATTTAGTATTGCCATGATCTTTCCTACTTAAGTCCTAGGTGTACAAGTTCATCATCTCTACCTATTGTACGAAGGCAGAGCTCAACCTCATTCGGGTCACCCATATACTTACCTTCTGTATCTGGACACTTAACACACTGAATCCAAGGACTATTCTTATTAATCCTTGCCTCTGATAATTTCATCACTACTTGAGGACTAGCATTTTCTACGCCAGTATTATTTGTGAGCGCTCCACCAATACCCGCAGCAACATGACCTACTCTTCCTCTGACGTTTCTATGTATGTCTAAGAATTTCTGCATATTAATAGAGTCAGAGTATACTAAGGTCTTTGTTAGCGGGTCAACTCTTAGCTCAACAAGTCTGGCGATAATCTTGCTAGTGAATGATTCCCAAGTACCAGAATCCCACCTAAAACCATCTGCCGCCTTAGCATAAAGTTGTGGTAAGTTATTAAGGAACTGATCAATACCAATCGTGTCCACTAAGAAAATACCATTAGAACCACCAAATGTATCGTTCCAGTTCTTCATAGCGTGATAATTACCAAGTCTATAACCGGTAAATGCATTATTCAGCATGATCCAAGAATGTGCCTGTGTACCTGAGATTGCAGTGCCGTACTTGAACGCCATATACACATTGCTATTACCGACAAAGTACTTAGAATTCTCAACTAGTACCTTATCTACCATATCCTGTACAGCACCAGAAAATCTCCTCCTAAGTCCAAATTCACTAAAATAGAGTTGATTCTCGTTTGACAATGCTATCTGATCGTTCAATATTTCAAGTGCCTCTGACCTGTTGAATTTCTTATCAAATCCACGATACCTAGTACGAAGCTCACTGAATATAGCAAGCAATGGCACCTCCCAAAACTCATTCTCATATGCAAGTCCTCTAGACTCCACACAGAAATGCTTGTCTTCATCTAACCATACCTTCAAGTTAGAACTATCGAACTTAAAGTTTTCAAACCAATCAAAGAAATACTTAGGAATCCAGTAGAACTTAGACACCAAGAACTTTTTCTCCTCTGGTTTAAGTCTGAGTGCACAAAGGCTTTCTACTTCAAGATTAAATTGATCAACAAAGTCCTGATCAAATGTTTCATTCCTTCTGTCCTTGAACTTAAAGACAGTCTCTGCGAATGGATAAGTCTTCATAATTGCGTAAGACATGTTCCACTTATAAACATCATTCTCTAATAAACTTTTAATAATCATAATTCTTTCTATTTTAATTAATACTTCATTTCTACTATTAAGGGGACTAGGGGAAAATAAAAACAAGGATACCAATACTGATACCCTTGTTAGTTTCAATTAGTTGGGAGTGAAAATTTCTCTGGATACTTAGGACCTATACCCTCATATGCAGCCCTAATCTTATCCCATACTTCCCCTGCATTCCCTGGATTTTCTATTACCTCTAAGATTCCAACTTCCTTCTTCTTGTAGTCAATAAAACTCAAGACAATAGGAACATTACACTTCTTGGCAATTAGATAAAACCCTGGATTCCATTTCTCTACCTTCTTAAGATGACCCTCTGGACAAATAAGAACGTTCATTTCATCTGCACCATTAATAGCATTTATTGTATCCATTAGTGCATTTCTACCTGTATTTCCAACTGGTATAAATCCAAATGCTCGAAATACATGATTCACTGGCCAAATAAAATACTTACTGGCCATCAACAACACATGCCGTACTCCCCAAATATAGAAATACATCTTCCCTAGGAATCCATCACACCAAGACGTATGAGGGGCAAATACGACAACACTCTTCTTTAGTTTTGGAGCCTCACCTACTAGCTTCCAACCTAATAACTTCACTAAGATTAGTTTACTTAAAAATTTCATCATAACACTTATAAGGGAGTACGGGGAACAAAAAAGAAGAAGAGACTATTTTAAGCCTCTCCTTTTCTCTTGACTAGTCTAATAGATACTTCCTCCCACTTTCCTTGTCCGTGTGGGTTGTCAATGTGTGTTAATATGTCTATTCTATCAGTAAACCTCTTGTTCATTGTGTCATGAACTTCGTATAGACCGTTGATAGATTTGTCATCACCATCCTTAGCTTTGATCTCAACTACGTCTCCGTACTTATAGACCTTTCTAAGATCCTGTGATACTGCTATCCATCTGATCTCACCTCTCTTTAATTTACTGAGAGATATCTTAGACATATCAGCCGTAATTAATGGCTGATCATTACATTGACTTTCTACTGGATTGTATCTAGTAGCTGTTACAGTTCTTCTTGTTGGGTTGCTATTTTTTGCTAGCTTCCCATCACCAAAACTACTAGGGTCGATCGCTATTTCATGACCAACCTTAAAGTCTCTGCTATTAACATAATCAATAGCATTATCCATCGCCTCTTTTTCTCGAGACTTTTTACCTATGTTTCTTACGTTGTAGGCGAACATAGAAATACCTAACAGAACAACCAGAATAAATAATAGGTTGTCAGTTCTAAAAAAATTCTTCATAATCTTATATAATTTCTAATTAATAAAAAATTTCCCCAAGATACATCTTATTATATCTTGAGGTATTTGTCTACATTAATAAGGGATCTAGGGCATCCCAAAGGGCAACTTTTAATACAGAGTCCACTTCGAAGAAAAAGTAAGGAGAACATTGCCTCCCTACTTACTCTGTCCCACAATCTTAATAAAATTCTTAGTAGATTGAATTAATGACCTTAGTTCTGAAATTTTCTCGCTTATACTGCTTAATCTATCCTTAAGACCGCTCATATAAGTCTTAGCCAGTCCAAAATCAGAAACATTACCACTATCATCCTCACAGAGTAGTTTATTGATTACTTTTCTAATATCTTCAAGTCCCTCTGCAAAGTCTAGGTTTAATTCCTCATTTAACACTGACTGTCTTTGTATTTCATCAGTTAGATAATTATTACATTCCTCCCTATATACCTCCTTATCCATTGCATCAAGTTCTAGTTTCGCCTGCTCTAAGGAATTACTAAGGTCGTTTATTTTCTTACTAAGTTCTTCTCTATCAGTTGTCATTATATAATAATTTTAGTTTAAGAGGGCTAAGTGAGAAAATAGATCTCTTATCTGTTCCCATACAAATAAAATCTTCTCTACCTCTCGCTTTTACTAGGACGCTTAACCCGCTCGATTCTTTCAGCTCATAACCACCAGTACTTGAGCTAACTATTTCGAGCTGAATATTTCCGTCCTGACCCTCGAGATAAGATACCTTCGCAATATCAGATAACCACTCAGGAACTATCTCACCTAATCTCCATGTCCAAATTTCATCAGGGTACTTATTATTTCTACCCTTCTGTTTTAGTACTTTATTTGTCATACTTTAAGTCACCAACACCTTTAATAGACTCAATGCTATCCTCTATCATATCTACACCTAAGCGTTTAAGATAAGAGACTAACATATCACCTAGGTCTGTATAACCCTTGAAAGAGTCTAGAATATCATTGATCTTACTGTCTGGATTCTCCCTATCATTCTCATACTCCTTCAGAATAAGATCAATTGTCGCTTTCCTGATGAACACTAAGTCAGATTCACAAGTCCAAGTATAATACCTACCTTCATTATTTAGTACTGCCTCTTTACTCTTCTTAAATAAACCTCCTCCCTTATTACTATCTTCCTCCGTTACTGTGTAGATAGCCCTAAGTTCTTCAAAAGTAGACCTCCTTGTTTTACAGATAGGTTTTTCAAGAGCACTAACATGAAGTTTTATTATATTATCCAGCTCTTCTTTTCCTAGCACTACATTACCAAGCTTGAGGAGATCAGTAACTATATAAGATACGTGAGTTTCATATACTTCCTTTGCATATAAGAAAGCCTCAAATAAAGTCTTATGTAAGTTACCATCTGATACTATAAAACTTGCAGACTGATAGAGCTCTGTGAATTTAAAAGGATCAATCTTACTAATAACCTTAGGATCAAAGATAAACATAATATCACTAACTCCCTGTATCAAGTCAATCTTATTATGGACGTCCTCATTAACTTCAGAATCATTATCAATCTTAATAAATGTAATTAATGAGTGTTTTGGCTGATTAATTACGTACACTGAGTTCTTATTCATACTAATTTGATTTTGTTAATTGTTTCACACATATAAGAACTTCAAGCCGACCGAATAGCAAAATTACACCTTTCAATCCCTTATATAAGTAAAATAACATTAACAATTTTTTAATATGAGAGAAGAGAAAATAAAAGAAATTTATGAAGAGTGTAAGAAAACATTATTCAGCACCAGAGGTTCACTGTTAGAGAGGTTAGTTGACTCTAATAGAAATATTTTTGGAATCGTCGGAAAAGAGTCATTTAGGAACAGATTGCATGAAACTGTAAAGGAAATGCTATTTGACAAAGACGTAAAAGACTACTTCTTAGAATGCTTAGGCGAAAATGGTATTATAGAGAAGTATAGTATTTCAGAGCAGAGTGAAAAAGATGAAGTAGTTAATAAAGTCTTAACCCTGGAGTACGAAGATAACGTTAAGACAATTAATAATATTGTAGATAGAATAGAAGATGGATATTAGTAAGAGAGAAAAGTTAATAGTCTTTGCTGATTGTTTATTCGGCATCTATCAAAGAGTATCTACAGAGGAGGATAATACAGTGGATACTATTAAAGAAGCAATAAAGTACCTCAGACCTATGATGAGTAGGGAAGATGTACGAAAGTTTTTTATAAACTCTGCGGATAAGGTAAAGCAAGGTAATAAAGTCCTGCTAATAAACCTACTAGATAGCGATAGTTTTAGCGAGATTCTTAGTAATATTGGCGAAGAGTTCTCTAGACTAGATAGAGAATTGATCGTAGATGAGGTCAATGAAAGAATCTACAAGGCAAGGATTGAGAAAGTTGATAATATAATAGAAGAATTATGGAATTGACAGAATTTGGATTATTAGGGTTTGTCGTTCTATGCATTAGTACTGCATTGTTGCTTATATTCTTAGTAATGTACCTCATAGGTCTTGTAAATGTCCCAAACTTTAGAGAACTTAGGTTAACTAAGGTGTGTGATGAGAGGTATATTATTAACTATACCAACATGTACGGTAGGTGGAGAGATAATCTATATAACTGTACAGACGATATTGGTGACATAAGAATACATAATTGTGAAGGCGATGTAATAGAAAGGATACAGATTCTATCTTACTATAGAGATGAGTATGATGCACGATTAACTATTGATAGATTATTAAATGCAGTAAGAAAATCAAAAGAGAGTAAGAGAACAGTTATAAAAACGTATAGAAGATGACAGCATTTTATTTAATCTGTTCATTAATAGTGGCTGCACTTTTCATTGTACTTATAGTTGGTACAATTACAGCAGCACTAGATATGAATGGTAAAGATTTTAGAGTAGTAGAGACGATTGATAATAAGTTTTCAATATACTGTAAGACTTATATTGGCAGATGGGTCCCACTATTCGACGTACTGAAGAAAGATAGGAATGATATAAGTGTGTACCTGATTAAACAAGGTAATACACGAGTTGATGAGATTAGAATAGAAGAGTATTATGCGGATCAGACGTCAGCAGTTAATGTACTAGAAGACCTACTAGAAAAACTGCGTGAATCGAACCGACGTAAGAAAGGTGATGATAAAAGAATAATAAAAGACTTCAGAGTATGATGATGACAGTAGGGGATATGTTAATTGGATTACTAGCTGATCTAATAGTAGTCTGTATATTTCTAGTAGTATTCATTGGTATACCGGCCTTCATTAATCATCTATACAAAACACCTAACCTAAAGGACTTCAGAGTTTGTAGAAGATTAGACGGTGCTTTTGTAGTGATGGCTAAGAATAAATTAGGCTTCTGGAGACTACTTCCTAACATGTGTGATATGGGTTACCTATTCCTGAGAGATTACGAAGATAGTGTCTTTATTTGTAATTCTTATTGGAAAGAGAGTCTAGCAGAAGAAGCTGTGAATGATATTGTAGAAATCATCAAGAAGGGTAAGGTTAAGAAAAGTAATAAACTAGAAACAATAAAGAAGATAAAAGTATGAAAGTATTTCTTATTATAGTAGGAGTATTAGCATCACTATATTTCATTGTACAGCTAACAACAATGCCTGATATGAAAAGGTTTAAGGTTGTTAAGAATGAAGTGAGCGGGCTATTTACTCTATATGGAAAGAACATATTTGGTATTTGGTCACCACTTTACAACCTATGTGAAAGAGTGTCAGGTGAGTTTATCGTAAAGTTTCCTGGATCTAATAGGACAGACTGTTATTATATCAAACAGACCTATAAGAATCAGGAAGAGGCAATGGAAACGATGAATAAGATAATCAATTCTATTAGACTAGCAAATCAATCACATCTTGAACTAGAGGAAGAGAGTAGGAAAGACCATAATAAGACAGTTAAAGAATTTCGAGTATGAGTAAGGCAGTTGATAGTCTTTTAAAGTTCTTAAGTACAGCATCACAAGAAGAGCTAGATGAAAACTTCAAAGACTCAGAAAAATACTGTACTGTTGGTCCTCTCGCTAAAGATTATATTGAGAGGGAATTGAACCGGAAATAAGTAAAAAAATTAATAGTAGACTTAATTGTTCTACTATTTTTTTCTTTCAAATCAGTAACCCTAACTACACCTTAGTTAATTTCTTGTCTTCCTATATAGATTTTCAGCATAGTTAGGGTTATTTTAAAAAGCACTAAGGAGGTTCTCAATATCTCCTAAGTCATCTCTCTGTATTTTTTTCTCCTCTACCTCTTTTAAGTCTCCTGTTGGTGTTACGTATTGAGTTCCTGGAAATAGGATTTCTTTTGGTTGAATTGTCTGAGAATTTACTGCATTATCATAAGCAGTTTTAAATTTCTTCAACCAGTATTTAGCCCAATCACCTTTTGCAGTAGCTAGTTCTTGATCAAACGGACCATCACCCCACAAACCATCTTTAGGTCTAGGACACTCAATCATTACTTCTACCTCTGTGTTGTCATCTTCCATTGACGTCATCTTATAGGTCCAGTAGAAATAAGACTTGCCATTATACTTATATGTTCCACTATCGCTGGTTAAGTCCTTCCAGATATCCTCTACTAGTGCTACTGTATTATTGCTTGTTTCTCCATTAGATAAGATTAACGTCTGGTCCTGCAATAGTTTATTTCCCATAATCCATGCCTGACCCTTAATTGTCTTACTTGTCATATTAAATATTAAAATAAAATAGAGAGATTACATTAATTCATAATCCCTCTATCTCTTTTTATTGTTCTACATAACCCATCAGCTTTTCTGCAATTAACATATAGCTGATTGAATTATAGTACTCACCGTAATCTGTTGGTACGTGGATAAAGCTAACTGGGAAGTGTTTTTCTACTTCCTTAATAAACTGCTCATCATTCAAGTACTTAGCGAAGAAGTGAGATAGTCCACCTACAATTAGAAGTCCATTACTTGCATCTAACTGTGATGAGTACTTTTCCTCTAATAGGTTAAGTACATTAGCAAGGTAAATTCTTGTATACTTATCTACTACATCTGATAAGTCAATTACCTTTCCCCTTCTCGTTAATATACCAGAATCCACTACCGTCTGTGCTTCCTTTGTTGAAATTCTATATTCGTACGTCTTATAGATATACTCTGCGATGTCTCTAGAAATACAGATAACACCCGTATCAGGAATTCCAATAGTTGCACCAGCTGCAGATTTTTGATCAATCACTGCGCAAATATCAATACTTAGATAACCACCATCACAAATTACATATGAATCTAGTTTGTTATCTGTTGTATGAATATTGCTATCTTTTACATTCTGACCGTACTTAGCAAAAGCCGCCTTACATGCAAGACCCTGTGGCAAGCATACAAAGAAATTGGTATCAGGACTAATCAAGAGTGACTCATACAGATACTTTAATAGATCATCTGCCTTATCACTAAATGCCATAGATAGTCCAATTGCTACCTTGTCCCACTTAATATCTGAATACTTGCTTAGAAAGTAACTGATCACAACTGGATAAATTGCCTTCATCTGCTCGTATGTCTCCAGCTTAAGTCGATAATTTCTATCAAGCTTAAGTGAGTTAGGGCCAATTACATACCATTTTTCATTCAGCTTAAATACTGTATCATTATCGATCTCAAGTGGTGCCTCAGGAAGTTCGGAAATTGCTGATATCATCTTATAATTTACCAAGCTTCCATTATCATCAATAAAGGAAATCTTAACTGATGAATAACCAAGATCGATTGCTAATACTCTAGGTCTTTTTTGCTTACTTACTGCCATACTTTTCTTCAAAATTTTTAATAACCTGCTTATAAAGATCAATCAAGTCTTTCTCTACCTTATACTTCTTCATGTCGTTAATCACATCATTCTCAACATAAGTAAGAGGTACATTAGGAAGGAGCATGGTGAATCCCTTTGTTACCATACCAACTGCATAGCTATTATCCAAACTAGTAGGGTTACCAAATGGATCCCTCTTAAGATTTCTAACTACTACTAACTGAACTAAGTCAGTCTTATCGTTGGTGGCTTTATAGGCAAACACAAGAGTACCATCAACCAGTTTACTATGAATACTGCTCCATACACTAGCTGCTACATCATCTGCATTTCTCCAACCTACTATTAATTGATCTTTTCTTTCAATATCCCCCATTGTTAATTTTTCATTTGATTCCATAACTTTTATTTTTTTTAATTAATACCTGAGCTACCAAAGCCACCACTACCTCTTTCTGTACTTCCCGAGATCTTGGCAACTAAGTTTAACTCTGCTTTTTCTACTCTTGCAAAAACCAACTGTGCTATTCTATCACCTGGGTTTATTACTACTTCCTCTGCACTCAAGTTAATCAGGATAACACCTACTACACCCTCATATGACTCATCTACTGTTCCTGGTGTGTTTAGTACTGTTACTCCCTTCTTCAATGCAAGGCCACTTCTAGGTCTAACTTGAATTTCTATGTTCTCTGGTACTTTAAACTTCAATCCAGTACTTATCAACCTGCGCTCTAATGGTTTCAATGTTACAGGCTCTTCAATATCAGCCCTAACATCCATTCCACTATCACCAGGATGTTTGTACTCGGGAAGTTTAATACCAGTAATAGATACATTCTCTACAACTACTTGAATCATAGCTTATATTTTCTTTTTGTTATGAACCTAAATAACCAAGAATTACTAGACACAAATCTAACAGTGCCTAGTATCTCAGGGCCTTTCCAGAATTCTTTTAAGTTAACACCATATACATCAAAGCCATAATTTTCAGGACTAAGACATATACGATCATCTAGTAACCTACCGCTAGATATAAGACTGCTCAAATTATACATAAGATAGTCATAATCTTTCGGTAGTAGGTATGTTAGCTTAATACTGTCAAGACCTAGCGAGTAATAAACAGGAAGTCCAATCCTAACTGAATTACCAAGTTGTTCAAATAATAGGGAATTGGACTCCTTCTCAAATTTAACAGTAATAGGTAGTGGATTACTATTTACAAGGGTATCTTTATTGAATACTATTAAGTTATTATAGATTTCAATTAAGTCATCCTGTAATGTTGTCATACCTATCCTTTATTAATCTTCACTAACTGCGCAGAATACTTTAATGCCAAGGTTATCAAGTACCTCATAAGCCTTTGTAACTGGGCCTGGTTCAATACTTCCCTTAACCTCCTTGACCTTCTTGATTGTATCTACTAACTCCTTAAGTGGGTTCTTAATACCACCAAACTTATCCTCACTGAATAAGCCAGTATTGTTAGCGATATTCTCAAGCACAGACACTACATCAGTACCACCAGACTGTACAATCTTAGTAGTTGTTGGATATCCATTTTGCATAAAGTTATAATCCATGATATTCCACTCAATCATCTCAGCTGGAATAGACAATGGATTTTCCTCATCTTCGGTCACATTCTGAATAGTAACCATATAACCTGACTTAATGAGGTAATAGTTAATACAAGCAAAATCCTTCGTAGTGAGCGTAATGTCACTATTGATCAAGCTAATAATGTCAGGATTGTTCACTGATGCATCGAAATTAGGAATATTAGTCTTCAAGAAACCCTTTACGAATTCCATTACACTAACCTTCATAATGTCCATGTCATAACGTGTACGGTCAATACAACGACCTACTGTTGCTCCTGCATCCTTAGCAGGAATTGCATACAAATTAACTTCTATCATCTTTTTATAATTAAGAATTATATTTTAAATTTAACTCTGGCTTAGTAATCACAAGGAAGATAGCCCAAAGTCGCTCTCTTACATTTCCTTGCTCAAACTTCTTTTTCTCACTCCCTACAAAATCACCTGCTTTTAATAGTGCCTGGTAGATATCATCAAAATTAACTGGCCTATTATTCATCCACTCAATCTGTTCGTCGATTAAGTAAGACTCTAAGTTTCCATTTTGTAGGAGGTTTGGGTCTAATGCAATCCACTCATCAATATCAAACGACTCTCTAAGAAGTGTAAATATATCTGAGATTCTTGCAATATTCCTATACTTGTCTATCAATTTAAGATAAACATATTGAACTGTTTGTGTGTAGTCTGTATCGTTAATCGTCTTGATAAAACTGTTACTACTACTTTCCTCTAACATGTTCTTGTATTGCTTTAAAACTTGCCATCCAAACAAGATCTAAGTTTCTTATCTGGAGCTCTGTTTTCAAGAATCCACGCAGGTAATTATAATAACCTGTACTATCATTACTCGCTGCTAATTCTACTAGTTTATCTATTGAAACTTGTGTATTTTCCCACCTAAATCTGTCAATTACTAACAACTTATTCAGGTCTAGATCCTTTGGTGAGCTTGTATTGTTTAGAACTTTTTTCATTCTTCCCAACCTCTCACTACACAGCTGATTTCCACACTTCAATAGGCTACCGTAGATATCCTTAGAGCTTAACTTATAACCACACTTGCAAGAAGGCCACATATAATCACCGTTACCTGGCTTAAATACATTACCAACCATAGGAATAGTACTGTTTGCTAAGATAATACCAACTTCTGCGCCAGGTGTTATGTTGTTCTTTATTAACTTACTAACACTTCCTGCACTTGGTTTCTTGATTGTACAGCCTTTAACTTGTACTGGCTCTACTTCTACGTTAGCACTCCAACTATCTTTTCCTTTGCAAGTCTGATCATTCCAAATAATACTTCTTACTCTAGTCTTTATTGCTTCAGTTCCACTACCAGCCCCTGCATACTTAATAGCTCTCTGACAAATACCATGCTCATTATAAAGCACCCATCCATCATTCAGAAACGTACCTGTATCAGTAACTGTTCTATCGCTCTCACAAAAACCTGGCATTCCCTCTAATTCAGGTAATGTCCAAACTTGTGCAGGGCTAAATAGAATGTGGTTATCTTGCTGTGACCTAACTGTATCAAAACTCTGTAAGACATCTCTATAATCGGATTCCCTTACTTTCTTACCTTCCTCAGAGTCATCAGTATAATACCTATATGCTCTTAAGGTTAGTAGTTCTGACACTTCTTGATCACAGTACTTAGAATTGATAAGACCATTTGCTTTCTGTCTTGCTTTTTCTGGATCAATACTCTTATCTAATCTTTCAATATCAATAAGAGCTTCGCACTGAATAGCAACAATACCTCTTGGAAATCGTTGAGGTAGAAAATTAAACAACTTAGCTGTCTGATCTACACCCCAATCATTAATATTCGCATTTCCAACTGTTACTACTCTCTTTGGGACTCCGTTAGTAGGATCTATGTAGACTGCAATACTAGAACCGTCATACTTCAAGTCTAGGTATATCTTATCTGTACCTAACTCTACTATTGACTTCCTTATTGCATCTAACATTGATTTAGGGGCTTTAAACTTTTTGATCTTCTCTATGTACGAGTTCTTTGTTTTTACACCTTTCAAGTACGTGTCAAATACATAATCCCTCACGAAAAAACCATCTTCGTTAATCGCTCTCTGTTCCATCTCGTCATAATCAGAGTCACTAATACCTGTCGGCTGTGAATCAATGTAATATGACTTACACGCATTAATTAAGATAGACCATTTTGCTAGTACAGAGTCCTTTATATTCATCCTTTCTTATCTTTGTTAAAACTTGCTGACCACTCAATGATAAAATTCTGCATCTCCTCTGAAAAAGCTTCCACAATGTTCCTCGTATCCGGCACATACTCAGAACCAGATTTAACAGCAACTTCGAAATCTTCATCAGTGTCAAGGTCAAATCTCTTTACGATACTATATCCCCTGCTTTTCAAGAATTCTATCATCTTTTCCCTCTTCCAAGTCATCCCGAAAGGTTTTGGCATCATAGTTAGTGTTAGGAGAGTCTTCCATTTGTAATCCTCACCATCATCTTCTTCTAAGTCACTACTCTTTACCAATTTTCCGAAATCACTTAGGTTTAGATTTCCGTATTTTTCGTTCTCGTCGTCTATACCTTCCATTGATTTTATTTTTATTTTGTTCTCACTTTTTAGGCATTTAGGAGCTCTCTTATGCAGTATTGTTAATGTCAGCTAATAAAATCGGGTACTGTACTTAATATTTCAAAGCACAGTACCCTTTATATATGAACAATTTGCAACTTCTACTACATCATCATACCCTTAGTTGCAGGCTCAGCTCCATCCTTACCACTCAGGTCATCAGTAATAGTACAGTCAACCAATAAGATCATACTAGCAGCTGATATACTATTCTCTAATGATACACGGAGAGACTTTGCTGAATCTAAGATGCCATCCTCTACCAAGTCAACAACCTTACCGGTCTTAGCGTTATAACCAAAACCAGACTTCAATGACTTAGCCTCCTTAACTATCACATCACCACTAACACCGCTATTCTCTGCGATAGTGTGCATGATGATTGGGAGTGAGTTAACAACAATCTTAGCACCCTCTGCCTCATCCTCAGTAAGCTCCTTCCAGAACTTCTTATCCTTGGTCAGAGACATAGCAGCTCTCAAGAATGTATAACCACCGCCAGGAACACAACCTTCTTCAATTGCACTCTTAGCCGCCAAAATACTATCCTCAATTGTTGCCTTTCTATTTGCCTTCTCAGCCTCACTTGCACCACCTGCCTTGATAATAGCAATACCACCAGTCAAGTTAGCAAGTCTCTTCTCAAACTTTGTCTTTTCGTAGTCTGATGTCTTAGGGTCTGCGAGTCTAGCCTTTAAGATTTCAGCCCTATTCTTAACTTCCTCAGGATCACCCATACCTTCATAGATAACACATGAATCCTTTGTCACTACTACTTTCTTAGCCTGACCAAGTACTGAGATATTAGCCTGGGTCATTGTAATATTATTCTCTGGGCAAATATGAATACCACCAACGGCTACTGATACATCTTCCATAATGTTTCGTCTTGAGTCACCAAAATCGATACCCTTAACTACACAACAACGAATAGCACCACGCATTACATTGATTGCAAGCATCATATTTGCATTATCGTCAATCTCATCAACGATCATGAGAAGTGGACGACCCTGACTATTCTGATCGTAGTCCTGAATGAAATCTACCATCTGCTTAATGCTTCCGATATGCTCACTCGCAACAAGTACATAAGGATTCTCCATCACACATGTACCATCTTCAGGGTTTGTTACGAAGTTAGGACTAGACCAACCACGCTCAATCTTCATACCAGCTGTTGTCTCAATTACTGTATCAAGACCACTAGCAAGATCAGCCGTTACAAGTCCATTAAGTCCTACCTCACTAAGACCCTTAACTACCAAGTCACCTACCTCTGGATCATTATTTGCAGAGATTGTGGCTACCTTACGGATCTTCTCCATATCACCGTCAACTAAGATAGCATTCTCCTTGATATACTGCTCAACCTTTGCACGGGCCTTCAACATACCAAGCTTTACCTCATTGACATTTGCACCACTATTGATCGCTCTCTGTCCACGCTTACAGAACTCTTCAATTAAGATAGATGTAGTACTAGTGCTATCACCCGCTACCTCCTCAGTGGCAGATGCAGCTTTCTTTACTAGCTCTGCACCCATATTCATCTCCTGGTCCTTAAACTGAATATTCTTTGCGACAGTTGCACCATCACGAGTAATTTCAGTTGTAAAACCATTCATGTTAATAGCAACACACTTACCACTAGGGCCGAGAGTTGATTTAATTGCACTAACTGCCTTACTAACACCCTCAATAATCTTTGCCTGTGTGTCGTGTCCTGTCTTTACTACTTTGTCTTCCATTTCTATTTTCTTTTGTTAATTGATTAAAGAATTACTAATACATCAGAGTCAATAATAACCGTATACTCTGAATCACCAATTTTCACATTATGACCTGCATTTGGCCTGATCAGTAGCATATCACCCTCTGCAATACCAACTACCTTACCACCAACGCTGATGACTTCACATGTGTCATAATCGTCATCTTTTTCACTTGTAATTACGAAGTTGCCTATTTTCTGCTCAGCAACAACCTTCTTTACTTTCTCAACTAAGATGTTAAAATTGTAAGCTTTCATTCTTTTTGTTTGAAATTTATATTAAAAAATCTATATCATGAGTAAGAAACTTCCTACCCACATATAAAGGAATTAAGCGGACCTACTCACTTTTTTGTTCATTTTGGGCAGATATTTTCATAATTTCCTTCAGAATTCTCTTACTTCCGAGATGATTGTCCGTACTTCTTAAGAAATCATCTATTGTTATGTCCGGGTCGAATGTACTAACTTTGGCATGTTCATCACACCTAAGACCAACCAAGTAAAAAGGATCGATTATAGAATAATACTGTGTTGGGTTAGATATTGCTTCATCAGTAATTTCATTAAGTATTATACTACGAACCATCTTAGGTGTGAGTACTTTCTCTAACCCATTATACCTGTTATCATAAATCTCCAAGTAATGATCTATCTCTGTATCTAATGGCAACCCTCTACACCTATTAAAGAGTCCCTCTGGGTCTAGTATAAGCTTCATTACTTTAATTGGAAACTTGTCCTTACTGTAATTATTAAACAGGACATCCGCCATTTTCTCTGGTATAAAAAATCTTGGGAGCCTTATGTATACCTTTATTGTTCCTTCAAAATTCTCACTTTCACCTCTTACTATTACTACTACTTTCATAATTCTACCTTATTATATTATTACGAGTGACAGTCAATAATTGCCACAACATCATCACTACCTTTATTATCTAGTATCTTCTTATAGTAGAAGTCTAGGTCATCTTCACTCTTACCATCAAGATCTACCCAACCAGTACTAGGACTAAGTAGGTTAGAAATACCATTACTTAGTAGTTCCCTAATATTTACTACATCATCTAGTCTTGCAAAGTCAGCCCTATTTCTGCTATTCATTTCGTACATCTTTTCTACTACATTATAATTGGCTGGATAAGCGTAGCCTTTGATTGGTACAGCAAAGTCTGATAGTAATAAGCTACCAGTAAATCTTCCACCAAGCTGATACCAATCCCACTGACCCTCTGGATTATAACTACTGTAGACTCCATCTTCACGCACATCAGATCCCCAGTCCTTTGCAAATAGTTCATACAGCTTTTCTCTAACTTCTTCTTCAGGGGCTGTAAAATCTACCTTAAGGAAACGATCTAGATCTCCCTTCTTATATACAGGGGGAACATAGTTGGGGTCACTTTTTGTTTTTTCTATGAGGCCTTTGTACTCTGACTCATACCTATCTAGTACATCATCAACTACATCATCAAAAGGAACATTTAGATAGGACTCAACTTCTCGATCTTCACTATAATATTCGAGTTGCCCTATAACATCATCTTTGTCTTTTCCTACTACTAATACTGAAAAATGCATACTAATTTATTATTTTACTTCACTAATAAGGAAAAGAAAGCCTAGCAATACAAATTAATGTACTACTAGGCGGAGTGCGGGCTTTGATTAATTACCCTTATCGTGCACCCTGGGCTGATCCAAGAATGTTAATATCATAAATCATATATACAAGTCCAGACAATGTATCAAACTTGCCAAGATTATCCCATACCTCACCGAGTCTATCTATGAGTTCAGGGTAAATCTTACTTTTATCAAGGTAGGCGGAATTATAACCCCCTATGAAATCTGTAAGTACTCTCTTCGTAATTAGGTATCCGGTTACGTCACTTCCACCCAATTCATCGTTATAGTAAGAATTAAGCGCCCTAGCAATATTAGATTCTGTATAGTGTAGTGATGGGTAATGTTTCTTAAGCTCCCATACACACTCAATCAGCTTCAATACTTCATCTGGCTTAACTGTAATCGTATCAATCCCTGCTTCTTTTAAGATACAGTTAATAGATGACTTTACTAATTCCTTCTTACTACTGCGCTCACAATTACTACAAGGCTCTTTCATGACCTCTTCAAAGTCCCATGAAGTAATAGAATCTGACTTACTCAGAAACTCAAAATTCTCCTTAGTTTCTGGCATATCTACTACCACACTTACCTCGATACTACTACCTGATAACCTCTCAACTACTTCACCAACTTTATCTGAGGTAGTTGTTATCTTGATTCTTCTCTTAGGCATACTATTTTATTATTCTTCTTATGTTCACTCACGTAATAGTTAACCTTATTCTCATCTTCAGGGTCTAGGTTAACAACATTACTGTACTTAGTGGGATTAAAACCACTTGGATAATAGCAGTGTGCATGGATAGAATAAAACTTATCTCTTACATAATTCTTAGTAAAAGCCTCATCCACACGCTCAATGTTTTTATTAGAATTGATCAAGTTACCTACAAACTTTGGACTTAACTGCTCAATCCATCTAATACCACAGTGTGTACATATGTAGGTATTCTTTCCCCTCTTATAGATGACATACTCCTTAAGCTTTCTATTCATCTCATCAATCCAAGCCCAGGCCTCAACACTACTTAAGGTCTCAAATTCCTTAGCAGTTGTCTTTAAGAATTGATCAGGGATAGAATTATAAATACAAGAAGCTGCTATCTTACGGTCTGCTGCTTTTAGTACTTTCCAACCTAGGTATTTTCTGAGTCTCAATTCATGGTTACCTTCTAAGTATCTAACATTCTCTTTATCACATAGTAAGATACTTTCCATTACCTTCCTACTACCACCAACTACAGGACCATCAATGTAGTCCCCATGAAATACTGTTAGGCTATAATCTGATGTAGGTGGTATTCCCGAACTCATTGCATTATAGTGAGAATGTAGGTCAGATACATGTAGGACCTTATCAGTTACCTCTAGCTTTATTGTCTCATCACGCTTAGACCAATACTTCTCTAGGTTCTTATAGGTAGTAATTAAGTTCTTATTTTCTAGTGATTGTGACAAGAAATTACCTACTTCTTTCTTCAAGTCTACTCTACTATGGGGAATATACCTAAGATCACTATACTTCCTGTTCTTTGTTACATAGTCTTGAGGAATTGGAAATACTTTATAAAAAACAGTATAACCAAAAATCCTAGCTAGCTGTTCTAAGATAGCAGTAGATTCATTTTCCATGTCCACTACTATCAAAGTACCAGTGCTAGCTTTTGTACATACTACCTCAATAAACCTACTATAAACCAGCTCATCGAAAGAATTAACTAAGTAATCCCTGTCACCTTTATAGTCAGGCTTAAAATATAATGATCTTAAGTTATCTATATCTAAGAAAAAACTAGATAATCCCTCTTTCAATACCCAATTCCTTTTATCCTCCTTTACAAGTCCTTTCAATACTACAAAAGATCTCATTATTCTGGGAGTTTAAATTTTTGAATCTCTTGAAACTTAGGAATATAGGACCACATTGTTTGTAAGACGAGTAAGACACTAGTAGTCGCACCGGGTAAGAGAGGCGCCTTATATCTCTCGCATAATGTTCTGATAAGTCCATAATTCACATACTCATTACTACACCTCGTCACTACCTTACCTGATTGTGCAATGAGCGAGAATTCAACAGGCGCAATAATACCGGTGCTCTTCTTAAGGAAATTGAAGAAAATACCATCCGCTACACCTGAATAATCGAGGTCTGCACTAAGCTTATTAACGAACTCAGGATTATCAAAGGTCATCTGAGGGTTCTGTGGTTGGCTAGATTGACAGTTGAGAAGGAGAATCTTTGTACCCCTGAACTGAACAATACCTTTACCAGGCTCTGTACTAGTAATAGCCGCTACACCCTGGGCAAATTTACTCTGCCATGAATCATTAGCTGGGTTAAGATCAGTAGGACCCATGAGAGCAATCTTTACAAAATCCTCTGTACCCTCTGGAATAGGCTCTGACCCTGAAATCATCATTACTGTTGGACTAAGTTGTTCCATTTGTTATTTTGTCTATTAAAGGTTAAAAACAAAAAGAGAACCTAACTACTAAAGCACAACTAATATGTACTCTTTCATTTGTTCTCTTCTCTAGCTTAAATCCTAGAACCAATCAACTACCTTCGCATTATCTTTGAAGTACTTCTTGAGCGGCTCTAAGTTATTTTTCTCTATCCAAATTGAAATATCAGCATAGTCAGAAGTCCCATACTTAACTAGGACCTGCTTAAACTGATACCTACCTGCTTCTACTTCCTCTTTATACGTCTTATAGGAATCAAGCAGTAAGAAATCTCTCTTGTTCTTAATGGCAGTTACTACATCACTACGTCTCTCTTCCTCACTGTAACCACCACTTAAGTCATTGATTGGTAAGAACTCAACATGCTTTGACATATTCCTAACAGATAGGCTGGCAAAACGATTAAGCTCTTTCAGGAGTGGCTCTAAGAAACTAGCATCAATACCAACGACTGAATTTCCATCGGGCGTGTTCCTAATAGGTCCCATATTACTCTTTGGGATAGGAAACGTAATGATTGCTGTATCCTTGGCCGCTTTCTCAACCTGTATACCTCTTGGACAAGTCTTAGATACTTTCAACATTCCACACAAGTGAGGATAGTATCTATCAATCAGGTTCGTGTTCACTGTTACTACCATTCTCTGTCCACCTTGATCTACACTTGATGATATTTTAATCATAACTTTATATATAATTTATTTTTAATTTTCACTACATATATAAGATTTCTAAGCCAGCCTAATTACAGCTTTTACTATTTAAGTGCTGTAAGAGGTCAGTATTAAAAACAAGCGGTGCATAGTTCTTGACAGGCTCTATTCCACGTATCATCTTAGTCAGGTCATGAAACTTTGTCTTCTGTATCTGTGGTTTCTCAAAATTTCTCATCCTAAATACACTAATACCATGTGTCTTATAAAGGTATTCGTCTCTTATTGCATCAGTGTCATTCGTACCTTGCTCATCATGATACTCACTATCCAGCTCTACCGCAAGTCTAAGCTCTGGAAAATAATAGTCCATCAAGTAGTACATCCTCTTCTGATTTGGTAGGCGATGCGAATTCTGTATAACCACTGGAAACTCTCTAAACACAGTGAGAGGATCCCAATAACCAACATTAATAAGTGCATCAAATATCTTAGCCTGCATTGATCTCTTCCTAAGCTGCTTATTCCTAGTAAACCTCTTGCATGATGAAGGACTAGGGTACACAATATTCTTAAAATTACAAAGTCTACCACTCTCTGATAGACAGTAGACCGGAAATGATTGGCCTACTATATCTGGAAACATAAAAGTCTCACGATAATCTATTTCTTTCTTCTTTGCCATAAAAAATAAAAAAAGTCGGAGAGCCATTATAATCACTACAACGGACTCCCCTGGATATTAACAATTTAAATTTATAAAATTATGAAAAAAGTGAAAATCATTTCTTCCAATTATCTAAGTAATCAGGACCCTCTATTTCTTGTAGGAGGTCATGAAGCTTACCTAACTGTATAAGACAATCAAGGCAAACAACTATATCAGTACCATCACCACCAAGAGATAAATGTTCCTTCCTGACTACTTCATCCTTTCCTAGTTCACAGCATTTCTCTTGCCACTTACCATATTGATAAACAGGCTTCCCACAAATGCCGCAAGACTCTACCTCATTACCATCGATAGGGACAATACTATTATCCTTCTTGACAAAACTATGAAGTAGGTGACGAATATATTTATTATACTGTCTACATCTATAAGCGTTTAACAGCATAATAATCTCATTATCTACAGGTTCAAGCTTTCCTGTGATATTACCGTCCTTATTATTCCTATATGTCTGAAACTTACTAACTAACTCCATATCTCCTAGGTTAGTTGGGTGTAAGTAGACATAGATAATATTTTTCTGAGTAGGGGTTAGATCTGTTCTCTGCTTCAATACCTCTAACAGCTCACTACTACTTAACTTACTATACTCGTCTATTAATTTTTTGATCTCCATAATAATTAAATAATTTGTAAAACAAAGCTGGCTAAATAACATAACCAGCTAAGATTTAGTTTACTGATAATACAATTCTGGCAGTACATCATCATACTCTGCCTTGGCCTTTTCAGACCTCACTTCAATTACATGATCTGCTTTGAAAAATACAGTATCCTTCTCTTTGTTTACCATAATACTATTATTTAAAATTATTATTACACTTATAAGGAATCTACCTGCTTTCATGGGCGAAAAAATATTAGTTGGCTCAGATTTTACCTACCTAAACCAACTAATAATATTCTACTTAAACTTATCGGGGCTGAACTCTTCCATCAGCTTCTCCCAACTTTCAATATCATTCCTCTTACCACTATTGTCGTTGTGATGAATTTCTCTCACTTCCTTAATTTCTCTAAACATTCTCATAATCGTATAATTTTAATTGTTTAAAAATAAATTATCCCAAGAATTTGATTTTCTTGAGATAACTTTCATTACATATATAAGGATTCTAGGGCATCTTAATCGACTAAAATCATCTCCCAAGGGCTATCTCTAAATAATTTGACCTCTAAGACTGCAAAAAATCCGCTAGGTGGGTCTGGTAGGTGAGAACTAAGTACATCCCACCCTGCAAAACTCCTATAAAGATCTCTCCCTGACGGTTTTCCAGGCTTTACGTAACTACCTCTTGTGAAATAACCCCTATTTTTCTTAATTTCCTCTAAAATCGGATACATTACTTCCATATCCGCATCACTCACTTTTGATATTGATACACAATTTTCACCATCTTCTCCGGCTACTTGAATAATCATTGTATACTCATGATACGCCATAATTTTATAATATTTATTTGTTTATATCTTCTACTTATAAGGATTTTACTTGATTTTCTCTAACATCTCAGTTACTCTCTTGATAAGTTCACCCTCAGACATCCCCAAGAGTTCAGGGTGAGTGAATACAGTTGTCCTATCATCAAAATAATAACAGCCTAGTAGTTTTCCCGCATCCGTCTCCCCTTTCTTAATAGGAGTATAGTTGAGATTTACAGACTTTTTTACTTCAAACTCTAGGATACCCAAGAACTTATCAAGATTCCCCTTTTTTAGTAGGTCTGGATATAATGCCATAAATACATCAATCCCTGTCTTATTATATAAGTCGCTAGCAATTGACCCAAAGAAACCGGACGGGCTAAAATCACGAGGTAAGTCAATTACTGTATCTGTTTCAACAAGTCTAAGTTTTGTTTTCCTATCATTCCTACCACAAAAGAAACGATCACATGTCTGTCTCTTCTCCACCATGTCTGATATAAACTCAAGTAAGGTAGGTTTTGTGGGAGAATCTAAGAGAGGTACACAAGATTCATAATCAACATCAATGAACAGGTCTACATCATTCTCAAGTTTGATTCTGGGAAGTTTAGATAAGCTCTCCTCTACCTTATATAGACCAGCAACACTAGATAGGCAAGAATAACTATTACGCACAACCTTACTTATTTTTCCAAGATAAATAATTGCGTTTGTATTATTCTTGTACAGGTATAACTTGCCAGGTACTAGCTTAGATGTTGTACTGCCTTCTCTATATGCAGACAACCTAACACTATTCTCAATCTTATCTCTATTACTAAAACCAACCCTGTGAAATCCAGTAGTAGCAATAAAATAATTAGTAGAAAGGGGTCTAATATAAAACTCCCCTGGTATTGTTAGGCCTGTCATACCTCCACTAGCTACGATAATTCCCATTAATTCACTAGCAAACATAAACAAACAGACTGATCTACCTCCTGTTTTCTCTAATAATTCAGGACTTGATACACTAACTAACATCCTAGCTGAATTATAACCTCTTTCATCTGTTGGGTAGTAATTAGTAACCTCATCACAGTCTACTAAGGATACCGTAAAGTTACCATTCTTCACACGTACTACTCTATAGTTCGGGTCGTCTAGCTTAACGATGTGATCATACCTTAATCTAACTGTTCTACTAGCAAGACCCTTAATAGCAGCACCAAAACAATAACCCTTTCTAATTAATGCCCCTATCAGTTTCTCGTGATAGAGACCATAGTTAGGCTGAATTGGTTTCATAGTTAGGTAAAAGTCTAATAAATTCGGTAATTCCATCTTATTTCTATTTTATTATACATCACATATAAGGTTTCTGCGCCAGACTAACCTACACGCGAAAAACCATCCCTACATTCATTCTCTACAGGTTAATATTATCCTGCGTGTGAGTATAAGTGGCGCGGGGAGGAAAAAAATAAAGATAAGAACTAAGTCCCTATCTCTAACGCTGGCTCATGTTTCTCTCCAGCATCTCCTTAAATTTTATCTCTAGCCCATACTTCGACAAAAAACCATACATTTCTTTCTCATTCTTTGGCAAACGACTCATTGCTTGTATGTTTGTCATGTATACTGTAATAGCCTTCTTGTTGAATTCACTAAGAAAATCCCCAATACTGAGAATCTTCCTCGTCTTCTTACTATCACCTATGGAAACGCTCATCACACCACGCCTAATAATCCTTCTTGCAATTCCTACTAAGCCTGCCGTAATTGACCTACCTGAGATAACAAGATCCCCTAAGTAGTTGTCGGTATCGTCGTCCACTCTCCTTTCGTCTACTATATCAACTTTGGCCCTCTTTTTCCTTCTTTCATCAGGGACTAATACCCTCTTATTATTATCTTTCTCCTTAACAGACCTCCTGCCAATATAGATCCCTAACAGTAACAATCCCATTGATACTGATACGGACGTCAACATACCTCGCTTCTCCATAACCGGGCTCTACTAATATTCTGAACTATCATAACTAATAAATTCTCGTCATTATAATTCATCATGTAAATAAATTGTTAAATAATGTGTCTAAGGTTTTATGACATTCAATAATAAATCTCATGCCACCGTACTCCGCTAATAACCTATGAGATAAGTTAATAGCATCGCTCAATCATTAGTTTCACAACTTTAGTGCTAGTTATCCCTCATACCACGTAAAGGTTATTGAGATTTAATGAGGGTAAAACAAAAACCACATACTAAAATTGCCTAATCATTAGTTGACAGTATTGCTCACGTGAAATCTAATCACTAACACCCACTGCCAACTACTTAAGCGTTAGTATATGATTTTCTACACTAATAAGGGATTTAGGGCGTTCTAGAAGGGCAGGATAATACAGAGACCGCTTTTGTGACATTCTTGGGCAAGCTAGGCTCCGCACTCAATTCGTACTCTCCGTTACACTCGGATTACATCCTCCCTCCACTACGACTACTCCTTGCTTCCCCGCCTTCCCGTTGCCACAATATGAACCCTCCCTCATTACCATTCGGGAGATCATATTGAACCCGGGGAAGATATTTACTCATTCGTAGCCTCGCCGGCAGAGCACGGCTCAGGACTCATATGAGGGTAAACTTGAAAATACCCCGATAAAGGGCGCATCGCAATTTGGAGATTTAGGGTCGGAGCGATAGCGGAGGCCATAAATCGATGTCGATGGAGATATTATCGGGAATACTTCAAGTGTGGTATTTTTACCGAATATATATTATATATGGTAATTGATAGGAAAGTAATAAACAAAATGACATTTTTACAATGTATAACAGCTAGAAGACTTACTATTGAGATATAGACCCGATGCAAGAGTGACCGAAGGGAGTCTCTTGTGTGCGGGGCTTAGCTTGGGGTGAATAGCCCAAGTTAGAAGAGAATATTAATTAAAAAATAGAAAACTATGAAGAGAGATGTTATTGTAGTACCTGCAGGATATAGGTACATTAGTGAAATTCCAGACTTTAAGCTCAACGACTTTCCTCACATCCTGAACAAACAGATACCAGGATGTGGGTTTACGGAGTATTGTATTACTAACAATGAGAATGTAATACTCTGTAGTCCAAGAAAGATTCTCTTACAGAATAAGTATGAGCAACATAAGGATGATGTTTTTCTGGTAGTAAATGAATATGACAGTGATCCAGGTACTGATAAAGATCTAGTGAAGTCAGAAAAATCAAAGATTATTTCTTGTAAAGATAAGGTCGAAATAGAGAAAGAAAAGCGAAAGTTAGAGACTGCAAAGGGCAGGTTTTTCTTTGACCTTACCAGAAAATTGACAGGTTATATAAACGGTTGCTTGTTTAGTAATAAACCAATTAAGATACTTGTTACTTACGATTCTTATAGGTTGGTGAAGGATATAATAAACCATAACTACAGTGAGGTTGACTTTAGGGTAATAATCGATGAGTTCCAAAGTATATTCACAGATAGTAAGTTTAAATCTGATACAGAACTGCAATTTGTTAGTAACCTACAGGATGTTCAGAGGGTATGTTATGTCAGTGCTACTCCTATGATCGATAAGTACTTAGATATGCTAGATGACTTTAAAGACCTACCATACTATGACTTAGATTGGAGTTCACTTGATAATAGTAGAGTAAAACGACCAATCTTGCACGTTAAGACTCTGAAAGCGGTTTTTACAGAGGTTAAGCCGATCATTGAAAAGTATGTCAATGGTAACTTTGATCATAGGTTTGTAAAGGATCAGAACGGTAAAGTTAAGAGGGTTGAGTCAAAAGAGGCAGTTTTTTATGTTAACTCTGTAAATAACATCACTAGTATTATCAAGCGCGCAAAGTTAACACCAGATCAAGTCAATATACTTGTCGCTAATACTAAGGATAATATCAAAAAGATACAGAAGAGATTAGGCAAGGGGTTTGATACTGGTAGAGTACCGCTCAGGGATGAACCAAGGAAAATGTTTACCTTTTGTACTAGAACTGTTTACTTAGGAGCTGATTTCTATAGTGATAATGCACAGTCTTATATAGTGAGTGATGCTAATATTGACACACTAGCGGTTGACATTTCGCTTGATCTCCCACAAATCTTAGGTAGGCAGAGACTAAAAGAGAACCCTTGGAAAGATGAGGCAACACTATTCTTTAGGACGGTGACTAGTGGTAATAAGAAGCCTGAGGACGAGTTCAATGAAAAAATGGACAATAAGATGAAATACTCAGAGGGTTTATTGTCAGCATTTGATGAAGTAAGTGCAAAAAATCAAACTTACCTGGCAGATAAATACCAAGATATGGCAAAACTTATGAACTATAAGAAGGACTATGTAGCTGTTAACCAGGTAAAGAATCCTGATGGTAGTATTAAGCTTGTACCAATAATTAATAACTTAGTTAGAGTAGCGGAGATGAGGGCTTATGAGATGCAACAGGTAGATTATGCTGATCGTTTTGCAGTCTTTAATGAACTAGATAAGTTAAATAATACTGATGTTAATGATGAGGTATTTAACAAGTTCTTTGAGGAGTTCGATAAGCAGAAGAATAGGAGGGATAAGTTAAAATTATTGTGTGAATCATCTGGGTTACCTGGATTTTGGACAATTGTAGATAACGTACCTAATAAGAGATTCAAGGAATATATCAATACTTTAGGCGTAGATGGATGTAAGGCACTAGGTTACAGAATAGAACTTATCGATAAAAAGCTTAGTGTGTTATCTTTTAGTGAAGACAAGCTAAGAAATACAGTCTACGACACCTTTGAAGTAGGTAAAGCTTATAGTAAGGCAAGTATAAAATCAACACTTGCTAAACTTTATAAGAGCATTGGCTATAAGGCTACTGCAAAAGCTAGTGATTTAAGCGTCTATTTTGAACTTAAAAGAACTTCTGTATCAGAGGGTGGTAAAAGAGTAGAGGGTTTTAAGTTGTTGGAAAAGCTGGATAAACCTTTAGAATCTTAGCATCATTCTGTAGTCCTCTAAAAACCTTACTTGTGTAATAATAATATAAGAAAATTAATAGTAAAATTTATGAGCGAAGAAAAAAGTATTGCAGGTCTTAAGGTAGTTAACGTTAAGTTTGAGACAGCGGAGAATGGAACAATCAAGTTACAGTTCAAGAAGGCTGTTGACACTGAGAATACGAATCAGCTTATATGTGAGTATGCTTGTCCTTATGGTAAGTTAGTTGCATCTACCTTAGCTGATCCAACCGAGCCTAATGATCCAGAGTCTTGTTTTTGTGATTTTTGTAATTCACTTGGCGAGCAGAGGAATAAGACAGGCCAATCAGATCCAGAGATTTATAGTGGTCTTGTACCAGTTGAGGGAACACTTGAGGAGAACTTGCCAGACTTTAAGGATTATTACTTGAAGTTGAACAGAAGAAATCCACTTGTTCGTCTTGATGCGGTTATTGATACTGTTTGTGATGGTATCTGTGAGTTCTACTGTAAGGACCATTCACAGTGTACAGTTGCTAATGGTGACTGTTTCTTGATGGATCTTATGAAGGAGCAGAAGAGGGTTGAACAGGAGAACAAGAGAATAGAAGAGGAAGCTAGAAAGAAAGCTGAGGAGGAGGCTGAATCTGAAAGTGATGAGTAATGCTTATGGAAGAGGAGAATCTTGGATATCTACCTCCCGACTATTCAGAGTATCCGAGGGAGGACGATGAAGACTTAGACGACGATGACATTGAGGATTATGATGATGAAGAGGAATATGAAAATGAAGACCTCAGAATCGAAAAATTACTTGATGAACAGTCTAAGTATAATGAGGACTTAGCAAGGGTTGAAAGTATTGAATTAAAACGAGCAGAAGAAAAAGAAATGGCAGATACACCTTTTGGAAGTAGTCAGCCTTGGAAAACGGGCAGTAGTAATAACAATAATAATGCTGGAGAGACTGCACCATGGGAAAAGCAGACCCAACAGAGTACAGGATTTGGAAGTTGGGGCAGTGGTGGTAGCAGTTGGAATAATGTTGGTACTAGTTGGGGTAATAACAGTACAACACAGAAGCCAACAGTTGATTATACCAGAAATGAGAAGGTTAAGAGTGTCCTGATAGTAGATGCACTTGATTGTCTGGTAGAGTCTTATGATAGTAATGGAAAACCGGGCATCTTACCTAGGTCTATATTTGATTTAAAGCCTAAGTTTGATGTTTGGGAGAGGTTAGCAAGTTTTAATCCTCGTCGAATCTATGTATTATTTCCTGCTATTGGTCTTGTACCTAGCATTGGAAACACAGAATCGGCTAAGGTTGCATCAGAGTATATTGCTCAGTGTATTGCAGCCTACTTAAGAATACCTCGTAATCTTTGCAGTATTATCCATGTAGTTGATAATGCCGTAAAAGAGCAGAACATATCAGGCATCCTGAGCATGACTAGTTTCGATCATGATAGTGTCTTATATGTTGGTGTTAGATCTGGTAGGTACGGTTTAAGTTCAGAGGATATAATCGCTGCTAAGAAAAACGGCATAGATTACATGGACTTATACAACCTGCTAAAAGGTCGGTATGAGTATGAATAATGCAGAGGGGTGGTTAGTTAAGGAGAAATCTTTAATTAACCATCTTTTTTCTTCCTCGAAACTTACAGAGATGTTCCTAAGAAGACCTAGAATACTTATAATTGTAGATAAATTATTATAATTTTAATAGTAAAAATGGCAAACAGTAAAATTAATGATTCAATTAACATGCGAATTTTCGCTGCGTTGAAAGTGAGTGAACTTAGTGGTGTACCTTTGTTTCTGTTGAGTAATCCAGGAATCGGTAAGACCACAACAGTTAAGCTTTTTGCAAAAGTTCGCGGGTATGAGGTAGTTGCATTGCATGGTAACAGAATGAGCTCTGAGGCTATTCTTGGTTATGATTGTGCTCCATCAGACTTAGAGAAGTTTGATTCAGCTAGACACCTCAAGCCTGCATGGTTTAAGAGAATCTTAGAAAATGGAAGAAATGGAAAGAAGAGTCTACTTTTCTTGGATGAGTTAACAACATGTCATGAGTACGTACAGTCTGCTTTGTTGAGTCTTGTATTCGACAGGGAGATTGATTCAGAGAGATTACCAGAGGATACTTTGGTAGTAGCGGCAGGTAATTATGCAAATAACTTGAGTAATACTGCTACAATTCTTCCACCTATGTTGAACAGATTTATGCTATATAATCTCAAGGTGGGTGTTAATGATCTCGACGTATTCTTCAACAAGTTCGAGGGTTCTGCATCAGGTCAGAGGGTTGATTATTTTGATGTTCTCTATAAGCAGATGCAGGAGATTGATTCACAGGAGAAGAAGTTCAGTCCAGAGAAGCTTGCTATGATTGGTGAGCATTTCGAGAAGAGTATCAAGTTCGTTACTAAGTCATTGATGTCAGGTGGTGAAAGGCCTGTTGATCTTGGTGTGACGGAGCTGCAGACAATCTACTCTGATATTGATGGTGATAATGACCTTCCTAACTTCATATCACCTAGATCTGCTTGTTACGCTAGAGATATTACCATTGCTACTTACATTGCGTTTGGTAGTGCTGGTATTAATTCAGACAACTATAAGAGCATGATGTATGGTCTTATTGGTATGGGTCTCAAGCGTAGTGGTAATGGTGAGGTAATCAAGACAAATATTGTTGATGATTACGTTAGGGCCATGATCGATGTTGTGAATGATGTCGAGAAGATGAACAATGATAAGATCCCTGAGTATGAGAAATTCTACAGAGATATTATCAATAGTGCAGTCGATGGAAAATTGGATATCGCTGCTATGAATGCAAGTTCAAACAAGATCAGGGAGATGATTGATGATCCAGATGTTAAGGGTATTGATCGTCCTATGGATCCAGGTATTGTTCAGCAGTTCTGTGAAATCTTCAGAACATCAGGTAAGAAGCTTGTTAGTGGTTATAAGATTGACCCTAGTGGTGAAAATGTAGCTAATGTAGTTGTGGAGAAATTCGCAGGTGATATTAACTACTGGAACAATCTTGCAACTCTTATGGTGTCATTGAAGGCGCTTGTAAGTAATACCAAGTTCTCATACGATTCTAGTATTAAGACTGATATTAAGAATACACAGTCTGAGTTGAGGAAGATCAGTTTCAAGCTTAAGACAGTTAGAAAGTCTTACCTGAACAATGATGATAAGGCACTAGCTGAAATTGTCCCAGAGGTTAAGAGCTGTGTTGATGAGTAGTTAAGTTAAGATAGGACTTTGGGTTGGTACTATGATTATCACTCAAAGTCTTATTAGTTCCAAATTATAACTAACAAGAAATCAGCAATGAAAACAAGACAAGAACTCGAATTTATAGAGAACCTTGTAAAGAGGGCCTATAATAATCGGAACTGGGGAAACATACTTAAGGAGAAACTTGATAAGCCTTATAATCCTCAGAATCCAGAACTAGGTTATTCATACAGGCATCAGTCATTTGATGGTGAAGGTAAAAAAGAGTTCACTACCTATAATGTTGTTTGTGCACGTACTGGAGTTAATGATATTGACTATCGTGTAAAGCTTCATGAATACGGACACATCTATCTAGCACATCTTGACGGTATCTATGAAGAAATGGATACTAGAATTTGTAATGTGCTTAGAGATTACAGGGGTGAATTGATTGAAACAGTTAATAAAGGCTGTGGTATCAATTTTGGTGATAAACTGATTGAGAGAGTTATTGATGATCCAGTACTTAATCATAGTCTTCACAATATTGCAATGGACATGGAGGTAAATACTAAGGTCCTAAGCAAAGATGATGTGGAGGTTATGGAGAGTGAGTTATCAAAAATTCTTCCCGATACACTTAGCGATAAACTTAAGGAACTTCTCAAGACAACTACAGATGAGGAAGTCAAGAAGAAGATAGAAGATCGTCTCAAGAAAATGGGAAATGAGGCTAAGATTAAGTTTATCCTGCCAGAGAGATATCACATGGCAGACGGTACACCTTTCCCAGATAATGCCGACTATCTTGAGTATCTTATTCTGATCGTTAAGAATCTTGATCAGTTTATTAAGATGATGATCAGTATTAGTAGAGGTGGTAACGGCGATACTAGTGATGTTACTTCTGATGATGTCCAGAATGCGCTTGGTGATGAAAACAGTGCAATGAATAACTTGGATGACCTTATGGAGCAGATGGGTATGTCTGACGGTAAAGGTAAGAAGCAAGATCAAGGTAAGGACGGCCAAGGTTCAAGTAATGGTCAAGAAGGCGGTGAAGGAAATGATGCTAGTAATTCTGGTGGTTTCAAGGGTGACTCTGAGAAAACCGAAAGTGGCAATCAGGGAACTAGAGATACTGACTTCTCTGAACTAGAAGGTGGTACTCATCATGATCACTGTACAGATTCTAGAGATGACGCTGACAGAAAAAGAGAGGTTGGCGAAATTAAGGCTGGTGGTGGAACTGGCTGTAGTGGTAGTGGAACATCTAGTGCAAAGCGAAAGGTAAGCAATGCAGATCCAGTCGACGAAGCAATAGATCAAGTACTCAGGAACTATAAGAATAAGGTAGTTAAGAAGGAGATTAAGAAAGATATGATGTGGAACTATAACAAAGGCATCAATCGAACTGTTATCGCCCCAGCTATCTTACCTAGAGTTACAATTAAGGATGAACCGAAGATTGTATACTTGATCGATGTCAGTGGTTCTATGGATACTGAACTTGTTGATAGAGTCTTGAATACTATTGCAAGAAAGATGAAGTCAATTGGTAGAGGTCTTCACTATGACATTATCAGTTGGAGTACAGAGCTAGAGGATCATTTTAGAGACATTGACCCAAGAAAAGGTATTCCACATATCTCAATGGGTGGTGGTACTAGAATGGCAAAAGGTATCAAGTACTTCAGAGATCACTACAAGGACGATTCTATCTTAGTTGTTATATCAGACTTTGAGGATTACTTAGAGGAATGGCAACAAGTAGAGAGGACAATGAATAAGTATGCACTCTATGGTTTCAATTATGGCCGTAGTAATTATAATGTAGATTTTAAGAACCTGATCGTTAAAAACTTCAATGTGAGTTATAAGGGTCCAAGGTATTAAAGTATGATAAGTAGACAAAAGATTCATAGATTAGTTGAGTCAGTATATAATTACATATTCAAAGTATTTAATGTAGTTGAAAGTACTGACAAGCCTAATAATTCGGTAGGTGTATTTGTTAGCTTAGGTATTACAACACAACTAGAGACTATCAGAAGCATTAAGGATATTTTTGATAACATGAAAGAATATAGTGCTAAGGTAGTTGAGATAGTTAGTGAGAAAGTTGGAAATACCTATGTTAACACTGTGCACGAAGATGTTAATCCAGGGCAGTATAGATTGAAAGAGCTGCCTGAGGATTTAATGAATAGAGAAGAAGCAGTAAGTGAATTAGAGAGGATGCAAGAAAAAATAAATCCTCAAAATGACTTAGATTCATTAGTTAAGTGTGGAGTCAAGGTACAGAAATTGAAAGACTTGATAGGAAAGCTTGATGAATCTAGTAAATGGGATTCTCACTTGATTCAGAGACTAGGTGATTGTGACTATAGAATTTTTCACCTAGACCTCAATTATGAAAGACGTGGGGACCTTGAATATAGAGTAGGAATATTGATAAGTGAAAAAGAAAAGCGAGAGGATTAGTCTTCTCGTGGTACTAGTATTGATTGGATTTGGTATTGGTATGTATGTTGGAAAATGTATATATCAGCCAGGTCCAATTAATCTTGCTCCCCAGAAAGTACCCGAGAAACTAGTAAGACAGGAAAATAAGAGAATAGGGGAACTTAAGACACAGGAAAAACAGGTAGGAGACACAGTAACAGTAATAAAAGAGAGAATTAGTACTGTCTGGAGAGAAAGGGTAGAGGAGTTAAATAAGATTGACAGCCTCCCACTCGACAGCAATATTAACTACCTCAGGAAAAAAATAAAAGAATATGAAGAGTAAGGTAATCATGCTTTTCTTTCTACTACTACCTATTATTGGACATGCACAAGAGAAAGTAGTAATTAATAACGACACACTGATCACAATAACACCTGGAAATCTGAGGACCATAAATAAGATGATAATGGACTTAGATTATCATAAGCAGGCAGTAAAGGACTATAAGGAATTAGTTAAGAGAGATAGTGTGTTATTGGGGATTAAAGACTCACTAATTGTCCAGTATAACCTAAGAGAAGCAAAGAAAGAGAAATACTACATAGACCAAACCACTAAACTAACCGCTGATAATAAGAGGCTGAAGAAAGAGGGTAGGAGAAGAACTACTTGGATGTCAGCAGTATGTTTATTAGTAGGTGCAGTGCTAGGCCTATTAGTTAAGTAAGAAATATTGATAAGATAGTCAGTATTTCTTTTTATTTTTGAAGTTATGATAGAAATAGTAATAAAGCATGATCCAACCAGGCATGAGTATAAAATCTATGAGCCAACTACTGATACATTGATGGCGTCGAGTAATCTAACTGAGGCCTTGTGTATGTTAAATAAATTCATTGAGAGTAGTGGCCTGTCTAATGTTGGTAATATCTTAGATTGTCCTGATATATCTTACCATATAGATTCAGCAACAATGAAGGCTATGATAGAGAGTAATATATCGCTCCTTAACAGACTTCGTACTGCACCTAGTGGATTTGCGGCGTCTAGTCAAAAATTCGGAGGCACAACACAATTCCAACAGAAGATGACACAACAGAAAGCAATGCAGGGCGGAAGTAGTCAGAGGAAAAAGAATACAATGTCCTCTGGTTTTTCTAGTGCGGATGGATTTAGGAAAAGTTATAAAAAATTTAAAAACAATTAGAGATATATGAAATCGGAACTAAAAATAAACACCTCCTTTGTTTCTCCTGCGACACTTGAGAGATTTAGGAGTAATAATATCTTGCCAATCTTTATAGTAAGAAATATCGAAAATTCAGAATTAATTGGACAGTATAGTGGTTCACCTGTACACTTGAAGGAATTATCTCCAAGTAATGAACTATTTAGGAAGAAAAGAGATAAGGCATTAAGTATTGATGAGTTTAAGAAGTTATACGCGATTGAAATAACAGAGAGGGTTGATCTTAAGAGGATAATTGATAAGCTTGAGTCACTAGTTGAATTATCAGGTGCTAGGTCTGTTGTATTACTCGGCTATGGAAGTGATTATGATAGTTGCCATAGGTCAGTCCTCACTAAGATTTTAAATGGGAGCGGCTTACTTGAAAAACCGGTTAAAGAGCTAGTAGTATGATAAGTAGTACAGATTTTCAGGAGGCGGTTATTAAGTACCTGGAAAAATACGACATCTACCCATTTTCTGTTACCTATACAAGCGATTATAATAGGTCTAGCGATGGATGTATACTTGGCATTACTACTTTTATTGTGGATGACATTGATACAATCTTAGAACTCCTGGACTATAAGAGCTTGTGTGATAAGAGCGGGTTTACGGTATTCAGAGATAATTGTACAGTTATCTTACAAGGAATGCCACTTGTTCACCTATATAGCATGCTGTAAATCTTATAGATCTTTAGCCTGTAGTATGCAAGGTACATTTAATAACTATATATGGTTTGCTATGGGTGTTATATTAATAAGCAATAGTACACGAATTTTTAAAGTGAAAAATAATATATATATATTTGTAAGATATGAGTAAAATATATAGAACATACAGATTTAGATTGTACCCGAACAAGGTACAAACCGATCTGCTGTCAAAGCATTTTGGCTGTGTTCGATTTGTGTATAATTACTTTCTCAATCAACGTATAGAACAGTATAAGCTTACAGGTAAAAGTGATAAATATTATGCACAGTCTAAGTGCCTTACTGAATTAAAGAAGCAGGAGACAACCACATGGCTTAAAGAAGTAAGTGCTCAAACTTTGCAGTCTGCTATCCGATGCCTCGAGGCAGCCTACACCAATTTCTATCAAAAGCGTGCAAAATTTCCTAAGTTTAAATCCAAACGTTCTAAGAACAGTTTTACAGTTCCACAATTTGCTTCTATTGCTAATAACAGACTCTTTATATGTAAATTTAAAGAAGGTATCAAGTGTCGTGTGCATAGGGAGATAAAAGGAAAAATTGGAAAGGTCACTGTCAGTAAGACTCCGAGTGGGAAGTATTTTGTTTCTGTATTTACAGAAGAGGAATATACAACACCGCTTAAAAAGACCAATAAGTCGGTTGGTTTGGATTTAGGGTTGAAGGACTTAGTTGTTACTTCTGATGGAGAAACTTTTAATAATAATAGATATACAAGAAAATACGAACACAAACTTGCAATAGCACAACGTCATCTTTCACGTAAGAAGAAAGGTAGCAAAGGGTTTGAAAACCAAAGACTCAAAGTTGCCAGACTCTACGAAAAGATTTCCAATAGCCGTGCTGATTATCTGCATAAGTGCTCTATTTCTCTTGTACGTAGATATGATACAATTTGTATAGAAGACCTAAATATTAAGGGTATGGTCAAAAATCATCGTCTTGCTAAATCCATCTCTGATGCAAGTTGGGGTAGTTTTGTTGCTATGTTAACATACAAAGCTGAATGGAATGGCAAGAAGGTTGTGAAGGTAGACAGATACTTCCCATCCTCACAGACTTGTAGTGCCTGTGGATATATCAATAAACAGATAAAAGACTTGTCTATTCGTGACTGGGAATGTCCTGTGTGTCATACTCATCATAATCGTGATGTTAATGCAGCAATAAATATCCTTAATTTTGGTTTTAACAATATATCGGCAGGAACTGTCGATTACACGGATGGAGAGGAAGTAAGAACCAATCTTTCGAAAGGTCATTCCTCTATGAAGTCCGAAATCCATGAGTCTTCGGCTTGTGGGTAGTTCATAGCATGATATGAGAAATTTAGAAATATTTAGAGGATACATGGAGCTAATGTATTCTGATAAGTGTCCACCTATTAGAGAGAAAGATATAACTATTGATAATTTTATAATAGGTAGGTTTAATAGTTCAGGTTTTACAGTGCACTACTTATATAATGGTTCAAGTCTCTCTATTTCATCAGGGTGGTTAGGAATGTTTAAGCAGCTCTATTTTTCAAACCACGCTGAAATCTTCTATAATGCTAGTAATGACACAACTACTAAGGACTTGGATAAATACTTAGATACTTTTATTTATCTCAATACAAACTTACAGACTTGGTTGGGACAATCAATAAGTAAAGTAAGTGGTCCTGAATTTCTCGACTGCTTATCTAGTATTTGTGAGATGAAGACAGGAAGATTTAGAAAGTTTATGAGAGAGGAGTATGAGATTAACTTAGAACCTTTCAAGTATTGTTCACTAAGTAAAAATTTTGATATATGATAATTAATATTTACACCGATGGATCACACCTAGACAAGCAGAGTAATGGTAGACTTGGATGTGGTGGTGTTATGGTGCAAGATGATAGTGCAGGTAAGTATGGGACAATCCTAGATAAGTATAGTCAAGAATTAACCCCAGACTACATGCAGGCTGAGTATGGCAGTAAAAATTGTAGTAATCCAACAGCCGAAATGATTGGAGTACTTATGGCCCTCTCTAATTTTAATATCCCAAGTAATGCAAGTAAGGTAGTAGTATTTGCAGATTATATTGGTGTTAGAGAGTGGTGTACAGGCAAGTGGAGAATCAAGGAGCCATACATCAAAAAAGTAAAAGGACAGATAGACGACGTAATAAAAAGAAAAGGTCTCACAGGGAAGATTAGTTTTGAATGGGTAAAAGCACACCAAAGAACTATTAACCGAGACTCATACTGGAATAATTACGTCGACTTACTTGCAAAAGGACAAACTAATTAGAAGAAATGATTGTATTAAGAACAAAGCAGTATTCATCATTCTGGCAGAAACTTAAGGGTAATCCAGACTTGAAAAATACATTAAGGACCTGGGACCCAAACTATGTTAATCCTGAGGTAAAGAAAGAGCCATTATTCAAGCATTTCCCAAAACAGGTACTATCATGGCTGTCTTTCCTCTATGAGAATGTGAGAGATGAGAACGATAGCTATATGTATGGATTCTTAAATAGTGTTACTGTATTTTCTTATGAGAGTGTCTTAGATCAGCTCAGTGGTGGTCGTGCAGAGTATACATCAAAGAGGAATGATGGAGTTATTAAGCTGCTTAGGATTCCTTTCTCAGAGAATGCAGACTCTTTCTTAAACTACCACGTTGATGAGAATAGAGTAACATTGATTCCAGAGTCTAGTAGATTTGACCTATCTGGTATGCTTGCTGATAAGATTTCAAAGGGACTATTTGGTGAACTTGATCAACTTCCATCTAGACGTGAAAGAGACCCTGAGAGATTAGTAGATACAATTAAAAAGATGTTTATTAATAAAGTACCAAAGAAGTAATAGATAATGTTAGTATTAAGAACAAAACAATTTTCATCATTTTGGCAGAGACTTAGAGGAAATTCTGGGTTAAAAGAGAAGGTTGGGGATTGGGACCCAACATATATCAATCAACATGTTAAGATGGAGCCTAAGTTTAAAGGTTTTCCAAAACAGTTACTATCTTGGTTATCATTCCTATATGAGAATGTAAGGGAGGATAATGACGGCTATAGCATTAAAGGTTTTTTAGGTAAGACACCAGTATGGGTATTTTCTTATGACAGTGTACTAAATCAACTTTCTGGTAAGAGGGCTGGTTTTGGTATTCCTAAACAAGACGGCGCTATTAAACTTCTATGTCTAGGGAGTTATGAATACCTAAGTTACCACGTGGCAGAAAATATAATGTCTCTTGGGCTAGAAAGTCTTGACCCACTAAGTAATGCTGCCAATAAACTTGCTACTAGAAATAACTTGTTATCAGATGAGGAAAGGGATCCAAATAATCTAGGTAAGTTAATAAAGAATAGATTTTATAAATAAGTAGGAAATATGAGAGGTTTTTGCAAAGATGATGAGAAGAGAATTCCTAAGTCTGGCAGGTCTGGATTAATTGAGTATAAAGATCTTCTCGGCGCTAGTGTTTATATTAAGACGCTAACAATGGGAAATGGCTGGATGTGGAATAAGGACGGAAGAAAAGAATATAAGGTAGAGGATATTTATTTCAGGATTAGTACGGATGGTAAGTGCATTACTGTATTGAAGCTTTCTGATTGTCCTGGAAAAACCTTCACCTTGAAAGATATTGAGTTTAAATTAGACTAAGATGGATGAATTAATATTAGGCAGTAGTACAGATAGGACAGTGAGGATAAACTATAGAAGTGATTTCCCACTAGCTGTCAGGTTAAATAATTTCACTAATTTTCCTGATTGTGATTTTGAACTTCGTGCTACTGTTGATAATGAAGTTAAGTCATACTGTGTTGAGAAGAAGGATGGTGTCTGTAAGAATTGTAAGGTACAGGGTGATCAGTTAGTAATATTCTTCAACAATCACGGTCTCAGTACTGGTAGACTTAAGATTGAGATGATTCTTTATGTACCTGACCCTAACTATGCAGATGGGTTTAGACAGGAATACTACTCAACAATTACAAATATATTACTGGTTGAGGGAAATAGTGATGTAATTGATAATACTGTCCCATCAACTCCAAATTCACCTGTTGCATCTGTTCAGCTTACAAACTTAGGTAATGCAGTGAGAGATGTACAGGCTAAACTAAAAGAACTACAGGCCGCTACAAGTAATGGTGGTCTTAGTAGTGATAGTCTGGCTGGGAAACAAGATCGAATAGATGACCTTGATACAATCCGCAGTAATTCTAATCAGGTTGCGGGAAAATTAAGCAAGGAAGAAGCCGATCAATACTATCAGCCAAAGGGACACTACTTAACAGAACACCAAGATATCAGCGGCTTAGTAAGTAAGGAAGATGCTGATAGATTATATAAGAAAGTTGGTGATGCTGAAGGAAGTGTAGGTACTAGTGTGGATCTTAGTAGTGTTAATGAAGAGTTAGGAAAGAAGCTGAGTAAGACAGAGGCAGCAGAATTATACCAACCAAAGGGAACATACCTGACAGAACATCAAGATATCAGTGGTCTCCTTAGTAAGTCAGTGGCAGAGGAAACGTATCAGACAAAAATCACTGACCTAGATAATATCAGAGAAAAGGCTGGACAGGTTGATGGAAAGCTTGGTAAGGAAGAAGCAAAGGAACTCTATCAACCGAAGGGAGAGTACCTAACAAGCCATCAAGATATTAGTGGACTTCTAGAAAAAACTAAGGCAGAAGAACTATATCAGCCAAAGATTAATGACCTTGATAGTATTCGTGAGAAAGCTGGGCAGGTTGAGAGTAAACTAAGTAAGTCTGATGCTGAAGAAAAGTATCAACCAAAGGGAACCTACTTAACAAGTCATCAGGATATCAGTGGTCTTCTTAGTAGGTCAGATGCGGGAGGTCTATATCAGCCAAAGGGAGAGTATTACACTAAATCAGAGGTTGATGTAAAGATAGGTAATATCCCAACATCATCTTCTTCTCCAAGTGGCCAAGCTAGCGGTGAGTTTAATCCTAGGGGTGTTTGGAATAAGAGTAATACTACTAAGATTGAGGCGTATGTAGATAATAAGGGAAAGTTTACTAGGTCTTCAAACTTTAATTCTTACTTAATACCAGCTGAGGGAATTGATAAGATCACTATTACAGGGGCAGGCGCAACAGATACAGTCCCTTGTGTGTTCTCTTGTTTCAATAAATTCTTAGATCCTCTTACCAGTACTGATCCAATTTCAATATCTAGAGCGGAGACGGCTAAGACAGTACCTACTAATTATACTCTCACCAGCTCTGATATTCCGGCAGGTACAAAGATGGTAGTAGTAAGTTCTAGAATTGTTGATGGCTTTACTGGATTCGATTTTAGTATTGAGTATGATAAGCTAAATACAACTTCTAGATATGCACAGAGCTTGTCAGATTGTGATTATATGGCGCCTTCTTCTTCAGTACTAGCAAAGGATCTATTATTCATCAACATAACAGACCGCTTAGTACAGGGAAATGTAACAATCACTGCAGCAGGTTGGAGTGTAAACCAAGCTAACACTAAGAGATGTTACTGTATGATTGAACTGAACAGTGGTGTTACAGTTCATATACCATCAGGACTTAGATCATATATTGGCATACAAGATAAGAGTGGTGTTTATAGCTTCGTACCTTGGATGACTGGTAAGTATACAACTACTAAGGATGGTAAGTACTGTTTCTTGCTTAGTAAGATTGATAATACAGACCTATGGATAACTGACTTAGGTAATTATCCACCATTTAAGTTAGAGGTTGTTGGCAAATCTACACTAGAGGTCATTATGAATTCACTCAAGCTCCATGGTATTGATGTCTTGAGTAATAAAGTTAACACTGAAAGTACCGGAAAGGATTATTCTAAGTACGATAAGATAATTAAGGGCGTTAATCATAGAGGTTGGACAGGCTTAGGTGCAGCACAAGATACACTAGACGCATATAAGGATTCATTTACGATGGGTTTCAGATATGTTGAGGTAGATGTGCATAAGACCAGTGATGATAAGTTTATAATTGGACATAATGACGAACTTCCAGATAGACTAGTTAATCCTGCAACTGGCGCTAAGGGTAGTACAGTTAAGATAGCAGAGCATACACTAGAGGAACTCAAAGCATTTAAAGATTCTAAGGGTGGTACTGTGACTGAGTTGTCTGAATTCTGTAAGCTGTGTAAAACTTATGGACTTCACCCTTATATTGAAACAAAGAAGGCGTTTGATGAGCAGACTATGTATAAGATCTTGGATATCATTACTAGGAGTGGCCTTAATTATAACTTCACTATTATATCTTTTATTGAATGGACACTGGAATCATCTATTAAATATGATGATAAGATTAGAGTAGGACTAATCTATGATAAGGTTCAGGATAATACAATAGATGATGTAGTGATGAGAATTAATAAGATAAAGTCTAAGAGTACAAATAGAATCAATGTTTTCCTGGATGCAAATGGTCAATATTTCAAAACACCTAGTGAAGCAGTTATGACAAAACTACTTGCTAATAAACTACCACTAGAGGTTTGGACTATGGATACTGAGGCTGATGTACTTGCACTAGATCCTTATGTATCTGGTGTGACCTCTAATACGGTACATGCAGGAAAAGTACTACATGATAAACGATAATAAACAACAATGTCATATTTTACAGTCTCCGAGTTATGTAGCTCTAATACGGCTACTAGATTAAAGTTAAACAATACACCACCACCAGCAATTAAGAAAAACCTAGAAGAGACAATTAAATTTCTAGACTTGATTCGCGTTGAGTGGGGTAAGTATTGTGAAAAACATGGCCTGGCTAATCCGTCAATCAAAGTATCAAGCGGTTATAGGAGTCCAGCAGTTAATAAAGCTGTTGGTGGTGCTCCTACATCTGCTCATCAATTTGGTTATGCGGCGGACTTACAACCGGCTAATGGTAAGCAGAATGAATTTGAGAAGTTCTTTGTGACAGTTTTTTCAAAGCTTGGTCATAAGTTCGATCAGATAATTATAGAGAAGAGTAAGACATCTAGGTGGGTACATGTTGGTTATAAGAAGGCCGATGGTACACAGAGAATGATGTGTTTTAACCTAAAAGTATCATAAATGGAAGTAGTAACACTAGGAATCAACAGACAGAATTCAGAAACCCAGGGGGGGGAGAACTTAGTAAGAATTAATAAGAAGAGTGATTTCCCTCTGGCAGTTAGATTATTGAGAGGTGGTCAGGTAGTACCATTCCCAGACTGTGACTTTACAATGGAGGCACACATAGAAGGTAGCTCTGAAGTATATAGGGCAGAGAGAAAAGGTGGTGTTTGTAAGCATTGTAAGCAGGATGGTGATAGGCTGATTTTGTTCTTTGATAATCATAACTTCGTAGAGGGAAGACTCTTGATGGAACTTACTATTGAATACCCAGACCCAGACTACTCAGAGGATGGCATTAGACAGGAGCATTTTGTAGAGATCGCACCAATTCAGATAGTAGCAGATAATGGTGATGCACTTGATCTTCGCATTCCTGAACCAAAAGTAGTAGAACGTGTGGTTGAGAAGATAGTCGAGGTAGAAAAGCCAGTCGAAAAGATAGTAGAGAAGGTAGTTGAGAAAATAATTGACAATAGTACCTATACAGACCTACAAAAGAAAGCAGCCGAGTGGGTAAGTAGAATGATAGCTGAGTATAAGGAAAGTGATTCAGAAGAGTTGGAGAAGATGAAAATGGTATTAAGTGGTATTTTTAAATTCGTCGATTATGGCAATCTAAATTCAATCGGTATAGCTAACCCTTCAGAACTATTCAACGGTGTTAGTAGCTCGGATGAAGACTTTAATACTCGATTAGAACTCGCCAAGTTCCTAATTAGTGGAATAGGTAGATCGAATACATCAAGTCTTTTCTCTTTACTAAATGCACCAGAACTTAATCTGGAGATCTTCATAGATGTTAGTAGTGAAGTGTCACTAGATTCATTATTCTATGGTTCTACTTTGAACACTATTACTATTAATGCAGAAGGTACAGATTTCAAAGTAAACAGCGCTAGTAGTTTGGAGGAGAAGTTAGAGGAGAGTAAGAGATTAAGTATGTTCTTGAATTGTACTGCGAAAAAAGTATCAGTCGTTAGTAGGTCAATGATGAACGATAATTATGGTTGGTATATCCTTCCTAGTATTTTTGGTAGTAACGTAGAGTGCTTTGATTTTAGTGGCGGAGGTGAGACTAAAAATAAGACTTTTGAAATTAGTAACATCATCGAAAGATTCCTTCCTGATGTAACTGAAGAAAACCATAAGCCTAATCTTATCTTTAGGGACTATACTGGTGAAGTAACTGAGGAATTAAAGCAGAAAGTGCTGGATAAGGGTTACTTGTCTGTTGAATTCTATAAGGGTGATACTAAGGTTTTATAATAAAAAATAATTAGATTATGAGTAGGGTAGTTAGGAGTGTAAAGGGTATGAGTATTAAGAGGGGTGGTTCTCGAGATACTACCCCTATGACTTACAAGATTGATAGGCCTAGAGTTGATCAGATTAAGGAGCTAACAAAGGATATTAAATCTGGAATGGGTCTTGATAAGTGCTCCTTAGATGTTATGAAGTTAAGTTAAGGATATGGAATTATTAGAAGGAACAGGTATTGACAAGTTTAATGTAGGTCAGGGTCTTTCATCAGCAATCATGAATCAACTAAATGATGCAATAAATATGAATGCTCGCGCCCTAAATACCCTACTTAAATCTGACATTAACCTGAACGCTGAAGTAGGTGATTATAAGAAGACATTTACATTCAGTGAGGCAATAAATCAAGTACCAGTCTCTAGAAGAATATCAGGTATTAAGTTAAGATATATTGATGCCCTTACTAAAACTTGGGTAGAATATGTTTTTACTGGTACAGATTCTAGTGAGTGGGAAGATGAAGGTTGTTGGAATTACAGCCTTAGTAGTATAATTAGTGGGGGAGAGTTTTAATGATCTGGAAAAGCGAAGAAGGTTTTAAGGACTATAGCATCTCTTTATCAAGTCTTAAGAAGTCGTTGGGTATTGAGAAGGTAGATTATGAGGTTAGGCCAGAACTTGCTCCTTACCTAGTTTATATTATCAAGCACTTGAATAACTTACTAATTGATGCTGGTGAGAGTGCTGGTATCGTTGATAAGCTGAGGGTGATTTTCGATGAGCATGAGAGAGGTGCTGATATGATAGTAGGCCTTAAGGGAATGAAGCTGGCTAAGGAGATAGGTATTGAGACAGATAATACATGGGGATCTGTTAATGATTTCTTTGTACCATACGAAGAGGATAGGTTTGTCTTCTGTTGGTCTAATGTTATGTCTAGTCTTATCACTCGTCTTAGATTACAGTATGCAAGTCTCTTAGTGGAACCTATTACTCAAGGTTGTGGTTGTTGTTGTGGTAAGGGTGAAACACAAAAAGACTGGGAGAAATATACTAGTGGTGTTTGGCCTGAGGAAGAAGATTACAGCAACTATGATTATGGAACGACTAGTACAATGGGTCTCGGAAAGGATGGCTCGGAGTGTACTTGTTGTTATAGGAGATAATTAATTTTGAAGTGGAATGAAAAATATAAAAAAATTCAGAAACCTAGAAGAATTTAGGGAGTATAGAGCTACAGATGGTTGGGGTTATCCTGCTATTAACTATGTAGGTACTGATGATGGTGGTAAACAGGTTTTCTACAATAACGAGTTTATCATGAGGTGGTATGACGAAGATACACTCAAGGTACCAGTATTTGCAGGAGATATTAAGTATGATGATTTTAAGACTTGGGTAGAAAATAGTAGTTGGCCTTGTGAGATTAAGAAGGATGGTACTAATTTTAACTACCTAAGGAGAGAAGAAACACTTGATGGAAAAGTAAAACTAGTAGACAGGAATAGACTTGATAACGGAACGACTAGTCATTATAGTAGCCCTGACAAAGATGATTACTTACAGATGACAGAAATACCTAATATCAACATTGGTCTTTTCTCTGGGGTGGACAATATTAAAGGTTCATACAAGGAGGTTAGATTTAATTTTGATAAGGGCTGTCCAGTGGGTTTTAGAAAGTGGTTTGGTAAGTCTAAGTTCAATAAAGAGCGTGACTGTTATACTAAATTACTTGGTAGGTATGATGCAGTTAATACAGAGGCCGGTTTAGTTTGCTCTGTTGGAAATCAGATAGTGTATTCAAAGAAGTGGGTACCTAAGAAATTTAAGGCCGCTAGACAGAAAACTAATAATGACTTACTTGGTATTACATACTGGGAGCAACTCGTTCTTAGTTTTATCTTGACTGCCTACTATAAGACATTCAATCATAACAGTATTTTTCCGACCACCTGTAATATTCAAAACAGGGTAACAGGTGAATCTGATGCTGAAGAGTCTGGCTTGTCAATTGCATACACTACTTACATGAAAGGTGATGTAAACGAAGGAAAGGTTAGTAGTTTCAGGTTTATGCATCTTGAAAATCCATTCTTTTTCAATAAGAGAGGTGGTATTTTCACATTTGGATACTTAGTTAGCAAGACAGACGAGGGTGACAAGATTTCTATTAAGTTTGATGAGGTACTTGCAAATGATGACTACTTAAAGACAGAGGGTTCAGATGTAGTACTAGATGCAACCAAGAGAGAATGGGGAAAAACACCTGGGACTAGATTCATTGGGGAGGTAGACTTATATGGTAACTCTATGAAATCTAGTATCCCTGCTTCATCTACCACTGGATTTTGCGCGTCGATAATCAATACGCATGGTCCAAATAAGTTAGAATCTGAGAAAGGTCTAATTGTAGGTGGTGTTGGCATGTCGGAGAGTCAGGTAAGTGCATTATCTAAGGAAGTATCGTATAATGAAACCGACGCAGATTCCAGTGTTGAGCTCAGGTTTAGATTGACGATGTAAAAAAAAATAAGAGAGAATTGGTTAGGTAGTTAATTCCTTTCCTTTTCTCTCTTTCTTGTTTGTCCTAGTTAACCCAGTCCTTAATCCTCTCAGTACATAAGGTAATCAGTTCTTCTCGCCTACTATTACAAGGCGGTATGCTACCAACTGTACTTACTTTCCTATCCACTGACCAACTGTTCTCATTGCAGATCATGTTAAAAGCGGTTTCATCTACATCCAACAGATCTTTATAAGTTTTCACATTTTGTACAGTACCCTCTTTATCTCTGAGAATAATATGGTCTCTACCTCTATCCAAGCAAAGAATGGTATTGTCTAACATTTCCTGGTATTTCTTATAGTACTCAAGTGTATATCTTCTTAAGTCCTCTAAGTCACCAGCTGTTTTATTTTTTCCTAGCCAGTCTATAAACTCTATGTATGTAGCCTTAGAAGTACTTTTAATAATAGGGCCTTCATCTGCATTATAACGAACCCCAATAGAAATATAACCAAGTGCAGCAATACTTGAAATAGGTTTATCCATTTGCTCATCCAGGTACTTCCCAAATTCGCTTCCTAAGACTTGTCTTGGATAGTAGGCGCAAATTTTTAAAGTCTTGCAGAGATGTGGTGCTTTCTTAAATAGCTCACCAATGGCAGGACAAGTATCTATTATATACTCATTCCATAGCTTTTTAATTTCACTACCTATCTTTCCCAGACAGCCCTTACGTACATCCTCATGAAACTTATCAGACCTGTTTCCGAAAAGAACCTCATAGTAGTTGCCTAATGTGAATAGATCTGGTTGACTAATAGCTGTACTTAGTAGTTCTGCATCCTTTTCATCCTTACTTAGTAGAGACTCTAACTCGCTCACACTACTAGATGGTTTCAGGTTCTTAGACGTCAACTCTAGTGTAGTATTGCTGGTTAGGAGGTCGAATATCTTTTCTAGTTTCCTATTAATATTCTTAAGTGATTCTATATAGTTTCCTGCTCTCTTACACAACCCTTCATAGAATTCTGGGTAGCTTGCTTTAATCTTATCAGCGTCTATTGCATAAGGCCTGAACATAAATGGTAGGTCTTCTTCTATTTTTATGCCACCATTTTTGAAGTCTACCCCACTGAATACTTGAGCTTGATAGTCTAAGATTCTATCTCTCCTACCGTTTTCAAGAATTGTAGTTAGATTTGGGCGAGATTTTTTAGAAACCCCCAATAAGAAGTCAAAATCTATGTAGCATTCCTGGGTTTTTGCTAGACCTATCAAGTCCATATTCGAGCTAACTTCATCCCAAGCTAGTCTCTGTTCTTTTGTTAGGTGAGACTCTACTGCATCTTCAATATACAGTTTCAAATCTTCACGACACTTTTTGTAATCTTCATACTCACTTGAACTCAATAACCATGAATTCGTAATTTCTAATCTGTCTTTCTTACTAATCATACTCATAAAATAATTGGTTATTACTACTAATAAGGAATTTGGGGCAAAAAACAAGAGACCAGAAATTAATCTAGTCTCTATCTCTTTTATAGTATTCTCTTAAGTTTTTCTATCATACTGTCTAAGTCATCACCTATTTCAATACTAACTGATTTTTTCCAAGTCTTAAGATAACTCCTAATACCTTTAGATCTACAGAATCTTATGAAAAGCTCTGGATCAAAATCAAATAAGTCTTCAACCGTTAACAGGTCTTTTCTATTCTTGAAATCTATTGTGTATGAATATGGATATTTATCACTACTAACAATAAATAAGTCACTAAGTTTATCATTTACTCGTCTGTAGCTTATCTTAAATATCTCGTTTTGTAGTGTACGAATCCTAGTAATTATTGGCCTTACCTCTGGAATCTTATCTATGTTTGAGGTTACCCAATTATTTAGCGACATAAAACTAGATAGACTTACAAACTCACTAATAATCACGGGCGGTTTTTTTGACATCTTGCTAAAATCTACCGTAATATTTATAGGTACTACTGCTTTACTGTACTTTTCACTTTTTTCCTCTGTGTAGATTGAATTAAGCTTACTACTATTAATGAACCCAATAATAGAAATACCATCCAGTGTTTCACAGATAGATGGGTGTTTCTGATAAATTTCATAGAGTGCAGGGTTATTATGTGTTATGTACAGCTCTATTAGTTTTTTCATCTCTACCGCAAGCTTGTCATGACTTTCTGTAGCATCCCACTCTGATAGATTATGATACCTTTCCTTTATATAACTGCAAATGATGTATCTATCACGCACGGATAACTTTCTCCTCAGTACATCTTCTCTAATGTATTCCTTTTTTAACATAGCTTATAGAGTTTTGGTAGTTCTTTTTTAAGTTTTGTCTTTGTTAGATTTTTATCACTAAGTACTTGACCTAACATATCTATCTTACTATTTAAACTTTTACATACACTAACATACCGAATGAGTAAGTTTTTTAAAGTATCATAAGCTTCTTTGTTCGTACTCGCCAAGCTTTCAAAACTATCAATAGAATAACTATCAAAAAGTCTAGGTAATTGATCTTTGAAAACTATTGTAAGGTCTCGTATCTCCGGGACAACACTCGTATCAAAAGTGCTGACATACCTACCGTTATATTCTTTAAATCTAGGAAGGATACTATAAAATGTAATACCAAAGTTAGGAAGGTATTTCCCTATAAAAACATCAAAGAATGATCGTCTTATATCATCCTGTTTTAGTATACAGGATGGGTTTACATTTTTCGCCTCCTCAATCAGACCTAACATACTTTCTCCCAGCGAACTCTCTACATAGTACTTGACAGTATCTACTATTTCTTTTTTCAACTTAATAATCTCTAAGTAGTCCTTGGACGTAGAAATCCAAGAACTAGTTATTTTTAATCTTACATTATTTTCCATCTTACTTATAAGGTATTGACTTGCGTCTAGATCCCTATAGTTCTCTTATAAGTGTATAATTAAATTATCAATTATGAATATTAGCAAAATTTTAGATCAAGAGAATGTAGAGAAGAACCACCAACTCTATGCAGCTGGACTTCTCGATGTAGTTAATTTCCTAGAAGCAGATCTTTGGGGTCAGCTAGAAGAGGAGAACAGACTTAGAGGTATTGTTAAGACGTACCAGAAAAAAATTAATACTGCATTTAGTAAGATTAATAGCAGTACAACAGAGTCTGACATCCTTCTGTTTGGTAAGATCCTCTACTTGCATAAGGGATTACTGAGAAAAGAGTTTAACAGACTAACTACTAAGAGGTTATCTCCAGCTGATGCAACTATTACTATCATAAGACGCTTACTTAGTATTATACTTGAGGTCGAAGATCTTGAATGTAAGACTGAGGTAGAGAGTGTTAAGGAGGTAATAGATAATCTTTGGGAGTATATTAAGAACAGATCAAAGAATGATTCCTTGTTTAACTTAGCGGATGTTGTGAAGACTAATCTGAATAAGGGAAGTCTTGGAAAATATGCGCTCGATGAATTTACCCTCAAAGAGCCAGAGTACACAAAAGATCCTATTCAAGATGATGGGGTCCGATTAAATGAAAGTAGTGATGCAGCTAACAAACTACTTGAAATAGAAATGTAATAATAAGATGGACAGAAAAACAGTAAATACACTGATTGTCGACGATAATGACTTTGAGTGTAAGAAAGATCGCAGTAAGGTAACATTAGATGATATTAAGATGTCTAATATTGGTTTTATTGCGAGTGACCTAGAAAAGTATCCAGTAATTATCTATAAAGGTAGGCTTGGTAAGAAAGCGCTAAAATTGGATATCTAGGGAATGAAAAAAAAGTCTAAGGCCGGAGAACTAAATCTCTAACCTTAGGCTTTTAATTTTTTTTTGTTCTAATCAAGTACATAGTTTAGAACAGTTTTTTCCCTACCTAATTTCTCATCATACTCTCTATCTAAGCATACGAGGTTGTCATAGTTGTAAGGGTAGAACATTAGATATTCATACTTAAATGAACCTCTACTTCTACTAGACGTTACTTCTACTCCATCCTCCTCATCGAGAATATCAAGTAGTATTTTCTTTGCAATTTCGACCGTAATACCACACTGCTCATTTTCTTTGAACATTGGGTATGAAAGTCTACATGCTAGGAGTGAATCTTGTACGACTATATTTCTAATATCACTACAAGAACTTTCTAAGATAGATTCTGAATTCCTTATGTTTTTCATGAACATAGTCAAAACTTCATTCTTTGGTCTATCTCCGTGCTCCTCAAGTAAATTTTTATACTGATCAAGATATTTTCCAACCTTAATCATTGCTGATCTCTCTTCCCACTCACCTTCATCTGTAAGTGCTTCGAAAGTAATCAACAAGTAGCCATCTAAATCGGCTTGTAGTTTAAGGTTTCCCCACATACTGAAATACTTATCTTTCAGTTTTTCATAGAAACCTCCAACTCTTTTTTCTAGTTCTTTGTCGAAACGTCCAATAATTGTAGGTAAGAAATCCCTAACATCAACGGTTCCATCTCTGAACTTAGAACCTCCATCTACATACGCTGATTCAGGTATTGTAAATAATAGGTCAATATAATCAATGCCATCAACCTCTGTCTGTCTAATGTGAACGACGTTTTCAGAGCCGCTTGCATTGGAGGTATTAATGCATTCTTCGCCAAAGTCTGCATTGTCATATACTACCTCCGTAAATAAATCTCTTACGAAGTCCTTAGATTCTGCTACGTTCCCTGTTTCGGTACTAGTAATAGTTCCATCAACTTCGTCAATCTTATAACCTGCCTCTTCAAGTACTTTCGTGTTTTGTTTTTCACGTTCTTCTAGTACTTGTAATTTTTGTTTAGATCTCTTATAAATCCAAACACCTACTGCGGCAATGAGTAAAGTACCAATGCCTAATTTAATTACTTTGTTCTCCATTATAATATCGAACTTTAGGTTTTTATTATTAGACTTTTATTACCTCACTCCGTTGTTAAACTTTGTAAATCCACCACGACGATTACCAGGTCTATTATCCCTGCGATGATCATGGTGACCTCCTCCGTTGTTATTGTGTCTATCTCCCTGACGATCACTACCACCAGGTCTTACATTACCCCACTTATAAAGGGTTGTGACTGTGGCAACAATACCACCAATTGCAAGACCCGCAAAAATAGCTGAACTTGCATAATTGTCACTGTATGACTCGAGGACTGTTCTTTTACCGCCCTCTCTCTTACCATTGTTATTACTACCAATGATTCTAGACATCAATTCTAATTTCTTAAACATAATTTGTTCTCCTTTGTTTTATTTGTTGTTACTGTTTCTTCTTAACTCCTTAAGCTCTCTCTTACTCTTTCCGAGAGACTTATTTGTTAGGTCTGCACCAACTGCTGCAAGTGCACCTACTACTAACACTAGGAATCCTGCCTTTACTGCAAAAGATCCCATCTCGCCTAATGTGTCGCTTACTACTACACATCCTCTTCCGAACTTCTGCTTACGTTCGATTCTCTTTACTAATTTCTCACTCTTCATATAATTAATTTTAATTGTTAATAATTCATGTTTATTTTCTAATTATAAGGTTTTTAGGGGAATCTAGTTGAGGTGGATAAAAAAAGAGTGCGACAGTATTTCTGCCACACTCAATTCAATTAATAACTATCTGGAGAACTAATCCTTAATTTCAGATTTGGTTTCTTCTACAGTTTCTTTAATCTCTTCAGCTTTCTCTTGATATGCTGATTTAATCTCAGCATACTTCGACTTAACTGCTTCGCAAATTTCTTTGCGTTTGATTACTACAGCACTAACTGCTGCACCGAATATAGTTCCAAAAATGAATTTTCCCATGATTCTTCCTCCAATTTTTAGTTAAAATTGTTAGTATTATTGTACTTACGGTTGTTATTCCAACCGCCTTTGTACTTACCTTCCCACTTATTATGGTTAGGCTTCTGCTCTTCTGACTGAGCAGCTGTAGTCTGAGTTTCCTCAGCTACTTCTACAGGAGCTTCCTCCAATACTGGAGTCTCCTTCTTAGCGAACGCATTCTTACATGCATTCAGACCATCGTTACCTAAGGCAACGATCTTCTCACGAGCCGTCTTAGACCCGATCAATACACCTACAGCAGTACCAACCGCTGCAGCTACAATCTTACCACGATTTCTCTTAAAGAAACCTGGCTTCTTCTCTACTTGCTGAGCTACTGTCTCAGCTACGTTCTCTACTACTTTTTCAGCAGCATCTTTTAAATTCTTGTTCTCCATAACTTTATTTTTTATGAATTAATTGTTAAAAATATCTCTTATAAATGTTTTATTATTTTCTCATATATAAGGTTTCTAGGACATTTTAGACGTCAAAATCTGTGGAGCCTATTTTTACCTCAGGCGGGTGTATCTGGGGTGACTTAGATTCCTTATATGTGATTAGAATTTCCATTTATATTTAATATGATGTATTTTATTAGATTGAGACTTGGCCGTGAGGTTAGGTCTCAATTATTTTTTTTTCATCACCCCAAGTTTTTCCGCCTGTTCATACAAATAACCTATCAAGTGCGCCCCAGGTTCTCCACTAGTACTAATACCTCTAGTGGTTAGTATATTTTCAACTAAGTGATAAAATTCATGTACTAGTACTCCACCTAAGTCTCTATCTTTCGCACTAATATTATCCAGTTCAAGGCAGATTAAGTACTTATTATCCACTACACAACCTCTACTAGTAAGGCCGCATGCATTCCCTAGTTGCTCCTTGAATTTTTCCTTTAGTTGATTATCTTCCGTATACTTCTCTGCTTCCTTGTATATTTCATCAAGCGTCCCCACTAAAATTATGACCCCTGTAAAATACACGTCTATGTCAATACAATATCTCTCCATAATAATAAAGAAAGAGAGCATACTATTTCTAATATACTCCCTTGTTTCTTAAATGTTACTTTCTAACCACCTACATGTCTCACTATCAATATCATGCGACGCCCAGCCACACAGTGAAATATCTACCACTAAGACTGCACATTTCCTGTCTGGATCAAACCCATCTACCATATTTCTAAGGTCTGACGGTGTATGTGAGTCTGTTGATACTACGTATGTGTTTCTGTTGATTTGTCTTATTTTTCTTCCAAACTTCCTACCTAGTTTTTCAGTGACCTCCAAGTATCTCTGTGCAATATCATTACTTGGTTTCAGTGAGAAGGTAATTAGAAAAGCTGCCATACTACTCCTCCTCGTGTGCTCCGTTTTCCATCAACCACTCTTCGATCAGCGTCTCAGTTACTTCATTCTGTTGACTAGCCTTCTGAATACTCTCCCAGATAGCTTCGAACTGCTTATCCGTGTATTCCATCTTAGACTTGTCACGGTCTCTGAGAATCTGATCAACTATTTTCTGGATAGTCTCAGCATCTTCTGGATCTGCTGCAGCTTTTACTTGTACTGTGAGCTGTCGGATGTTATACTCCTTCTTAACATCTTCATCATCGCCCATTACAAACTCCTTAACAGCTGAGCCAGTCTTTTTGAGCACCTCCTTAGCACCACCAACTAAGTCTTCTCTCGTTGACTTAGGATTCTTCACAGTTTCTACAAAGTCCTTAATACTTTCTTTAGGACTCTTAGACATTTCACGAGCATCTTTGACAGCTTCAGTTAATTCCTCTTTTACTACATCTGCCATTATTGCAGCCTTCTTCAAAAATTTTCTGATCTTACTCATACTTTTTAGTTTATATTCACTAATAAGGGTTTTAGCGGTTCTCTTAGTTTCTTGTACCTCGCAGTAGTTGTCATAATAAAACCTATTACCAAGTATCTTATCAAGGTTCATGGCGATCAATTCTGCTAGCTTATCATGACCAAAACAAAATTCCTCAGGATGTCTTAGTATGTACTTAAGATCAAATAGTACATACTTCTCTACTTCCCCCGATTCACCTCCTCTGGTAATGGTAGACAATTCATTTCTACTACTCATAATAAATCTGAGCATTTCATGTTCTAAGATTGTCATGTATCTCAGAGTGATGTTACCATTGTTAGTATTAGGTCCATCATCAATGCCGCAAAAATGTAGGTCCCCAGGATTTACAACTAGTCCAGTCTCCTCTAGTAATTCCCTGACTGCACCTCCTCTAATATACTGGTCTGCAAAATCATAGTATCCACAAGGCATACAATACAGACCTACATTATCAGGGCAACCAGGACCTCTCTTTTCAAACAAGAATAATAAGTTTTCTTCCGGATCCATGCCCTTATCATTCCAACAACACACTGAACATACTGTGGCAATGCTAGGAGAAAACCACCTAACTTTACCATCTTCCTTACAAGTAAACGGTTTATTTGTTTCCATAATTATTTGAAATATAATCTAATTTCTCTTTAAACATTAGAGGACTTATTCCTGCCATTATTACCACGGCGGGAACACTCCTCCTACTTACGTCCTTTACAAATAACCAAGGAACAGCACCTAGGTTAATATCTTCGACTGACCAAGGACAATTACATCCGCCGTATTCTTTTGGCAGATTATATTCTAGTGGGTATGTGCTGAAATATCCCTCATCATCCTCACTACCAACAAATGCAAAAGGTACTTCTATTATATCACCTTCAGAATTTTCATACGGTCCCCCTGCATTACAATCATAGGGTGCATCATTCCAGTCATCACCCCATTGTTCTAAGAGGTCAAGTCTTGTAAAATATGCGGAGTGTGTTCTACTGGTTCGATCGTATTCAGGATTAGGTAGGTCTTTATACACTACCTTAGAATTATACTGCATTACTCCATACTCTTTTACATAATCTTTATACTCCTGAGATTCAAAGTACTGTTTCGTTGATTCAGTAGGTCCGTATATAGTGGGACTTATTTCACTAACGTAACAGAGCTTGTAATTATTCAGGCTCTCATCAATTTCATTTAATAATACTATCTTACTCATGGGAATACTTGTTTGAATGGTTTAATATTACCGCCCATTACATTTCGCTTGCTATTTTTATCTTCTAGCACTGCAAAACATATCTGACTAAACATATTCTCAAACTCAGATTCACTTAGGACTTCTCTGAATGATTCTGCTGTCTGTTGTGGATTATTACCATATGCACCACAACCAAAGGCACCTAGTACTAATTTTCTATGTCCCTCTAGTAGTGCTATCCTAAGTATTGTTCGTATCTTACCTTTCAGTGTCGTCAAGTCCTTCTCCATCATTTCACCATTACTATTTAAGTCTGGTCTTTTAATGGCTGGTACTGTGATGATTGAGCAGGTGAAAGGGTCCGATAAGTAGCTGTAAGACGTAGCGGCTCTAAATACTGTTACGTTCCTGCTATATACTCCACCAAACTCAGATATAGGATATGCTTGCCTTACTAGTTTATCACCAAACGTACCTAGCCGCTTTTGATCACAGCTATATAAGGACCGAACTAAACTGCTCCTCCTACACAGCTCTTCTTCCTGTGCTTTAGATCCTCTCTCAACACCACCACCAGGACAATAGAAAGATGCCATATTAAGTACAGCACAATCAGGACCTAGTTTTTTAGCAGCGAGTAGTGTATCTGTGTTCTCTACCCAAATCTTAGTAGGGCCAGAGGGAGCATAGTTTTTATTTTTCACACTCAATGTTCTCTTATAGTATCTAGTAGTTGGTAAGGTTAATTCATGCCACTTACCGTCAGAATCTAGATACCCTTCATTACTAATCACATCACAAGTGTCTTTAAAAATCTCTACTAATTCACTTTTAGATTTTGTCATGTCTCTTTGATTAATTTATATTATTAAGGATTATAGGCTTATTCCTTCTACTACATTACTACCTTGTTTTAGCATACTTAGTTCATCATAGATTTTTCTCTTAAGTGTACCTGGTTTTGGGAGGGGATAAAATACAGTACCTCTATTATCCCATAACCAATCATTTAGGTCACTCACAGGGGAACCAAATATTGTCTCAACTTCAGGCTCATAGTAGAACCACTCATCTAAGAACTCAACTTTATAATCGGCGAGTCTTAGGTGAAGTTTTAATTCCATTGTTCTATCACCATCTCTCCAAGCAATAAATTCGCCCATTGGATTATGTAGGTTATATGCGGTTTCTCTTGCTTCCTTACTACCGTCCCCTGTATAACCCACCTTAACTGCTTTCCTTGAACTCTTGAAAGCACCAGTTCCAAATAAATATAACATAATGAAAAAATAAAAATGCCAACATTACCTCGACACAAAACAAACGAGGTAGGCATTTGACCAACATCTTAAATAAATAATTACTATTGATTAATTTATGTACCTATTATTTTCCGGTACCTTTTCTACATCTTCACAAATTCTATCACATTGCCTGGCCTATTGATGTAACAAGTGGTAATTCCTGTGTATGGATTGGTAGTGTACAGTTTAACATTGTACGGCTCACCTTTCTCATTGACCATACCATCATAAGAACGACCCATCCAGTCTGTACTTAAGTCACCAGGGACTGTTTGATATCCTGAGTAACCTGTCGATAAGCTAGGGTCGTTGATTAAGTTATATGAATTCTTATCAAATAACCTATTAACATTACTAGCTACTGACGAAAGTGACTGAATAATCTCCATAGTTCCACCGCAAACCATCTGACCAATTTTCAGACCATTCACTACGTTACGTCCAAATTCACTGTTCATTGCATTACCGCCACATTGATTCTGAGGCTGCGCTTGAACTCCCGTGTTGTAGGATGGATTTGAACCCCTTGGAGGAACTGTTGAAAAACCACGCTCCTTGATTTGTTGTTCTGCTGGCATTTCATCAATACTCTGAGGTCCTTGGTTAGAATTACTCTTACCCAATTCCCTGATACCTGCAAATACAACTGCACCACTTACTGCTGCCACTAATACTTTAAGACCTAGAATGGCAATTTTAGAATAATTAAGATTCATCTAAGATTCTTTTAAATGTTTGACTAAAATTTTTCTTTTTCTCATAATAATTTTACTAATCTACCAGTCGGATAATTGATTCTCTAGCGCTATTTTTCGATTCAAATATCTTCACTTATAAGGAATAGAGACCTTTGTAATACGGAAGCCTTCAATCCCTTAACTATGATAAGGTTAAGGTTTGTCACGACGAAGGTCTAAGGTCCAAGTAGGAATATCACTATAGATGGGTGATGAAATGGAGATACAGAGTGTTAAGCAGACTGTAAAAACATGAATAAATCAACTTAAGTGCATCCGTTCGGTTCCTACTATGTATGTACAATGTTGGGAAAGTAGTGGAACCCTGACCTTATCATTTTTTTTTCGTCCCCATGGAAATAAAAAAGAAGGAGAACTTAACTGTCTCCCTCTTTATTTTCTTTTTCTTCTTTACCACAGCACCAGTATTTTACTGTTGCTTTAATCTCTTTCCATACCACACTCAGAAATGTTACTGAGAGTGGCTCTTCTGTAATATTATTCATATCTTAAAATATTATTCGGTTAAATACTCTACTAATTCTCTCTTGACTTTGTGGAGCCCATGCATGATGAGCTTACCAACTATTATCGATCCAATTACTAGAACCATCATCGTTGTATAGATGACTGTCCAAAATAAGATCCAACTTTGATCTACTGTCATAATTGTATGTATTTGATTGTTAATATCTTTATTACACTAATAAGGGATTTAGGACATCATAGGGAGCAAAAAAAGAGTAGCCCAATCTCACGACTAAGCTAACTCTCCCAATAAAATTATAATTATGACTTTGTATATACACCTATAAGGTTCCTAGGGCTCTTGATTACAGACCTAACTTATTAAGCACCATTTCTATGTTATGCTTTATGAGTACCTTATCACTATCACTCCACTTATCTTTTTTCATCTGAAGTTCTAGTGTTTCTCTTGCATTCAGCTGCGCATCCATCTTAGTAAACCTGCTACATTCCCAATCAATTACAGCAGCTGTCCAGTCCACCTTACACCAACCATGTAATTTACCATAGTCTAGGTGATGGTCTGCGTGCGTTCTGTGAAATTCTTTAACAGTAGAATATTTACAGAATAATTTTAACCAGGGCTTTTCTATGTCATGGAGTAGGTATTTCCATCTCCAGACTTTATGATTTAGCGCAGTCATTTGGAAAGCAGACCAATGTGCAAACCAATACTTAAAACTACTCCTATCACTCCTACGAAAACCGAAATCCCTGGCAAGAAACTTTCTAATCTCTTCAACTACCTGCAAGCTGAATTTATCAACATCATCTCCAGCCTTAAATTCAATAAGTATTGTCGGAAGGCATATTTCTGAGTTAACCATATAGAATCTCATCAGCTGTACACCTCCCCCTTGATCATTAAAATCAAGAGTCAAAGATGTATAACCTTTACTTTCTTCAAGGAAATCTAGACATATTACATACTCGTTTTTATTCTCCTTAAGCTCCTCTAACTTAGCACCATACGTAGATAGTTCATTGATCTTACCACATAGGTACTCTGGTGTTAATTTTTCTTCCATTTTTATCGTTTCAAATGTTACTACTTCTGCATCGGGTGATAGTTTGAAATACTTCTCGTCATCACAAAATAGCGGAGAATTATCACCAAACCTAGCGTTCATAAGGTCTTCAAATTCTGCAGACTCTTTAATAAATGGTTCACACTCGCTTATCTTATCCGTGGGTGAGTAGGATACAAGAAATATTCCTTTATCCTCGCTGTAATTAAATCTGATCGTTAACCACCTATAACGGCCTACTAAGTACTTAAACCACTCTCTAAGTTCTTTTTCTATCTTACTTTTCATAATACGTGTATATTGAGGGACTGTATAAGTTGACATTATCATATCCCACATCCATTACTTCTTCTATATAATCTTTTACTAGGTCACAACTTCTGACTAATGATTTTTCACTAAGCTGATCTTCCCAAAGTTTATTAGTAGTTAGGCTCCCATTACTGTTAACTATTATCGACTTAACCTCTAATTTTCCATCAGGCTCATTAATAGTGATTGTAAGTTCCTCTGAATTTCCTTCTAACTTTACAATAAGGGTTTCACAAGGAACAGCACTAGTAAAATCGTAGACTTTGTATTTACTACCTACTAGTCTACTCATTAATCTTGTTTTTATTGTATAACTATCTAATAACATTTCATCACTTCTTTTCATTGTTCTCACTAAAGCGGACTCTGTATTATTTTACACAGGTAAGGGTTCTAGGGCCGTGAAACTAGAAAGCCTTGAAAACCTTAATAGTGTAATGAGAATTAAAATTTTATCTTATGTTAATATGTGTAATATGTTAAGAAAAATTTTAGTAGATTGCCTTTGTTCATCGGTGACTAGTAACGGTTCGAATCCGTTCAGAGGCACTATGAGCTATTCCACAGATAGTTCATTAATAATTAACGTTAATTTTATAAATCAATTAAGATGAACAAATTTTTAATCTACACAAGTAACTTGGATAGAAATCCAAGAAGCATGCGAGATGTTATTAAGTTTGCTCAGCAGACTCCAAAGTTCTATCTAGCAAATGTAGAGCTCAGTGATGTACTAGGAGATGTCCGAGAAGGTGATAATATTATCACTAAGAAAGGAAACTCTATCTATGTGATTAGAGCAATCTCCGAGTCAGTAGATGACTGGTCAGATGAGACTAGGGAGTATGTAGAAGAACTTTCACGCCAGTATGGACTTAAGAGGTGTAATATTACAAGTATTGCACAGGTGGTTAAGTTTGAGACCTGGTGTAAGCAAGGAAGAGCAATTATTAACAAAACAACAAAAGAAAAAACAATGGGAAGTATTAGCAATCTCAGCAAGTCAATGTTTGCAAAGTTCATGCCAGCAAAGGCAGAGGGTGTTCGCGTATCAATGGATGGTAACATCTGTGTTGAAACTAGCGAGGGTTATGTAACAATCGACGCCAATAATAAGTTGGCATCTTACCCAGAGGAGTTCACAGTTGATCTTCCAGTGTTCACAATTTGCAAGTCAATTGATCAGTTGGCAGTTGGTGATATCATCAAGTGTCCTAAGAGCTATGCTAAGATCACAAAGATCGAAGGTGAGAAGTTGACAGCGATCAGCTTTACCGGTACAGGTAAGGTTGTTCACACCATCAAGGATATCTTGTTCAACCAGACAACAGTTCGCGTTGTTGTATCAATGGTTGGAAACATTGGTGGTCAGATGAACCCAATGATGATGATGGCACTTATGGACAAGGAGTCTGGATCTGGTAAGGGTCTTGACACAACTGCCTTGCTTGCTATGATGTCTATGAACCAGAATGGTGGAAACCTTGGCATCAATCCAATGATGATGATGCTCATGGGTGGAGGCGACGATAAGTCATCACTCAAGGATCTTCTACTCATGTCTGCAATGACAGGTGGCAATGGATTCAATATGTTCCAGGGCTTCGGCGGTATGCAGCAGGGTCCAGCAAAACCAGCAGCAGAAGTAAAACCTGAAGGGGAAGGCGCTGCTGAGTAAGTAGGATTATTGAGATAGGTACTTTTCTGTGGGAAGTACCTATTTCTTTTTAGAACTAGAGTAATATGAGTAATGCAATTTTTAGATTCTTAGGTTATTATACTGATTATGAGTATAAGATTCAAGGAATGAAGGACTATAAGAAAGCTGGTAATACTGCTTGTTTTGCTGAGGCCCTTCAAAAAATGAGATCTAATTTTGAAACGAGTGAAAAATTTAGCGGGTCTTACAAAATCAAGATCTATAGAACACAGTATCAAATTAGTAAGAGTAAAAGCAATTTCTGCCTACTTAGTAAGAAAGAGATCAGAGATTATATCAATATTCTCAAGAAAGTGGTTAAATTCAGGTGGAGATTCTTGAAAGACAATAAAGACTATTTTACTGTCAAAGCGGATATCCAGGAGGGTTATCATACAACACATAGGGCAGTTCTATTTTGGATTAGAAACTTATACGAGTTCCCATTTAATGTACTTGTGAAAGATGCTGAGTTATTCAGAAAAGATCACAGGTATAGTTATATTGGTGCTCTCAACATACACAGACTTGTTTATATATCTAATTGTCTTAACGAGGATTGTCATTCAATGTTTAAGTATCGCTATAATAGTCTTGGGACATTGGATGAATACCAGAGAGCGTTTAACAATGACAGAGAACTCTACGTGTCTGATACAATTCGTGATATTGCTAACAGTATTGAAATTGAGGGACCAATCGGAACTGCTTGTTCTGATCTAGATAAGCTTAGGACTCTTGAGTTTTGGACTGAACCAGATCAAGACTGTCCGCAAAGGAAAGATAGGTTTGAAGTGTACAGTAAGAATTTAAAACTTTATACTAGAAAAAGATGAAAGTATTTGTAGTAGGACCAGCAGTTTATTATGCTAAGTTTTTGAAAAATGTAGAACTAGTAGAGAAACAAGAAGATGCTGATGTGGTATTGTTTACAGGTGGTGAAGATGTTGATCCAAGCACCTATGGACACCGCCGACATCCTCGCACATATTCAAACATACTGAGAGATGAAGAAGAAATCGAAGTGTTCAAGAAGATTCGTAATGATCAGCTTGCATTTGGTATTTGTAGAGGCTCTCAGTTCTTATGTGCAGTTAACGGCGGAAAATTGGTGCAAGACTGTAACAATCATGCAATAGGTGGTACACATGAGATAACTGATGGAAAGTCTGTGTACGATATAACATCAACCCATCACCAAATGCAGTATCCATATAATTTAGGGGATTCAGAGTATGATGTTCTCTACAAGTCACTAGAAAATAGGTCAAACTATTATGAGGGAGACGATGAAATAGATAGTGACAAGATAGGGAAACTTGGAGAGCCTGAGATTGTACTGTATAAGGTAGAGGGAAATCCAGTATCTCTTGCAGTACAGGGACATCCAGAAATGATCCCTACATCACCAGTTGCAGAGATGATTAGTGAGTTGGTTGAAAAATATAGTAAGGAGGTTAAGAAAGTATGAGACTGAGAAACATTACAGTAGGTGCAGATCCAGAGCTTTTTATAGTAAACGAAAAGACTGGAAAAGTAGTATCATCAATTGGTATTATCCCAGGTGAAAAGGGTAATGCATGGAAGTCTGATGATATGCCAGAGGGATTTGGCATTGAGGTAGATAATATCCTAGGCGAGTTCAATATTCCACCTTGTAGGACTAAGGAGGAATTCATTAACAACATTGAATATATGAAAGATTATATTGATAGGTTTGTTAAGGAGAAGAACCCAGACTTAGGAATTCAGTGTATTGCGTCAAGAGAAGTAGATGAAGATCAATTACAGTCAGATGAAGCTAAGCTCTTTGGTTGTAGTCCTGATTTCAATGCTTATACTGAAATGGAGAATGAGAAGCCTGATGGTGAATCAACAAATCTTAGGTCAGCGGGTTTTCATATTCACATTGGATATGATAACAACGACATAGATACTTCAGTCCAGCTTGTTAAGTACTTGGATCTCTACTTAGGGGTTCCAGCAGTAATAGATGATCCCGATAAGAAGAGAAGATCACTTTATGGTAAGGCAGGTTCATTCAGACTTACACCTTACGGAGTTGAGTATAGGTCATTATCTAGCGCTATGATGAAGGATAAAAAGACCCTCAAGAAAGTTTGGTATAGAATTGTATCAGCTATAGATGCATTCAATAATGAGAGAGAACTTCCATCATCTAGGGCAGTAAGAAAAGCGATTGATAACAGTTCAGTTGAGATGGCTAAGAAAATAGTTGAACAATATGACTTAGTATAAAGTTATGTGCGGAATATTTGGAATAATTAATAAAAAGAAGAGCGATTTTGATAAGACAACATTTAACGTCTTAGGTATTAATAATGACACTAGAGGAGGTGATTCTTGTGGAGTTTTTATTGATGGTCGCTATGAGTATGGTGTAGACGATAAGAGTTACTATGAGGAATTTTTTGAGACAAGTAAGATCTTAAAGACTACCACTAAGTGTACTATTGCAATCGGTCATGATAGGAAGGCAAGTGTTGGTAAAATTGATAAAACTACTGCACAGCCAATAGTCCTCAAAAACAAAAAAGGCGAGGTAGAATTTGTAGTGATTCATAATGGAACTATCTACAACTATCTTGACCTGGCTAAGAAGTATATCCCAGGTATTAAGATCGACGGCCTAACAGATTCACAAGTTATGGCAAGAATCTTTTACTACAAGGGATATGATGTACTAGAAGAGTATAATGGTGGTGCTGTTTTTGTAGTTGTTGATTATAGACAGCCGAAACCTAAAGTACTATTTTTCAAGGGCGCATCTAAGAGGTACAATACTGGTAATGTTATGGAGGAAAGACCATTCTTCTTCTCAATTGATCCAAAGCAAGGACTAGTATTCAGTTCCATCAGCAAATATCTTAAAGCACTTAGGCCAGCTGGAGAGGTGTATACTATCAAAGCTAACCAACTGATAGATTACAACAATGAGACCTGTAAGATGACAATTATTAAGAACGTTGACAGGTCTAAGCAACAACAGACAAAGGAATACACGAACAAGTATAGTTTTGCAAGTGAGATTCCTTCTAAGTGGGGAGGCTACAGTAACAGTAAATACAGTAGTGGTGGGTATACAGAATCATCCTATGTGAAGGTTGACTATCTCAGTAATACCTATTCAAATAAAAAGGGTAAACTACATGGAGAGTATCATATGACAAGATATGGAAAATTCGTGAGCCCTGATAGTAAAGATTCAGAAGTATTTAATGTTTGGTTCTTTAATGGTATTGCGCTGAAAGGAAAGGAGGAGTTTAAGTTTCTTGAGTATTTTAACAAGAAGACAAAACTGGATATCAACAAGTTCACTGAGAGATATCAAAACTTAGTGAGGTCAATCAGTGTGGATGGCCTGTACTGGAAGGAGATAGATGGTGAAGAGTATCTAGTCAAGGCAATTAGTACAGATGATTTCCAGAAGTTTACAGGTGGCTTTCAGATGTTAGGTCAATCTAGTAATAAACAGTACTTAGTTGGAAGGTATACTGGTGACTGTTACTCTGGATTTGATAGACCTTTCGTATTTAGAGATGAGAAAGATAAGTTCAATATCAAAAGCTTCTATAAGATATGCAAGTTATTGATGAAGTCAGCGGTAATAAAATAGATGCGTTTTCAGCCATCAAGGTAATCGTTGGGCTGAATAAAGAAGATGAGACTCTTATTTATGGTTATATAGATTCAAAACATTTAAACCTAACTAAGAGAGTACTAGTAGGTTCCAGAGGTGCGATTATGTATGTACTTACTACTAAATTCCCTGAAGATGAGCTATTCTTCAGTAGGTATTATGGTATGTATAGGACTAAGATAGGCCTCTCTCAAGCAGATATACAGAGAGAGTCTAAAATTCTAGGTAAAGGTAGTTTTCCGTATAGCTTTGAAAGGATGTACGAAGCAGTTGACAACTTTCAGATTTTCCAAGACAAGGATAAGCTGATTGATACTGAATTCAAACATCCCCTCGCTAAACAGATGAACTATACATTTGGCTTAGAGTTTGAGACATGTAAGGGCTATATACCAGAGGATATTTGTTTCAGAGATGGACTTATACCGCTTAGAGATGGATCTATTAGTGGGCTTGAGTATAGTACTTTAGTGTTACAAGGAAATTCTGGACTATCTATGCTAAAACAACAGATAGGTACCTTACAGGAATATACTAGGTTTGACAAAGACTGCTCCTTACATATTCACTTCGGCGGTTATCCATTACAGGCTGATAAACTATGGGCACTTTATTCAGTGTGTTATAGAATTCAGGACAACCTTAAAGGATATGTACCTAAGTTTACATTTTATAGTAGTAGGTATAAGAGTTCTGGAAAGGATTATTGCAAATTCCTACCAGATTTCGACAGCTTTAACGAACTATATGAAACTTTTGTAGGGAGAAGATTCTTTGGTGACTTATCTCAACCACATCCAAATGATCCTAAGAGATGTGCTAAGTGGAGAATTCCGCACAGATATTATTGGGTTAACTTTATAAATTCAATGTGCTATAAGGTTAACAAGACAATCGAATTTAGATTACTTAGACCAACATTTAATTATGCAAAGATAACATTATGGATGTATGTGTTTAATGCAATCTTAAAATATGCCGACAAACATTCAGATACTTGTCACTTAGGACTAGATAAATCAAGCCTAAGGATTTCAGATATACTGGATGATATCTACCCAAAGAGACTTGCTAGTAAAATTAAGACTAGATGGAATCGTCTTAGTAAGGCAGTATTAGATCAAGAAAAAAAGGGTGATTACATTGGCAGTAAGGTTGACATAGATAACAAGTACATACCAGTATTTGAAATAATCTAAAGAACGAAAAGAAAGTAGTAGAAAATTAAATTCTACTACTTATTTTTTTTTACAATTCCTCAATCCATTTCAGAACGAGATTGATACAAGATTCTACATCATCCCAGTGACATTGTTCGTATGGTTGGTGCATGTTCCTGTTTGGTAAGCTCAATAACATGGTTTCACAGTTTGTTGCATGTTCCTGTATTGCACTTGTATTAGTACCTCCAGCTCTACCAACACCAATCTGATAAGGAATGTTATTCTTCCCTGCCAAGTATTTCATAGTGTCGCCAATTCTTCTTGACTTAGCTGGACCATATTCTATTACTACACCCTTGCCCAGACTAATATCACCGTACATTGCTGAACTGATACCAAGATCTTTTTCAGTACTTGGGCAAACGTCAAAATCGATGCTTATTTCGGGGTCAACTCTTCTGGCTAGTACTTTTGCGCCTCTAAGTCCAGACTCTTCACCTGCTACACCTGCACCAAATAATGTAATGTTCTTTTTCACGAGCAAGTCTTCATCTACCCTGCGCAAGATTTCAGCCACGATATACACCCCGAGTTTATCATCGAGACTATTACCGACGATGAATTTACCTGAGGGACCAAAGTTGATATTCTGTTCGTACTTTGGATAGACCATGAGAGTACCTACACCAATACCAAGACCTTCAAGCTCCTTCTTATTAGTGCATCCAAAGTCAAGGCATAAGTCCTCCATCTTAGCAATACTATCATACTCAATACCTGTCTGAACGTGTATCGCCTTATATTGAATAATACCGTCTACCATTCCATCTTTAGTGAGCGCAGAAAGTCTAGAACCAGGTAAGACACGACGATCTTCACCACTAATTCTAACTATCTTACACATACCAGATTCAGTTACCTCACTCACTAAGAAACCAAGTTCATCATAGTGGCCTGATAACAAGATAGGGGTACCATTGATTGCACCTTTTGTAAATACTGAGTTCTGAAATTTGTCGGTGAATGCATGTCGACTGAAATCTGACATGTGATTGTTAAATACATCAACAGCTGCATTCTCATAACCTGTTGGAGATGGTGCCTCCAATAATTCCTCTAAGAACTTTTGATTTTCTTTCATTTCTTTTTCTATGTTTTTATTCATTACAATATTAAGGTATCTAGGGTAATACAGAGTCCGCTTCAAGGCCTTCAAAAAATGACGTCTAGGATGCCTCAAAATCCTTATTAGTGTAATGATAATAAAGCATTACCTGAAGGATATTAGAACTAGATTCTAGTATCCAATTATATTTTCATGTACTTGAAACGAATAGTACTAGTATTATAATGAGCCTGAAGGTGGTCTACGGGAGATTATAGTATGAATAATTTAATGAGGTGACATTAACTTCGGCTTGGCGAAGTAAAAATAGTAGACGTATTTCACTATTAATCAGTAAGATGATTTGAAGTGGGAGTTTGTTATACCCGTGAAATATATAGGCCGAGCGCGTATAAAGGTTTTAAGGACACATTATGACAGACCTACATTTAGTGGGACTGTTTGTGTAACAAAATAAAGATTAAACTATAGCGAAGAGTTATAGTTGGATATGTATGGACTGAACATGAGGAATGATCAGCAGCAATATCAAAACACAGTAGTCAGAATATTATGACGAACTGAGAAATAATAGAATGTATGTATTGACAGGCTATTAAAGTATCGGGGTGGACTACTAGGGATTAAGTAATACAACTTAATTATTAGGTGAGGATTATATCAGTTGATATAGGACCTTGGTATAGTATTGAAGAAGTACTATTGCTCCACCTAATTAGTAGTAGGAAGTCTAGATAAGAGAAGTATCTAGCAAGTTATTAAACTTTATGACATTATTAACAATTTATATTAACAAATTTAAATTAAACAATTATGGGAAATTTTGGTAAAGAAATGAAGAATGGAGCAATCTGTTCTGCAAAGATTGGTGCATGTGCGTTTGTAATTTATGGCGCACTTACAGTAATTAACACAATCCTCGGCGCAGGTAGCAAAGAGGAAGTAAAAACAGAGCCAGAAGTTAAACAATCTGGTGAACAACCTTTAGAGAGTGCTGCTAAATAGCACTCTCAGTACATATTAACAATTTAAAAACTTATATTATGGATAAAGATCTTAGAGGAGAGAGAATTACTATCCTTACTGCAATCGTGGTTTTGATAGTAGGATTCATCTGGAACGTTAGCAATAAGGTTCTAGATAAGGTCGATAAGTAAAACCAATAAACGGGGTCTAGCAGTAGGCCCTAGACATATTAACAATTTAAACAAAGATTATGAAGAAAGAATTATCAGATATTTCTACTATTGGTATAGTAGTTTTATCAACTACAGCTCTGAAGTTATATGACTTATACAGAGCAAAGAGAGTTAGAAAATTGTATTCCAAACTAGAAAAATTGGAGGAAGAAAGCAATGAGAAATAATACAATTGCAATCGGATACGTGACTGTTATGGCGGTTGCGGCAGTGGTTGTCAAGAAATTTTATGACAGCTTCGAAAAAGATTTATTAGAGGATATTGAAAAATTCTCTAAGAAGAAAAACCAAACAAGTGCTGAAGAATAGTAAGCACTTAGACATATTAACAATAAAAAAAATAAAGATTATGAAAACTATAATGAGTGGATTATCAATACTTTCATTTGTATTGTATTTTTTGTGTGTAGTCGTTCTGCACTTTAAACTTGGAAACGACACAGTTAACTTGGTATGTGATATATACCTGGTAGTTATGGTAGTAGTATATGGATACTACGGAACAAAGATCTGGTGGGAGACGCTGGATAAATAGAAAATATATATAACCGGAGACGCATTTAGGAAAGTGTGTTTCTGGTTATAATTTTTGCGTAATCAAGAATATAAATACTTGATCTGATGAGACATGTTTTGTCGAAACGCAGTAATAAAATATTAATAGGAACTAAAGATTCCAGAGGTTATATATTTTATAGTTAGGGTAAGTAATTACTCTAATTATTTTTTGCCTTCTTGATTCCTCTAAATTCCTTATTAGTGGTTAAATAAAACGTCTTTAGCTTAGCTTGTCTGTGATAGATAGGTTAAGCTTTTATTTCCCCTTGATTCCTTAACTATGTATGAAGGTAGATGAAATATTAGAGAAGTATAGTAGTGATAATATTGACCTACTTTATAATAGGTTAGTAGGATTAACAATTGGAGAAAATTGGGAATATGACTATGAGGCATTTAAAAGATTCTATAACAATGTGGATGATCTATGGCTTGTATTATCTATGTGTTAAGAGAAGCGAAAAGAAAAGTAGTAGAAATTAAATCTACTACTTAATTTTTTTTTCAATCTCTGTATAGTCCATTCGCTTTTATTATATCCCATGTACCCTTAGTTATCCATGGGAGAGGGATTTTATTATTTCTCAGTAAGTTTCTAATGGCGGAAGAACTCACTGTAATACTCATGTCGGAAATACTATCACTATATCCTGGTCTGCTTATTTCAACAGTCTTCCAGTTCTTTAATAGTTCTTCTCCTCTATACCACTTCGACATATCTTTCACAGTGTCAGTCCCGCCAAGTATTACAAACTCAATATTCCTGGCATACAAATTCTTCAGTGCCTCTAGTTGATCGTAGGTATAATAGTTTCCATCTTTGTTCTGCCTACTAACTATCTCAATGCCAAACTGATCCTTACTAAAACTAAATTCATACATAGCGGACCTTATCATATCAGCCCTTAAGTCAACACTCACCGCCTTTCTATGTTTCCAAGGATTTTGCACGGCGGGTAAGAACAATACCTTATCAACTAGTCCTTCATTCAAGACCTTACTAACTATTGCAATGTGACCTATGTGAATTGGGTCAAAACTACCAAGTAATATTCCTATCTTCATCTCCACTTAATTAATTTTTCTGGGTTCCTTACTAATTCCTCTAACTCATGCAATTCCTTCTCATAGCTTGGGTACTTATAATACTTTTTAAATGTATTATCGCTGCTTTTAAAGAAATCTAGACTAGACTTTGCATCCATACGTGCAAGTTCTACTGCATAATTTCCTACCGACTCTAGGTAAGGTAACTTTAACTTACCATTCCTATCTAGTAGGCTACTACTAACCTCATCTTTTAAGTACTGTGGGAGATCTTCAAAGCTAATGACCTTACGATTACTATACAATAAGTCATTTATAAATAAGCTCCTGTGATCTTCCGTTATGTTAGTACAAATGACAGTATCAAAGCTAGATTCATCTATTATATCAGCAACATGAAGATACAGGTCAGCGATATTAATATTTCCTGGGTCTAATATAAAATCTTCATCGTCTTCTATATTTACTATAAAACTATAATCAATCATATTCTACTAAGCAGGTCAAAAATTAATTGATAAACTATCGCTGCTCCGGTCAATATATAACACAAGCTAAACGCAAGCTCTGGTAGGACTACTTTATTTATATAGTACTTTCCACCATGACTCTTTAAGAAACAATACTTAACTGTGTCATACCTTTCTAGTAGCTTAACATAATAGAAAGTAGTGATAAACACAAACACAGTAGAGCAAGCTGATACCAAGTGAACATGTCCCACTAGTAATCTGATCACGGCTATTAGTACTACCACGAACAGATTAATACAGCTCAACCAGAACATCTTTTTCTTGGTTGATTGAAACCTTAGGTAATCTTTTTCAGAACTCCAATATCTTACCATCCCATATAAAATGTAAATTGTTTTATCATAAATGCCGTATAGCCTATGAAGTATATAATAATAAAGACATTCACAGCTTTCAATATCTTCACATACTTATCATAAGTCTTCTTTATGTTGTGACGATCTAGGTCATCCAGTCCCCTATTATTGACCCTGCATACATTAAATGTAAAGTCATCTATGTTTACTGTGTCAATCAACATTACAGTACTAACGACAAATAATGTAGCCGCTAAGTAAATTATCATACTAAAAATTGTAAGTAGCATTACTAGATTTACATGCCAACTTACGCCCGATCCTCCAAGTAGTTCTTCCTTGTCGTACTCAATTTTAATAGTACTACCAATATCATGTGTTAGATAAGTCTGTGCATCTACCTCTTTTACCCAATTATACTTACTATTTTTCAGGTACAGATAGTAAGTACTTGATTTCTCTTCGTTTTCTGCTAGCTTATTGACTATCTTCCACTCGCTTTCTACCCTTGTGTGGTACTCTCTTGCATAGTCTTTCATGTCACTACGAAAAATCCATTGTAGTGATAATACGAACAGTGATATAATAATTAGAGTGCTCGTTATTCCTACCTCAGACCACGCATTTTCACCTACAGTAGCCCACCAAATACTAGTCTTCAATGGCTGGTTACCTTTCTTAGACTTTGCCTCGTAGTTCATAGACATAATGTTAGGTAGTATACACACCAGATTTCAAAGGCAGAAACACACAGAACAACTCCCAGTATTCCAAGCTGTAAGTAATCCTCATACTTAACAAACTTATCTGTTATCCAAAGTTTATCAACCTCTTTATCAAACATTAGATTATGTTCTTCTACCCTCCGTAAGAACAGGTAAGTGGAAGTTTCAATATTCCAATCTAAGAGGCCAGGTATGATAAAAACAGGTAGTGCCATAATACACATTGTAAATAGCAGCATAAAACAAGTGACTTTATATCCACCAATTGACTGAAGCTCATGATCTGTTGCCTCCGTTGTCAGTGTGTCGCCTACATTAAAGCTATCATAGTCAACCTTGTCTAGTCTCTTGTTTGTATAGTACTTACCCTTCTCAACTTTAACATAGTAGTCTGTCCTGTCCGTACCTTTGTCTACGTACTTACCAATAATCTTCCACTCTATGTTTTTGTTAAGGTCAGCTACACTCCTAAACTCTTTGACAGTGTCCATAAAAATTAGTTGGGTTACTACAGATACAGCAGCAATTACAAGTACTGCACCAACTACTCTCACTGTTTTTAAGAACTCTCTCCTATTCTCTAGGATCCAACTGAAACGAGATACTAATTTTCTCTGTCCAGACTTTTTTGCTTCTGATTCGTAGTTCATTATTTTATGCTAGCTTACAAGTTAATATTAAGTAGTATACACACCAAGTAGAGTAACCTATCATTAGAGTAACCACTATACCTTTTATTAGGTTATATCTGGTTACGTACAGGTCGAATTGTTTTTGTATTCTAGGATCATCTACCCCTACTCTATTATTCTCTGACATAATCCAGCTCCTGAACCTAGAATAGTCTGTATATCCCTTCTCAAAAAAATCAGCTACATTGCAAAATACTGCAATAAGCAATAGTGTCTGAATTGCAAGAGATACAAATCCAATTATCGCAAGATATTCAGGCTTGTTCTCAGGAAATAAGTCACTCTTAGTATATTCTATTGAGATCGTACTTCCGACATTAGTAATATTATATCCAACATTACTAACTTTCTTTGCCCACTTGTACTTACTATCTTGAAGCACTAGGTAGTAAGTATTATCTCTAAAGGTGTCATCTACAAACTTACCAACAACACGCCACTTTGAGATTGTACTAGTCTCCCACTCGCTTATCTGTTCCTTAGCTGTCCCGAACATCAGAAACTGTGCCACCATTATAGCAGCAAGTACGGTAGACATTATACAAATTGTCCTAACAGTTTCCCTAGCTTCATGGTTACTGTTATAAAAGATCCAATAAAAACTCGATCTTAATTTTCCATTTGACGTTTTCTTCGTCTCTGCTTCGTAATTCATTTTCTCATATTTTTTGTTAATAATCTACTAATAAGGAATTTAGAGGAAAAAGAAAAGGTAAGTACTTAATACCTACCTCTCTTATGATTAAAGATCTGCTATATCTTCCAATTCTTTAGTGTCCAAGTCGTCTGTAGTTGATAAGTAGTTAGAAATCTCCCTTACTACTAGGTCTTCTACATAATCTTCCAGTTCCATACTACCACCAGTTATATTAAGATCCCCAATACTTACACGGACCTCATTATTAATACTTTCTAGCTCTGGATACTCACCACCAAGTTTTAATGTTCTGGTTGCACATCTTAATTCTACTCCATCAGTTCCCAGATTTTTCCTAACTTGTAATAGAACTGAAATATCCCTCTCCTTCCTGTCTACTAATGTTGGAATTCTTACCTCCACTACTTTAGACTCAAAATGTTCATCTCCGTCAAAGTATTCATAGTAAGTTGGAATATACTTAATCTTATACTCCCTCTCTAAGTATCTGTTGGGCCATCTTCTCGTCACATACTTAACTAGCCTACTCAGCTTTTTGAAATAGTTAGGGCTTGACTTAAAATACTTACCTATTCTTTTAGTGGCGAGATCTAATTCAAATCCCTCATCACTAATGTCAGAGTAGTGTCTTTCAAACCAATCCCAAATTACACTCTCTTCTCCAGTTACATCAATAAACCTACAGCTGTCCTCGGGAAACCTATTAAAGCTGCTATCATAGTGTTTAACGTCAAAGAATCTAACTCCACTACACCTAGGAAGTCGCCAACAGTTACCAATACTTGTAGATACTAATAATCTCTTTCCATCACTCTTTTCTAGTTCCATGCATTCGTAGAGGGTATCTTTTCTTTTTTCATCAACGCCTAGGTATGAAAACTTAAGCCCCTCATTCTCCCCTTCGAATCTATCTTTTATATATTCAAGAGTTTCATACATTTCTAATTCTTCCATAATCTATTAATCTAAGTCATCATATTCGTGTGTCTCTAAAGGTTTTTTCTTAATAGATTCTTCAATATTATCGTCCAAGTAAATTCCCTTACTGATCATTGTTCTTGCGGCGATTATCTTTATCTCAACTGTCTGTATACTATCAAATAAGCCTCTAATAAATTCTTGCTCTTCCTTTGGCGGGTCTGTTCTAGTGCTTTCAATTCTCCTCAAGTATACGCAGTCTTTTTGAATATTTACTGCGTCAATATTAGAGGAAGTTATTAAGCACTCAAGTCTTCCGCCAATCGTCCTCCTAGAAAAACTGAGACTTACTAACCACAACACTAATACTAAGATAATTAAACCAAGCCCTGTAAATCCAGCCGTCCAGTATTGTTCTTGTATGGCATAGTAAGTTATCAATCCAATCATAGCCATACAGGAGATACCAGATAGGACTAAGAATATATTGTTAATCTTCCTGTCAAGCTTATTACATAATCCAACTAGTGCGGTGATTACTTTATTAATATTATCTGTTTCCATGTGTTATAAAAATTAAAAGAGGGTCAAGTATAACAATGTATACTCAACCCGATTAGTACTCTTAGATTTCGGCAGCCTCAAACGACTTCTGCTCCATCATTCGAATCACTCTGTTAATATCAGATGCTCTCCTTTCTCCTGACCACTTTGTTTTTGGATAGTTCAGTTTACTAAGAGAACCTGTTAGGTTATTCTTCTGATCAACATCGTAATTATTATAAACTCCAACAGGCTCTAACCATAATTGATCACTGTTATCACCTACTAGCTTAAATACAGCATACTTAGTAGGTGTCACAAGTACATCAACATAGCAACCTTCCTGGAATCTATACTTTGACCACCTAAGTTGATCTCTGACACCCACAATGATTGCTCTTGTTACGTTATTATTATTCTCAACCTCCCACATTGGAAATTTGAAATTACCAAGATCATAGTATAAGTCAGCCTTCCCATAAACACCCTCTGCTCTGTCTAAGATATTCCTATACATGAAATCAGAAATCTTCTTAAATGAGTTTGTTCTATTGTGGATGATAGTAGAAATGACATCAAGATCATATTTCTTAGTGTCACCCTCTCTCATACAGTACTCACCCTTATTCATTGTCTTCTCACTAATCTTAGTAAGTGACAAGAGTGGAATCTCATTAGAACTAATACCTGGCGTGTTAACCTGGTATAGATAATAACTCTGAAGATTTGTGTTGTTAAGGAAGAATGGATATACTCTTCCAATCATTGTGTTGTGTAATCTAGTACGTCCCATTTTTTAATAAATTTAATCTGGGTTAAACAATTATATTAATTACTCTCGTTAATTCTTTTTATTGTTAGGTGGAAGTCTAGTAATAATTCTACCCTTTGTTAAGTCATAAGGGCTCATTTCTACTACTACACCGTCACCTGCCATGATTCTGATAAAATTCTTCCTGATCTTACCAGAAATAGTGCAAAGTATCTCATGTCCGGAATCTAAGGTAACTCTAAACATTGAATTACCCAACTCCTGAGACACCTTGCCATCTACTTTAATATTATCTTGTTTCATATAATACTTCTTATTAAATTATTACTTTGGAGTTTCTGTCAGTCCTTAATATGACTTCTCGAAATCTACAAGCTACTAACTCATTACTAAGGGATTGAGGTACATTTGAGACCCCATTATAGTAGTTTACGATATCTGTTAGTGTTATCTTAAAGTATTCGTATTCTAGTGGGGTTCTAGTTGTCCCATTATTCTCTACCTTATACTCACAGATACAAGTACCATAACTCTCCCTTGCTTTATCAACTAGCTCTACTATTACATCAGCCACAACCCTACTAAGTTTACTAGTAAGAGGTATTGGTTTAGGTGTTCCAAACTTAACTGAATTATCTAGTTGATCAAATATCTCAGATTCGTATGCCCAATGATTTTTTCTGTACAGCTCGATATAACTATACATACTATTAAGATCTTTGAATATAGTCCCCTCATCTGAATAAGAGTCTACAATGCCAGCAGTAATATCCTTCACACTGATACCTAGCTCATTAAAGAGACTTGTATAGTATGACACTCTACTGACATTATTATCATTCATGGTATTAATGAAGTAAGACTCAACCACATCATTGATTAATTCCGTATCCTGACTAGTACTGTCCTTTGTAATACTAAACATCGTAACTCCCTTCTGAATAGAGTTAGTTGAGATGATAGTATTTAAGATTGTAGTACTTAAGACAACCTCTAGCTGTTCCTTTATCGGTGCATTAATGTTTCTATAGTCTTTTACTTTATCCGACATTAGACTAAGAGGTTCAAATATACTGAAAAGATCCGTATAATCTCTCCACCTGTTACCGCCATAAGGGACTGTGCACTTACTCACTGCACTGTCAATCATCAATCCCCAATAGTTAGTAATGTCAAAGCCGTCTATTGGTTCAAGTGCTTTACCGCTCTCTACCATAGGCTTAGGTGAAAATAGGACTTGTAGCTTATTATCATCATTAGTACCTTGACCTAATACATGGTTCTTAAGTACATCCTCTACAGATTTCTCAGTGTCTTTGTTGATCTTACTTACTACTAGATAACCTTTGACGTAATCCTGTGGGTCTACTAGTAGTTCAGAATCTAAGTTATCCCTTCTCCTAACTAGCACCTCACCTAAGTAGTAGTAAGTCTGTGTTTCTGTATCATATCTATAACCAGGCTTCCACTTAGCACATCCAGTTTTCTTGAATATACTACAATTAACAACCCTGGTCATCTCGTCAAAGTATTCATCGTACTCTTTCATAGTCTTACAAGCAAGTACTACCTCGCCTGGATAATCCTCTGAAAATGCAGCTTCAAACACAGAACCATCATTAACGATTCCCTTGTCAATACTACAACCTTCCAAGATATTACCTAGGTACCTTCTATCCTTTGCGAAATTACATAGCTCATACCATTCGTCTTTCTTAGGTAGTTCTTTAGATTTGATAAATACTCTAAATTCTCTACCTAACCTCACTTGGAACTCATTATTATCCAAGAGCACATCATCAAGTACAAGGTTACTCGCTCTATAGTCACTACCGATCATCTTTCTTACATTGGACTTATATACTTTCTTTCCGTCCATGTAGAGCCAGACCTTATTTTCTTGGTTACTTACTAATGCACTAAGCTCTGTTACTAATCTCCACTTCATACCTTAATTTTCTATTATTACTTTAACTTTTACTTTAACGCCATTAAATTTAATAGTTGTACCACCAATAAATTTCTCTACCGACTTTAATACATTAATAAGGTTTTCATCTGGCTCTATTACCTTTTCTGGCGTTGTTAGAGTAAAAACTGCTTGCTTATACTTCTTTCTAACTTCATCAATGCCTGTAATAGACTCGAACTTGAATAGATGTCCACCTAGTAACTCTTCTGCCTCTCTAAACTCAGGAATATTCCAAGCTTCCCTATTTAGTCTAGCATCCAAGAAATCACTCATCTCTGCAATAATCTCTTGACCACTGCTAGGTGTTCTACGGCAATCTATCCACCCATTCTTCTTATACCAGATCAGGGTTCTATTTACATTAATAACTAACTTCTTTAAAGTAACGGCTGCTTCCTTCATTGTTCTTAATTAAATATGATAATAGGCCATCAAGATTTTCCAAGTACCTTCTAGATGCACCACACCTATACTTCAGATCATAACAGAGACAGTTTCCAAAATCGAACATATAATATATAGTCTCAAACTTAAAAAACTCATCTTGCTTATAATCTATTCTATAACTCCCGATATCAAGGTAACTATATCCAGAATCGACCTCCGCTACTAGACGAACCTCACTAGTCCTTAAGAACTCATTATCAGTATAACTAGTAGTATCACTAAGTCTTGTCAAGGTAAAGCCAGGTAAGTCGATTGAATCCTCCTTACTAAGCTCCTCTCTTAACGTATCCTCAGTATCGGTGTCGGTTGGGTTGAGGACAGTAACAGATCCTACAAACCAATCATACCAAATAATCTTGCCACTATTCAATTTAAAGTCTGTCCACCTTAAATGTTCTGGAAGGTTAAGTCTATACCTGAACTTAATCACCTTCTCCTTATTAAAAGTAGGGCGAAGTTCCTTGAGTTGTTCTAGAAATACTGGTATCATAGGTGATTCTTCTTAAAATATTCAACAATACTTGTACTATCCCAACTAACCCTTTCCTCCTTTGGACTTCTACTAGTTGGGCCAAATGTTTCTTCTACTGCATCTACATACATACTAGAAGAAAAGTCACAACCGCAAAAGAGATTATTCCACTCATCAGGTAGTAGTGATGATTCGATATCAAGCTGCTCTAATGCTAAATTATCAAAACCTATCACAATATTTGGGTTAGGTTCAGACGTCTTACCTGTTCTGATCTCGAATATTAATTTCTTAATACCCTTCTTCCAGTTCTCGAGATCTACACTAGTCCCTGCTGCTCTACCAAACTGCTTATAGCCTAGTATTAAAATTCTAACAGGTCTATCTAGGTAAGCACTTTCATTGACAATCTCATAGAGCTTCATAATATCATCCACTGGAAATATACCAGCGATAATATGAAATACAGACCTTTCCAACCTACAAACGCTCTTAAATAGTTCACCAACAACTGGGATCTTTTCAATGCTAACGCCAACTGCCTCATAACAATTGGCTACTATACTATAGCTGCTGATTGGGTCACCGTCAAATTCTCTCTGAAGTGTCTTATAGTTGACTGTTATTCTTGGTTGGAAATTGTTTGCCCTCAGCCACCCTACTAGCTTCTCTGCATCACTAATACAATCCTCATCAAAAATATCACCGCCACCTACTGCAACTTCAATTCCACACTTCGGGAGCTTATCTAGGACCTCAATTGTCTTCTCTAGGTTAAACTTCTTTGCACCAGCCACACTAGATTCATGACAGTACTTACAACCTATACTACACGCATTGGTTATCTTAAGGTCAATACTATCGGGAAAATCTGCACACAAGTCCTCATCGAATCTAAGTGCTCTCTTCACCTTAGAACCATCTCGACGACTCATTACAAAATAGTTTCCGTTTATATACTGATAGCTCTTTTTATCATTAATATATTTTGAACAGCTATAAAAGAACGTGTTTACTAATTCTTTACTCATTGACCTTAACGTTTAATTTTACTCTAATTAATCCATCATAATTACTCTCGATAAATTCAGCAGCATCTTGACCAAATAATGGATCACCAAATACATGATTTTCATCCTTCTTCCCAAAGGTCATTAGCTTACTCGCAAAATCTTTAGTTGCATAGTATAGGCATGGGTAATCATCGTGTCCTTTTGCCAAACGATGCCACTCACTATTAACAGGAAACACCCCTAGACTATCTCTTAAGTTGATCAGGAAGTATATACTATCATTCTTAGCTGACCCTGTTAAGATCTTCTTGTCTTCCGGTGTCATTGATCTAGCAGTACCGTTCTCAAAAACAATACTATTAGCTATCTCACAAGAAAACTGAGAGCTGGATAAGTAGTTATAGTCTGCATAGAAACACTCTAGTAGGTCTATAGGATACTCAGGGATACTAAACTGAACCTTACCAACCTCTCCGCCGTAATCCAAAGTTACCTCTGCACCTACTATATTACTATTATCAAATGCAGGATTATAGAACTCATCCGTTTCATCACTATTATCGTTGCCTGTAAATAACCACGACTTACTGTTAAATAGGAAGTTCTTTAAGCTGTCCTTATTGTCAACGATATGATCAAAGATGCAAGTAGATTCATGGTCAATTTCTGGATATCCTCCATCATCGGTCTTACTATTGACCCAAGTGAATTTAACACCATTAGCACCAGTAAACTTGCAAACTAAGTTACTGAGCGTTGATAGCTTTTTGTGAACATCCATATATTTTTGTGCATATGACTTCTCGTTCCACTTAGTGCTATGATAATAGATACCACAGACATAGAGTAGTTTGTCTTTTATTGAATTCATTGCTTTCCACTCCCATCCGAAACATCTACCGGACTCTAAGACAATATCACCGTCTTCGTCCAGGTCTATGTCACTAGATAACTCAATACTCGCTCTATTAATTACAACAGAGTGAGATGAGCTACTGTTTGTTTCTGGGAGGTTAAATCTTTCTACTTTCTTAATTTTTCCCATAATTTATAATAATTAAATTTATTCATCTACTAGTAAGGATTGTAAGGGAGAATAAAAAAGGTAAGGACATTAAACTATCCCTACCTATATTTCTTTGTTTCCTTGTCAAGTATTTTTAAGAGCTTTGGTATCCTAAACTCCCCTGACATCATCTTAATATTTCCAGCTGCTACATTATCTGGAAGACCTATACCCTGTACCCATAATGGTTTTTCCGCCGATCCTCTAAGTAATGATGCACTAATCTCACTCGTCCTACAAAATTCAGACTTTGCTAGGCCTATTATTTTTAGCCTTGGCATATTCAGCTCATCAAATAGTTTCTTCCCTAGGCCATCTTTCTCTGTACCATCATTGAACCTAAGCCTAAGAAATCCATCCACTATTATCGTCTCTACCTTGTCTAGACTTACTTTCTCTACTAACAGACCAAGAACACAGGGAAGCTCTCTCTTGTAGAACTCCCCTGGTATATAGGACGAAAAACTAGTGCAGATACTACTTATTATTTCGGCGGGTTCATCATCTGTCCACCTATTAAACAAGACACCTACTGTTAATGCGAGACTGTCTGAATAATAGTAAGTATCTACCGCTAATTTCATACATCCATTACATCTAAGAACTTAATCGTCCCAATGTAATCACCAAATACAGTGAGCTTATATTCTTTGTCAGACTTATCAAATACAATATTATAATTTACTGTATCATCTTTGTCCAGCTTAAAAATTACTCTCCACTCATCACCTTTAACATGATGAAGCTTAAGACTACTAACCCTACCTACTAAGAACTCACCATCCACCTTCTTGATCGTTGCCTGAATATTTCTTGAGTATCCTAGTAATTCACCCTGCTTCTTTGTTTCACTAATATCGGCAAGAGCAGTGAATGGTAAGGTATCTCTCTCTGCATAAAGACGAGACATCCTATCAAACAAGAATGACTCCTCCATCATCTTACAGTGAAGACTAAGCGGCATAAAGCGATTCATACTAGACTGAAGACCTTGACCCATGATGTCGAAGCTAAAACCCTCTGGTATGATCTTCTCTGTGTAGACCTTATGATCCTCAGCTGTACTCTTTGCGCGCTCTGGAAAATAGTACTCAATCTGGTATGTCATTGTAATAGGGTCATATCCACTAATCTTGTTTATCTTTACCCTCTCACACTTAGTATCATAACCATCACCACTGCTCTTTTTCTGGTAGTCTACATAAATTGCATACTGACCAATGAGCTGTAAAATCTCTGAACCCCCTGGAACCCACTTGAGACTACCTGAATTAAAACCATATCTCTCAGTCATTAACTTCAAGTAGTCTTTCTTTTCTTTCTTCTTATCTTCCATAATCTTTTTTAATAGTTAAATAATACCTTTTTCTACTAACAATCTCTCAACCTCTATCCAATCAATAAAAGGACGAACGCTAATAGAGAGATCGGTTTTCAATGGAGCACCTAAGGCAGCATCGTCAATATAGAGATGTGCAAAAATCTTCCTACTACTTGTCCATCTGTTCTGTGTCAAGTTCTCATTAATACCTACCAATGGAATACCTCGCTGCGCAAACCAATCAACAGCTTCCTCTAGGTAGTTTGGATCACCTGGACTTGTTGGCTCACCTCTCATTGTATAGAGAATAAGCTCATGCCCTGCCTCAACTAGCCTCTTAAGTACTGGAACTGCGCCAATATCCTTGCCAATCTCTGGAAATTCATGACTAACAACAGTACCATCAAAATCAATACAAATCTTCATCGTTTCTTACTTTTTCTTATTAGTCTTTTACAATTACTACACTTATACGTTGACTTAATCTCATTGCCTGATACTACCTCACTGACAAGCCTAATATCTCGACTCGGTTTCTTACAGTCTGGACATGCAAGCTCACTATTCTTGTCATCCTCCTTAGAAAATTGTAAGACTAGTGAAACTACAACCACTGCACTAACAAAAATACCCGCCAGGCAGATTAATAGAATATCCATCATTCGCTGTCCTCCTCTTCGTCGTATTCGTATTCTTCATCCTCATCTTCGTTCTCTTCTTCTTCGTCTAAGTCACCTAAGTTAACAAAATTATACTTACTACCAAAAAAGATTTCACCGGATTCTGGAAGTTCTGCAACAATAACAGTTCCTCTATCCTCATGCTCTTCAATACCAGTTACCTTACCAGATACCCAATCATACTTAAATGTTAGGTCTGGTGAAATAGCTACATAGTCTCCTACTTTAAATTCATCTTTCATAATAATACTTTGTTTTAATTACACTGTTAAGGAATACAAGACGGGGGAGTGGAAAAAATGAGCAGTACTATATTTCAAGTACTGCCCCTAGAAACACGGCGCATTATAAAAATCATTTGAAAAGGGTGGCTCCTATAATTCCCCGTGTGTTTCTACGTGTGTTAATTTATTCTTATTATTTCCATAAAAGTATTTTCTATGGTCGATATTATCAAGTAGACACCATAACTACTTGGATTCAAACCAAGTTCTACCTGCAACTTAATTGTTACAGCGCTTTAGTCCCATATAAGCTATAGTCATTGTATACCTCTATCTGACTCTATCGATTATTCTCAACCTTATACTAATTAACTAGTAAGGTCGTGATTGTTCAGTGAAGTTCTTAGGCTCCACATCAGTAATTGACTATTCAGCCGCATACTGGTTTTAGTTAAACTATGAACCACTACAACCTAACACAAACGTTAACAATGTGGACCACTCATGAACTAAGATCCACGAGCTTCGGACTTCACAGAGAAATGGTCTTTCATCAAATGATCAACTCTTACTTTCTCTCCATCCGTGTAATCGACAGTCCCTGCCGATGTTAATTGTGCCACTCTACAGGCTAAAAAACCTGTGGATTTTAACGGCATTAATATAAAATTAAGAAGGTTTTGTGTCTTATAATATGGTTTAAAATTTCTTGTTACACATTAATGCCACTAGTAGTCCTTATAGGTCCCCAGTTTTTCAGCAGAGCATCGCCCCACCTCAAGCATTAATTTCTTGTGTCTTAATAATATAAATTTCAGGTTCTTTACGTAGGAATCATGCAAACACTAGAACCGCATTACATTCCATAATACTAATCTAGTTGTCACTTAGTAGATCTCCTCACGAAACTAAACATCCACGAAACTTACTACCTCATGACCTGTTTATCCATGTCTCCTACATATATAAGAAATCAAGGCCTTTTCAAACTGCATTAATTTTCGAGGCCTTCATACTTCCTACACTAATAAGAAATCAAGGGGATCTCAAACGCCCTTATTTCTTAAGGACTACGGCAAAAAAAAATAAGCTAAGGTATTACCCTAGCTTACTTAATATTCTCACGTAACCACTTAATTATCTCATCCTTATTATCTACACCTAGTCTTGTCTTGAATAACCTAACAACTACCTCATCAAGATCAACACCAAGGTTATCTAGCTCACTCTCATCATCGACAGTCTTACAGTACCTACAAGAATCACACAGTACCGTATATCTTAGGTGAGCAGGTATTACATCCCACATACAAGCAAATTCCGGAATCTCAACACTGGCAACCTTTAACTGACTACCACAAACAGGACACTTATACTTTCTCTCTATCATAAGGCAAAATAATATGGACTAAACGCACGGACATAATTTTCATCGAGGAGACTGACGCATCTAACCTCCGTAGGACCTATATACTCTGCGTCATGATTCGATGTGTGTAGGTGTCCGTGAATATTAAGGTCCGGTTTCATATCTTCTAGTAATGTTCTGATCTCCTTATTACCAACTGAACTACCACCCCAATAAACATCAGGCTGAAGAACAATATCACTACAACCATAAGGAGCATCATGAGTAATAACAAGAGACTTAACCGTGTAACCATCAAACTCCTTCTCCAGCGCCTCCTTTGATTTACCTCTTACCTTGTCAAATTCCTCCCTCTGATACTCTGGCGTGTACATAAAAGCCCAATCACCAAAAATCTTACACATAGGAGAGCCATACACATACACAAGATGGTTTGGTAGGTCATCATCAAGTAAGAGAGTACTGGAATTGCATAGATAAGTAGTACGAGGACCTAAAGCAGTAACGACTTTATCCAGACTCTTATTGTACATGTAAAAGTCATGATTCCCCGCCACTAATAGGACCTTTTTCTTCACAGGCAAACTCTCTACCCACTCCTGATAATCCTTCTTCAACCACTTCTCAACCTTCCTGTCATCTTGTTGAATATTAAGAGGTACTAAGTCACCCGCAATAATAAGATAATCAACCTCCTTATCTAGACTCACCCCTAGATCACCGTGTAAGTCTGAAATCGCCGCAAAACTGATATTATTCTTCTTCATCTTCTACTACTCTAACTGGTATATTCTTTTTTCTTGCTATATCAATCATCATCTCAGTTCCCTTATTCTCAGCATACGCACTCTTAAAGGCAATCACTGCGTTAGCCGTTTCTGCCATCTGTAAGTTCCTGAGATATCCCGCCTTCTTACCATGCTTCTTCCAATCCGCCGGAAATACCTCACACCTAAGACCATACTCACCGGCAAATTTTTCACCTAATTTATCAGCACCTTCAGCATGACCAGATATGACAACAACCTCTAATGATAAGTCGGACATCTTTTTTCCTAGGTAGTATAAGCACTTCTTCTTTAGTCTAGCATAATCGGTATAACTCCTACTACCTGCAATAATAACTCTAAACTGATTTACTTTCATCGCAAAAAAACTATTATTAATTCTCACACTAATAAGGAACAATGGACAGGAAGTATGCAAGATTGATAGTTTGGTAGTTTTCTTATTTTTCCTATTTTTCTAATTTTGACATGCAGGTCGATGTATTCCCAGGTTAGATATAATAAAACTAGTAATGAATATGTGAAAATAACAGCTCCATGCCTTATTAGTAGAAATGAAACAGAATATTAATATGAAAACAGGTAAGCTAATAGTTATTTCAGCTCCCTCTGGTACAGGTAAAAGTACTATTGTTCAGAGAATAATAAAGGAGCATCCAGAATTAAACTTGATATTTTCGATTAGTCACACAACTAGATTACCCAGGGGGACAGAGAAAGATGGTATAGAATATTTCTTCACTACACAAGAACAGTTCAAGAAAGATATAGCGTCAGGACAGTTTCTAGAGTATGAAGAAGTGTACGATGGCCAATTTTACGGCACTCATAGGTTACAAGTAGAGAAACTGATAGAAGATAAGCACAATGTTATCTTTGATGTTGATGTGAAAGGTGGATGTAGTATTAAGAGATTCTATGGTGATCGTGCACTAAGTATCTTTATTCAACCACCCTCTATAGAAGAACTTAGGAGAAGACTTATTAATAGAAAAACTGACAGCCCGGAAGCAATCAATACTAGACTATCAAAAGCAGAGTATGAACTTACATTCTCCGGCAATTTTGATAAGATAATTATAAATGATGGCCTGGAAAAAGCAGTACAAGAGACTTATGAAGTTATCACAGAGTTCATGAATAAGTAGTAACAGGGATCGGGTAAGCCTGCAGCTCCCCTCCCCGCCTTCCCGTTGCCACAATATGAACCTCCTTCATTACCATTCAGGAGAACCCTATTGAACCCGGGGAAGGTATTCACCTTATGTGGCGTCGCCGGCAGAGCACGGCTCGACGGTCTTAAGGGTAAACTTGATCAGACCCCTGAAGTACATCTGTGGTTAGGATACAAGAAAATACCGAGCGCCAGCGAGGGATTTTGTATGAACATTACAGATGAATATAGGGGTTTCATAATTTTTCTAAGCTAGGATATATATTAGGAGACTCCGTCTCACGATTTAATGAAATTATGAAAAATGTAGTGATAGTGTTCTAAAAGACTTATCTATGTAATAGATAGGGGCATTAAGCGGGCCGACGCCAAAATTAGGCCGCTTAAGCCCGGAACCATATTCATTAACATTTTAAAAATAATTTTTATGACCGAAGAAGGAGCTATCGTAGTAGAAGTACCTAAAGGGTATAGGTACATCTCAGAAATCCCAGATTTCAAAATTAACGACTTCCCACATATCCTGAATAAACAGATACCAGGATGTGGGTTTACTGAGTATTGTATTGACCCTGCTAAAAACAGTGAAGATATAATACTATGTAGTCCTAGAAAGATCCTACTAAAGAATAAGTATGATCAACACGTAGGAGATGTATTCCTAGTTGAAAATAAGTATGAAGTAGAATCTAGAACAGACAAGGATCTTACAAAGATAGAGAAAGAAAGGGGAGGGAGCATCTTTACTGAAGAAAAAGCACCGACAAAGGAAGAGATTGAACAGGCTGAGAAAGAAAAAGTAGGTTTTTTCAATGGCTTAAGAGAGGACTTAAAGAAGTATATCATAGGCTGTAGGTTTCTCAAAAAGCCAGTGAAAATCTTAGTTACTTATGACTCATTCAGAATTGTAAAAGATATTATTAAGAGCATTGATGAGCTTGATAATTTCAGAGTAATTGTGGATGAATTTCAGAGTATTTTCACCGACAGTAGATTTAAACCAGATACAGAAATGGTATTTGTTAAGAACCTGCAAGAAGTGAAGAAGCTCTGTTATGTTAGTGCAACTCCAATGATGAAAAAGTATTTAAGTCAGCTAGATGAATTTAAAGATCTTCCTTACTACGAACTAGATTGGGAAGTACTAGATCCAGATAGAGTAAGGAAGCCAAAACTTACACTTAAAAGTATGAGGTTTATGTATACAGTAGTTGGCCCAATCATACAAAAATACTTAGATGGTAAGTTTGACTATAGGTTTGTGAAAGGAACTAATGAAGGTGAAGTAGTAAAGGTAGAGTCGAAGGAAGTTGTTTTCTATGTCAACTCTGTCTCCAATATTACAAACCTGATCAAACGTGCAAAACTAAAACCTGATCAAGTAAATATTCTAGTTGCCAATACCCCAGAGAATACAAAGAGGATACATAAGAGGCTTGGTAGAAAGTTCAACATAGGTACAGTTCCATTAAGGGATGAGCCTAGAAAGATGTTTACCTTCTGCACTAGAACAGTATACCTAGGGGCTGATTTCTACTCTGATAATGCCCAGACGGTAGTACTCAGTGATGCAAATATAGAGACCCTGGCTGTTGATATTTCTCTAGACTTACCTCAGATATTGGGTAGACAGAGATTAATAGAAAACCCATGGAAAGATGAAGCTACTGTCTATTTCAGATACTTACTGGATAAGAGTAAAGTAAATAAGAAAAGTTTTGATGATAAGATAAAAGAAAAGATGGGAAATACTAATGGTCTTTTAGTAGCCTATGACGAATTAAAAACAGATGACTCTAGGTATCGTATTTCCGACTGTTACTGGAAGATAGCGAAAGCTTATAATTATCGAGATGATTATGTAGCGGTAAATATAGAAGAGGATCCAGAGACAGGCGGACCTAAACTTATACCAGTTGTAAATAACCTAGTACTTGTATCAGAGAGGCGTGCTTTTGATATGCAGCAGACAGAATATGCAGATAGGTTTACAGTCTTTAATGAGGTTGGTAAGGTATCCACAATCGAGGCTATGAGTGATAAGGTGTCGGAGTTCTTTGAGGAATATGAATTGAGAGACTCAAGACAGAGGAAGTTGAAGTTTTTATGTGAGAGTTTTGAGAAATTTGATAAAAGTGAGTGGAGGTATATACTTGATAACTTGACAGAGATTCATTTCCAAGAATACGTAGAAGTACTAGGTCTTGATGAATGTAAAGCACAAGCATATAATACATCGCTACTGAATAAGAAACTTGATATCTTAAGTTTTGATAAGAATTCATTAAAGGATGATATCTATAGTGAATTTAAAGTAGGGCAAACTTATCCAAATACTTATGCAAAATTAAAGCTCGGTGAAATCTACAAGAAAAATAACTTTAGGGCCACGCCGAAAGCTAGTGACCTAAAGGAATATTTTGATACTAAGCCCAAGCAAGTAAAAGATGAGACTGACAAATGGATAAATGGAATCTGTATATTGAATAAAAAATAAATTTAGAGAATAGGTTAGACGATTAAGTTCTATCCTACTCTCTTTTTTTTTATTCCCCTATGAAGCTCTTGATTAATTCTGCTTCTTTCCCCTTTTCTATGATCCCTGCTTTTACATTACTATATCCCATCTTGCTAATCTTCTCTACTAGTTCTTTGTCGGCTTCATTATAGAGGACGTAGTAGATAAAATTTCCCAAGTCTCTGTGTGTATAGATATAGTCAAGTATTCCGAAGTGTATATCGAAGAGGTTACCATCGGTCGTATCAATTAAGAAAACGTCGGTATCATGTTCTTTCAGTTTCTTATCGGTACTACTTAGTTGGTATTTCAGTCCAAGTTCTTTCTTTACTATCTTCCTGAACTCTTTACTATCAAACACTGCTTCTCCTGTGTGATGGAATAATACTTGTTGTGGTCTTTGTATTTCATCGAACCTAGTATTAAAAGTTGAGGGTGTAATCTTAAAGCACAGGTATTCTCTTTGTGACCCAGGGAGAATGCTTTTATACAGGTGAACATCGCTAAATTGTGCGTCATCAAAATCTGTGAGTCCTAGTGTTCCTCTAAAAAACCTCACAATAGAATCTGACGCGAGTTTTTCGAAGTTAGCACAATCTCTCTGTTTAATACCTGACTTCAAGATAAATTGTTCAGTGACTGTAAATTGTTTTGTTGTTCTGAGCCAATCAAGGTGCTGTGTAAAATCAATGGACTCTAATTGTCTGTCTATAATAGTTTCCATCTTCTTAGCCTCAGCATTTTTATAGATATAGGGTACTGGTTTTCCTCCCTTATAAAGTAGTCCAGCCCTATACATGTTATTAACGGAGATGAGTTTTACGTCATCCAGTGTAATTACTAAGTTTATTTCTTTTTTCATCAATGTATAAAATTTAAGAAACCCAGAATATATCTCTAGGTTTCTTTTTCATTTTTTTATCTAAACGGTGAATCGACTCTTTTCATTCTTCCCATACTATTATCTATTTGGTTATTGACTTGTGATCTCGCCGCATTATAGTTGCTAATCATCATATCAATTTCCTGTTCTGAGAAGTATCGTTTTTCTTGTATATTCTTCAGATCTTGGTATACGGACTTAGGTATTATTTTAAACCTACCATTACCAAGTCTTATTGAATATGCGATAGAGTTTTCACCATGTCTATTTTTACATATATAGAACACACCAAGTCCATTAAGGTTTTGTGGTTCTTTTGTTCTGGTTATACATACATCAGCGATATGTCCCTTCCTACTTGACGTTCCTAAGTTTTGCAGTTCAATTGGGTTTCCGTCGCTCCATGTAAATTGTTTTGGTTGACATAGGATCCAGCTATTAATTCCTGCATACTTAAGTTTTGTAAATTCATTATATAGATCACCAAACTCAGCATACATAGAATCACTGCCGCCATTTTTACCATCGCCTCCCATCTTAAAGTTTTCATCATAATCAACAAAAACCGCCTTATATTTTTTCGGACTATCTATTACAAACTGGACAAATTCCGCTGCGTTAATAGTACCGGCAGGAGCAATGATGATGTCTAATTTATCTCCTATTTGTTGGCTCATTTCTTTATAGATCCCCGCCAAGTTTTCTCTCACATCACGAAAAGACAGGCCGGTATAAATCGCAGCGAGTCTAATAAATAAGCTTTCCCAATCAAGGTCACCCATAATAAGCATACAAGTAGGAACCTTATGTACCATTGACATATGTAGTGCCTCTGCCTCTGCGATAAGTGATTTACCTACTGATGGCGGAGCACTAATTACTACTATATCACCAGGTTTAAATGCACCCTCTGAGAAAGATTCATTAACAAAGCTCAGTGATGATGTTAGTTTTCCCTCTTGTCCAGATTCCGCAACGATTGTATTAATATCTAGGTTATTAAAACTAGTAGTGCTTAAGTAATCAGTGCTACCTGTCTTAAATTCTAGCTTCTTAAGATATTCTAAGTATTCAGAGGGGCTGTCACTATAAAGTCTATTTGCTCTTTGTACATAGACGGTTGCAACTATGTCTCTGATATACTTTCTTGCGGGCTCTATCTGGTCCTTATTATATTTCTTATACTGGATTATCTTGTTTAGTATTTCCTGGCTCTCCGTTTGATTTTTTCCTGTCTTAGCTAGGATACTTTGAAACAGAGGTAATCCAATACTTTCCAGTGGATAATCTTTAATGGCGCCTATTAATTCTTCAATGAGTGGATTTCCAGACGTTGATGGATTAGTTTTAAAGAAAATAGAGATATCTTGTATATTAGTTTTACAGTCCTGATATAAGAACTGATTAAACATTGATAATACTAGCTCTAGGTAATTGTCGTTGTTATTCATTTTCCATTCCTCTTAACTTTATTCTCACCTATAAGAGACTGCCAACTTCGTGATTGCAAAATTGTTAGTTTCAAAGATCAGACTCCTCCATTTCTATATCCTCAATCTCGCAGTACTGATAATAGTTGTCAATCATTTCTTTTCTTTCCTGTGCGCTCTTTGTGTAGACAGGTATTTTTTTATTTCCGTATGGTCGCAAGGTAATAATGTTCATATGTTTACCTCTCGCCACTCGTCCTACACATTGAAGAGTGACACCTGCTATTTTCCCGGCGAATAAACATATATTTTCAAGACCTGGGAAATCGAGTGCTCTATATCCTGAACTAGTACTTGGAATGACATCGACTAAGCCTTTCTTGATATACTCACAAGATTCATCAAGTGTTAGTTTAGTTTTATTTCCATCCAGGTCATAATATATATAACCTTCGCCGCACACTAGCAGGACTCTAAGAACGCCGAGCCAGTAATTATTAATCCAATCATAGAGTATCGTATTAAGGTTATTCATTGGTATAAAGCACTTAGGGAACTTCTTAATTACCCTAGTCACTGTTCTACAAATATCCTTATCCATCCAGATCTGATTCATAATCTCAGCATATCTATTCCCCGCCAAGTCAACCTGTTCATCATCCAGTACTAGGTTGTCAAGGGATGCTGTCTTAATGCTAATATTAGTGACGCTATTATTGAGTGGCATTCTAAAGATAATACTTGGGCCGAAATATTTAATGAGGTTTTTATTTCTCACTACTACTTCACTCAAGCCTTCTCTAAAACTAATTGCTTGTCCACCTACTTTATCAGCTGTACCACTAAATGCATAGAATCTCTCAGCGGATATACAACTATCATACAAGTATTCCCCTGCATCATTAATTGTATACTCAACCTCATCAACTAGTACCCATTCATATTCAGAAAGGTATTGATGAAAGGTTTGATATTCGCTAGAGTCACTCTTCTTAACCTTGCCCGAATTCATCAGGCCACTAGTAATAACACAATCCAGGTGCCCATTTAGTTTCTTGTCACAATTAGAAACGGACAAGCCAAATACATTCTTGCACCTCTTAACAAGTTCATCTCTGGCCTTATTTGACGGGCAGACAATCAAGAGTTTTTTACCTAGCGTTTCATGTGCATAATTCGCTAAGGTTGCAATCACTTGGGTTTTCAATTCTGTTATCCCACAAGCTTTTTATCCTGTGGTTCTTAAGTTTGTTGTTCACTTAAGTTCGGCATATATTTTCAACTTATCTATTAAATAAGTTGGCGGATACTCGTGGAGGGATTATATTTATTCACCCTCTATGCTCTACACTACTAAGATACCTGTTCGTAATTATCTTAGTTAGCACGGTATTAGCATTTCAGCCTTCACCGTTTTTACCCACTTCCTAACTACGTATCACTACATAGTCTGGCAAATTTCTCCTTTACCATATCCCGTTTGTACTTGCATTAATCCTCTTCTGTGTCTAAGTAAGAATAGTACGTCATCATTCTGGTAATCTCTCAGTTCACTAAAAGGTACTGTCCTATATGTATCTGCCATGATGATATTACTTGCAATACCATTATAATCATCTACACTAAGTTTGTCCTTTAGTGCCCCCAATAAGAATCCAGACCAACCGAGACCTACTATATACTTAAATGTTCCGTCGGGTTGTGCATGTTTTATTTTTCTCCCTGTCTCATATATTTTTTCTACTTTCTCAACATAACCCCATTTCTTCTGCCATGGGATATATTCATAATTACTTGTCTTTGTTTCTAAGAAATAATGAAATGTTGGATCGTCTGTTATGAGAACTAGTTTATTTAAGTCTTGATCAAAAAATACCTTTAACATATAAATTCTGGCTTAACTACTCTACCTATGTTAAACTTCTTATTATTAAACTTCCTAGATATCCAGCCAACTTCACTACCTGGACAAATAGAAATCATCCTATTCATTCTCTCCTCTGGATCTTCACCATCAGAACGAATTATATCAATCGGGCAGTAATCAATCTGTGTTTTCAGTTTATTCATTACTCTCTTTGATATACTAGTTTCGTCCATATAGATCAGTATTTTCTCTGGCATATACTCTTTAATAAAACCGATCTGATAGTCATTCAAGCTACTTCCCATGAGTGCAATTGGTATGTAATCTGGGGCTTGTATTAGGAGGGATACTGCATCGAATATACCCTCACACAATATCAGTTTTCTAATTCCCTGTCCATGATCAATTATATAGACAGGCTTTTTTGAAATCTGTGGGAAATAATATCTAATGCCTTTATCATCATGACCCACATTACTAAATCTGATCTGGTAGTATATTGGTTCCCCGTGATAGAAGAACGGCATTACTATATTACCATACCAGAATTTAAATCCGAGCTGTTGATACAAGTCTTTCATGTACTTATGTCTACTGCACAAGTAATCATAACCAGTCTGATCAAAGTCATCGAATTCATACTGTAATCTATCTAACGACCAATCAGGATCCGTTAGTTTGACTACATTGAACGGTTCTGCACCAAATCCAAACTTTAGTATTGACTCTGGCACATTAACACGAAACTCAAGCTTATCGGACACATGTATATAGTTTCTACCGCATACAAAGCAGTGTCCCACCGTCAAATCAGTTTTTATATAGAGCTTATGTTTAGTATGCCCTTCTTTTTTACAGAACGGACAATGCATGATATATTCACCATTACCGTTTGCATGACTTTCTACTTCTGCCATTGACTTAACTCCATAATACTTAGATAGGAGTTCTTCAAAATTACAGAATATAAGTGTAGTTCCGTCCCTTCTTTTTACTTCTTTATATTCGAACTCGTCCATTTGTTTGAAAAAATTTGAAATCTTTGAGAGAACTTAATTATTCCCCCAAAGACTTCGTTAACTTTAGGTAGTCTTATTTCTTAGCATTCTTCTTTGGTGCAGCCTTCTTAGTTGGTTCTGGCTTTACCTCTTCTTCTTGCTTCTTCTCATCTACCTTCTTTTCAGGTACTTCTTCCACTACTACATCCTCTTTCTTAGGCTCTTCAACGACTGGCTTCTCTTCCTTCTTCTCTGGTGCTGTACCTTTGAAGCGAATTACAGCCTCATCTAAGCTCTGTACTACAAGAGGTGTACATGCTGGAACACCTGCACAAAGATTAAGTTCTGATGGACCTGATACAATCAATGCGATCTCAGTATCAACAAAACTAGTAGAAATAAGTTGTAACATTTCTACATTTGGCATAATGTCTTTTGACACTGAATTAGGACCAATCGTAATCCTCTGTGTTGCAAGTGGTAATTCTACCTGTGAGTTCTTTCCGTTATAAATTCTCATGTTTACTAAATAATTTTATAATTAATAACATATATTTCTCTCATTGAGTAAGTTCCTAACACAAAATAGGAATTACTCACATATAAGGAATCTAATCTGTTGTAGATGCAGTTTCGTTAGGTTCAGGTTCTGGATCATCAAAAATCTCACGGAACACAAACTTACCTTCTTTCTGCAGTAGATAGAATGTCCTTAAGTCACCAGGTATTTCTTTCTTCCACCACAACATACCCTTTTTTACAGGCTTTCTAGTGAGTAAGACCATCATAACAGACTTACCTACCATAGAAAAATCATAGGACCAAACTGCACTATTGAAATCACACCTAATCAGATCTAGTAGTTTATACTTGGCCACTGCAAACTTACTACTCTCGTCTCCGTCTGATGGTAAGTGTAAGATATTCAGTAAGTGATTAGCCTGCTCAACAAACTTACTACTATCAGAGCTATCAGTTTCACCTGGCAGTACTACATCATCTGTATCCTTAGGTGGTCTCTGTACTGGTTCTGTCTTCTTAAGTTTCTTACTAGGCTTTCCAACTTCAAGTACCATCTGATCTGCATATAAACACATAGTAGGATCATCGTATGGTATAATCTCATCCTTTAGCTTGAATGATGTAAATACCGCCTGACTAACACCCTTAACCGGTTTATTTGTTGATTTCTTGAGGACGTAGTTATTTCCTGCATCCTTACCTTTCAATCCGCTCAAGTAAAGTGAATCATTGTCAGCAGTATCTAAGTTTCTACCACTAATCACAGTAATATCAGAGTAGAATGCAGAGAAACCAAGAAGATAAGGTACAGTGAAGGCCGTGATATTTCTAGGCGCTGATAAATACCCGCCAAGTGGATTAAGACCTATCACCAAGATGCCATTATCAGTACAGTAATTAATAAGGTCTAAGTTAAATTCAAGCGGGTTAATAGTCAGCGCAATATACTTCACGATACTATCACTGCCTACTGTCTCAACTATCTTCTTAACCTCTTCAACAGACTCAGGCTCCATAATTCCCCAAGCCTTACAACGATCACCAAGACCTACTACCTCAGACCCAGCCAACTTCCAATCTGCCTTTGAATCGATCAGTAAAATATCAACATAATCTCTTCCAATCAATTCGATATGACTCTTAACAGTATCACAAAGGCCATCTAAGTGACTAGCATGAACAACCAGCTTAGCACCAGTTAGCTTAAATGACTCTACGTAATCTTTTATTAAGACGTCATTATTAGCGGGAATTGAAGTAAGGATATAATCAAAACTACTCCCTAGGATCGCTGCTGGTACATACCCCTTCATTGTAGAGGTATCAATACAGGTTCCCTCTATTTTAAACTTTGTCATAATATTGAAATGTTAATATAGTTTTCCCTCGTCTCCTCAGGTAACCAAGACAAGTGAAGCCTTAAGTCACACCCAGGATTAACTGTTACAGTATTTCTTAAGAACACAGGATCACTAAGGACACCTACGTTTCTTAAGACCTCATCTATTAAGTCAATAAGTAGCCTGAAGAAAGATTTATTCCTCAGTAAGACTAGTTTTATTACTACCTTATCAAGTTCAGACAGCCCACTAAAGAGAATTGGATTACCCTCTATGTCAGTTAGCTCAAAGATTGAATTATACTGTTCATTCAACTTATTATAGAACTTAATACACTTATCTGGACTTGACTCTTTTAGCCTTAGTCTCTTAGTATTTCTAGTCTCAGTCTTTAAGTTAAACAAGTTATACCTACTATGATGTCTTTGATCGTAAGGTATAATATCTGCATACTTAATAACGTACTTATCATTTATTTTTATCTCTGACTTACCACTATCAATTACATAAAGATCATTGACTGGTACTATCTTAAGACCGCCTATGTTATCCCTACTAAATATCTTAGGGTAGCCAGGAATAAAATCAGGAAACCAGATCTTATTTCTATCTATACTATAAACCTTCTGTAACCTCTTTAAGACTGCCTTGAATTCTTCGTAGGTATGAGGTAGTGTATTATTGAAAAAGATCTTGTCAACTAAGAACATTTGTAGGTACCTGTCATCCTTAACAGTTACATAATGATCTACAATTGCTCTTCTAATTGTTTCTATTGCTTGTGGCTTTTCATATCTATCATCCTTCAAGCAATCCCAACAAGGTACTTTAAAACCAGTGGGATCTAAGTATGTTAGTGGATGTCTTGAATTACCACATCTATAGCAGTACTCATTCTCACGGAGGTCCATTTCATAGTAGACCGCCATATCTAAGAAGTGAGTATTCTTGAGGTGATCTTCTATTTCACCTTTGTCAGTAAATTCATGACTGCAGATCGGACATTTGAGCATCTGTTTATGTAAGTTTCAAATTCATACTTAATACCTTCGTCGTCCTTATAGAAACCTGACTTATAAAACATGTCAAAGCCCTCTACAAGTTTTGAATAGTGAAGGTATGTGTCTGCTTCCTTAGTGGTATGGAATCTAGTGAGGTGAATAATGTCTGTATATTCTAGGAGTTGCTTATATACACTTGCACCACCTATTATAAAGACATTAGCTTCATTACAAGACTTAATATACTCAATCAGGTCATTCAAGTTCTTCATACAAACACAACCCGGTATATCATTCTCTGTTAGTACTATGTTAGTTCTCCCCTCTAATGGACCACCTGGCAAAGAATCAAATGTCTTCCTTCCCATTACTACTGCGTGGCCCATTGTTTTCTCTTTAAACTGTTTCATATCTTCTTTATTATGAAACAAGAGACCACCATCTTTTCCAATACCACCATTATCATCAATTGCTACGATAATGTGAATTAAACTGTTTCCAATCATACTGCTACTTCACCTTTTATTGCTGGCCATGGATTATAACCAACTAATTCAAAATCATCTATCTTAAAATCATCAATACTAGTCACCCCTGGATTAATTTTCACAACCGGTAACTCTCTAGGCTCTCTTGTTAGTTGCTCATTTATCTGCTCCGTATGATTCAGGTAGACATGAGCAATACCAATATTATAGTAGAGTTTCCCAGGTTTCTTTCCCGTTACCTGTGCAATCATCATAAGTAGGAGAGAATAAGATGCAATATTGAATGGACAGCCTAAGAATAAATCATTAGACCTCACACTCAGGTTCATATCCAAGTACTCACCTCTCACATAAATCTGAAAGAAATTATGACAAGCAGTTAGGACGGCATCATGATTAAGACCTGCATTCCAAGAGTCAACAATAATACGTCTACTACTAGGCTCCTCCTTAATAAGTCTTATCATCTCCCCAATCTGATCAACCTCCCCGATATATTCATTCTTGCTGTTGAATTTAGGGTAGTGTCTCCAAAATCTAGCGTAGGGAATAAACTTGCCGGATTCTCTACTAGGTGGCCATGCATCCCAGATATGAATGTTCCTGTCCACTAAATAATCAATACTGTAACCGTCAGTGTGGAGGAAAAATAATAACTCCTCTATCACTCCCCTAAAAAATACCTTCTTAGTTGTGAGGAGAGGAAACTTGCCTGTCGATAAGTCAAATACCATCTTCTCACTGAACAGATTTAAAGTACCTACACCAGTTCTATCGTGCTCCTCAAGATTACCATACTTAACAACACGATCGATTAACTCTAAGTATTGTTTCATCCCTGGTCCCCCTCTTCCATCTTTTCGATTACTGCATCACTGTCTCCAAATCTTGTGCAAAGTAATCGTAAGTTGTCCATGAAATACTCCTCATTAAACTTACTACTTTGTTTAATTGAAATCTTGTACGTTGCCATATTATTTTTAAAATTAATATTCATACAACAATAAGGATAATAGATAGGACTAGCTACAATTATTACCACTACAAGTCATTTCTCTTAGTAAACAATAACTCACAGACCATAAGCTTTGCCATTGAAAATAACATGTGGGTGTAGTCTTCGATCTTATCTGCGCCGTCCTCATCGAAGTTTATTATCTCATCCTTACTTCGAACATATACGGCATTATTATAGATCGACACAGGACCCACAACTAACTCAATGATCTGTTTCAAGTCTTCCCTGCTTAAGTCTACAATTCTCAACATCTTACCTAGTATTAATTCTGCTGACCTAACAATAACAGCAATGAGATAAGATTCAGAGACAGACTTAAGATATTTGTTACAGAGTCCGGTTAATTTAAAAGTTTGTACAAGTCTTGAATACTGAGCTGCTACATCTAAGTCTGATTGTAAGAGCTCTATTGCACTACTTGGATTTCTTAGGCCCATCTTATAATAGAGCCAATACAAAAATTTAAGCTTTACTTTTTTCCAATTTATCATAATAATTAAAAATAAAAAGGGAAGAGGTGGCATGTAACACAAAAATACAACCACAACTCCCCCCAATTTGACATTGTTGATTTATTATCACATATAAGGATTCTAGGGCGAACAAAAAACCTAACTCATCTATCACAGACAAGTTAGGCCAGACTGAATTATATACATGTTAAAAACAATAGTATCAATTATAAGAGAACTAGGGCATGAGGGACGAAAAAATGCCTAACTCATTCTCACGAACAAGCTAGGCCAGAGTTCTAATATATTTAAAAAGAGCTATAAATAATCTATTACACTATTAAGGAATTGAGGGCAACAAAAAAAACCTAACCCATCTTCACAGACAAGTTAGGTATAATAAAACTTAAATAAATATAAACAGAGTTATAAAATACTTTTCCACATATAAGGTAATCAGGGGAATCGAGGAGTAAAAAATCTAACCTATCCATCACGGACAAGTTAGATCAAATGCAATGCGATCACTAAATAAATACTTAACATTATTAAGGAATCTAGGGCAAAATAAAATACCTAACCAATCTTCACAGACTAGCTAGGTAACTTAAATATTAACTTAAACATTTTCTCAACTATAAGGAATCTAGGGCAGAATAAAAGACCTAACCTATCCATCACGGACAAGTTAGGCACAAACCATCTAATAACTTAAAACTTATTTCTCACCAATAAGGATTCTAGGGGTTTTGAAAAATTGCTAGCCTATCTATCACAGACAAGCTAGCACGCACAAAACTTATATTATATCATCAACACTATTAAGGAATTGAGAGGGAAATAAAATACCTAACCGATCTATCACAGACCAGTTAGGTTTATTAAAATAATGAAGTTAAAAATATTAAATACAGCTTTATTATCTTCACTAATAAGGAATCAAGGGGAAAATAAATGACTAGCCCATTCTCACGAACAAGCTAGTCAATAGTAAATCAATCAAATATAATACAACATTTTCTTTATTACATAGTTAAGGTAATTAGAGGATCTCAAGGTGCAAAAAAATCTGGCTCATCTTCACAGACAAGCCAGAATCGATAAACAATAAACTAATTAAATAACTAGAAAGTGCAAGCAACCTACATTGCTCCACATATAAGGGATTTACTACCATGCTAAGTGCTTTAATATTTTATACAGTACATACCCATATCCAAACTTATCCTTAACCGCTTTTACATATGCAGTGTAGTCAAAGTCTATATCTACCTTCCTAGATAGTTTAACAGGATACACACTATAATAAATCCTTCCCCTACTACTCTCAAGTTCAGGCTCCGCAACAAATATAGGATCGATCTTGTTCTGTAGGAGAGATATTTTCTTAGCCCTCTGTGAATACCTACTTGCATCACTCAATACTAGACAGAGATAGAGGTTATAGTCAGTTAAGTCTTCCTTGTCTAGCTTTGAAAAATCCCGAATCTCAGTAATACTAAACTTACCACTTTCTATTAGTTGAGATGTTTTCCTGTACGCTCTAACACCAATTGTACCATGACTCACTACATAGGAATTTATGATATCTATGTTAGGTAGTCTTAAGGTAATAGGTATATATGCACAAGTTAACGTTGTCCTCTTATCGAACTTAACCCTATCAAGCTGCAATGTTATTCTCTTTACAATGTTCTCCTTTTTCTTCTTACTTCTTGCCATACTATAATTACTTTTTCATCAATAAGGAAACTGAAGGCTAGGGAACGAAAAAAAAACGACAGGGAGCGGGGCTTGTAACAGACACCTTCTCCTTGCGACTCCCTATCTCTACCACACCGGAACTGTATTACACCGATAAAAACCTTACCAAGCGTACAGCCCTAAGTGATTAGCTTACCTATCTCGCTACCAGGGTATATCGTTTATAGACTGCAGTGACGATAAAACGATCAAAATTCATCAACACGATTACCTCTTTCCCCCAGTTGCCTTTAAAACCGGGCCTTCTACTCCAGGACTTTCGTGCTCCACTTGTACATATATAAGGAATACAAGGCTTCTCAGATGCAGTTTTTTTCTAAGGCATTACTACATTCACCCCATAAATGCCTTTTATGATTTTTGCAATAGTCTGATAATCTTTCAATGACTTTATAGGCGTTAATTGCAGATTTATAGTATATGTATTATTTGTAATATTTCCTGATAGTATAACACCTTCGATTATATTCAACGCATCTATTATATCTTCATTCCTTTTATAGAACATTGACAGAATCAAATCACTATTATCAAGATTAACAGGTCTTGAATACTTTAATCTATTAAGTGCAATACCAAAATCATCAATCCTTGCGACCTCAGTACTAGGTTCTCCAAATTCAAAAAGTCGCATTACATGTATTCCATATACAATGTTTACATAATCATCTCTTGCAGAGTCATACAATTCATCATGTATGTTAGAATCTATCTCCACAATCAAGTTATAGTCCGGAAAGAAGTAGTCTGCCAAGAAGTAATTCCTACCCAATTTATCAGGGTCAGTGACACTATGACTTAGACAATATTGTTTCCAAGCCTTCATGTTTCTGACAAGCAATGGAAACTCTCTAAGATATATCACACCCGGGAATTCACTGTCTAATGCTTCCTTAAAGTTTGGCGACCACTTACTTCCTTGTAGCAGACTAGCTTCTCTATTATCCTCCAAGTCTATATCAAGCCCCTTATTGGTCTCAAGCATCTTTGGAAATTCATACTTACCGACACTAAAACAATAATCTCGGTTTCTTTTTAAATAATTAATTAGTAAATTATCATTCATCTTATTTTGTTTTTTTAATCTTCCAAATTTTTCTAGGAGGCTAATAACTGAGTATTCCCTCCTTTCAACATATATAAGGGATCTAGGGGAAAATAAAAATTGGAGGAATCTAGTAAAAGAAGAAAAAGAGAGAGGAGAATTATCCCCTCTCTTCTAGTTTAATCTCTGATACCCTTAATGGCTTTATCCATTAGGTATTCCATTAGGTGTGCACCATCATTCTTTTTAAAGTCCACACCCTTCTTTTTTAATAACTTCTCACCTGCACGGAATAGTACAAATGACAAGATAGACTCAATACTAGAATCTTTCAAATTATCTGTAACAACTGCTGCTATTTCACAGTCATTACACCCCAGAAAGAAACCCTTAGGCTTCTTTTCCTTTAACGTATTTATGGCAGGTTGCTTTATTCTTCCTGCCTTAAGTTGAATTTCCATCTCTTCAACCATTTCAACCTGTGTACCTACGAACACCAAAACTTTAGCGTCGTAATCATCTACTTTAATATCAATATAAGTCATAATTAAAAAAATTAATACCTCAAAGACTATAAATCTCTTAAGGTATTGTTAATACTATTCTTATATATAAGGATTCTAGGGCATCTTAAGTTTCATTTTCTGGATCGCTAAAATGAAATATCTGCCTCACAAAATCAAAGTACCTACGTCCTAAGTCGGGTTGATTTAATATTCGGTCTCTTTCTAGGTCGATGTCAAACTGCTCTACCCTTTCATATGGAACATAGGTCTTAACGATTGACTCTAAACGTTGTGGATTTTTTATGTGACTATTAAATCTAGGTGGGAGTCTGCCATTTTCTAGGTAATACCTAACCACCTTCTTAGTAGTAATTTTGTTAGTACTAATCACGAAGTCGGCTAGGTCAAGACATATAAAAAACTCTCCCCGTACTAGTTCCTTTTGATTTCTAATATAACCACTCACGTCATCTGGATAATACCCACTAACTCCTTCATAGAATAGGTCTAATAATTCTTTATTATATAAGAGTGTAGTTGAAAAATATAATCTATCAACTCTTTTATTTCTATCTCTTATTACATATACTCTTGACTTCTCCATGTACACTACTAAGGAATTAAGAGGGATGAATAAAAAATAGAGACTAGTATTTTTCTTACTAATCTCTATTATCAAGTCTACCTTACTTTCTTATACTCAAAATAAGTCTTTCCATTTCTTTCTAGTACTAGATTTGTTAGGTTAAATCCAAGTTGTACCACCTCACCTAGTAGAACTGATTGATCTACTTTATCCTTAGGCTCCACTACATAAAGAGTACCACCCGTCTTTAAATACCGGTGTGCTTCTTTTATTGAGTCTAGGTAGTTTGTTCCCCATAATGACATACAGAAAACAGCACTATCTACACTTTCGTCCCCTAAGTATTCGTGTAAGTCTGAACAATCTGCCTCTACTACACTAGGATCTACTGCACAATGATCAAATGAGTACCAAGCCTTATAATTTTTCACTAGGTCCTTCAGTTTATTCATTCCACAACCAAGATCTGCTATTGTCTGTCCAGGATTTTCATTTAGTCTCTCCGCAATAACAGTAATAGGATTTTCTACCCAGTCTTTTATATTTTCTTCTCTGACTTTGTGATAATCTTTCCATCTTGACTTGTCTTCACCAAACCACTCATGCATTCTAGTAGAGGTGGATGTACTAGCTTTTTGATGTGTACTGGTTATGATTGATTCACTACTATATTCTCTTGTCTTAGTCTCAACCACTTCCACTTCAAGTTTCTTTCTAGTGATGGTAAAATCTTGAATGCCCTCTCTAAGTGACTCAACCGCATCTCTTAGCAGTTTTGATCTATTAAGGCTGAATATACTTGCAAACCTACCATCAACTACTGCATCTGAGAGTGTACGCTTAGTCTTGATAATTCTAAATCTCTTATCATCCCAAGACCACTCCTTACCGTTATTCATCTTGATCTTAACCTGCGGAACTACTATCTTAACACTGCCAAATTCTGAACCTTGGCGATTAATTCTACCAACCAACTGTACATACTCTGCATTGGTCCAAGGAAGTGACAAGATAATAATTGTGTCACATATCTTCTGCAGGCCATCAACACCAGTAGTAATCGGAGAAGATGCTAAGATAACGTCAAACTTATGCTGGGCGAAATCTGAAACAATGGAATCTCTCTCCACTGAATCAATCTCACCTGTATACTCTCTGAACGTAATACCATCCTTCCTAAGCTCTTCTTTAATACGAGGAAGGATATTTTTAATGAACTGAGTATAGATAATAGTCCTGTACTTCTTGATATGAGACCTAATACCTTCATACTTAACTTGTATCATGTGGCCTTCTATATCACCTACCTCACTATTCTCAAAACCTACTAACTTCTCTGCAAGCTCCTTAGTACCATCAATGTCAACCTTCTCTTCAATACAGTTAATCTTATAGTCTGGTACATATCTAAATCCATATAACATTAAATACTTATACGCATTGTGGATATTGTTAATGGTTACTAGGTTTGTTGGCATGATATCTTCAAATGAGGTACCTGTTATAAGTTCCAGCAAGTTTCTAACCTCACTAAGATTATTAATTAGTGGAGTTGCTGTCATACCAAGTACCCTCATGCCTGGATTTTTCTCTCCACCCAAGACACGAAGATTAGTTAAGTTCTGATTAATACTAGACATATCATTCTTAGCTCTATGTACCTCATCAAAACAGAGGAAGTCAATCTGGTTAAGGCTTACTAATTTATCAACAAGGGCAGGAGAATATGACTGACAGAACTTTTCATAATTAAGGATGACATAATTATACTTAGACCTATCATAGCTGGTTATATCATCTAGGGACTTTGGAATAATGATAGTACTCTCTGGATAAACACGGAGGATTGATTTTCTTATTGTTTCAACCACCGCATTAGGACATACACATACAGTAACTCTTGCATCAATTCTACGAGAGGCAATGAGAAATGCATTAGTCTTACCCGCACCAGTACCACACCAATTTCCATAGCAAGGATTAGTGGCAATTCTATATGACATCAACTTCTGCATGAGAGAAGGCGGATATTCGAACTTATAATCTGGACCAACCTTCTCATTCTGGACACTCTTATACTCCATCATAAAAGTATCCAAGACATAAGTTAACCAGGGACCACTAGACTCTCTCATCTCTTTGACTGTCTCTAAGTATGACTCGCTAGATAATACACAGTTCCATATCTTATTAACTGACTCCTTCAATAAGTACGCACCCTTCTCGCCGCTGGATACAAAGTACTTATCATAGGTCTTTAATTCTTTTGTTACTAAGTCAGGGAGAACATTAAGTAGATTCTCACTTTGATCATCTGCGGCGATTGTTTGTGCGTCTTCAAATTCTAGCTGTTCTTCCTGTAATACCTGCTCTCCTACTTCTTCGGCCGTTTCATTCTCCTCTACACCACTACAAATTGACTCTCTGAGCTTATTGATGTCATCTTTTCTATCCTTACTACCGCTTGCAGTTTTAGTTAGGACTTTAAAATCGGCCGGAAGTAAGTTTTGACCAATTAATTCAATAAGCTGATGGGTCGATAAGTGCTCAATATCAGAATCGCTAAGTAATGATAGCTTAGAGCCTGAAGGAAAACCACGATTGCATTTTGGGCAACCAGAACCTTGAAGATGAGAACTTGGAGTTTGATCGAAGTAACCATGTACTTTACAAAATATTTCTACAGGTGTAGTATTGTTCTTATAATCTACCTTGCCATATTCATACAAGCCTCCATGTACTTTTTTAGCTTTTTTTATAAAATCTTCCACTGTAAGTCTAACATTTCTACCACACTTAGGACAACCCCTTCCTAGTAAGTGCATAGAAGGCGCTTGTTCAAATTCTCCATGTATAGAGCAAATAATACAAACTTTATTTTTACTACCTTTATAATCTACCTTACTATAATCATACTTATTGCTATGTACCTTCCTTGCATCTTTAATAAACACTTCTGTGCTCTTGCAATGAGATTTTCTGAGTTTATCAAGCCCACACTTAGGGCAACCTTTATCTTGGAGATGACCGTTAGGTGTTTGATAAAATTCTCCATGATCGGGACATATAATACAGACTTTTGTAGCACTATTCTTATAATCTACCTTACTATAATCATATTTATCCCCGTGAATTTCTTTAGCCACTTTAACGAATTCTTCTGTAGAACTCTTCCCTACACCACCACACCTAGGACATCCCGATCCTAGAAGATGACTACTAGGACTCTGATAAAAGTCTCCATGTTTAGAGCATATAATACAGACCTTTTCTCTAATATTCTTATAATCCACTTTACTATAGTCATACCTATTACCATGTACTCCACTAGATCTTTCAATAAACTCTTCGGTTGTTAGTCGACGGGTATTACCAGCAGATTCAAAATAACATTTAGGACAACCACTACCCTTTAAGTGGCTGTTAGGTGTTTGATAGAATTCTCCATGTCCACCATCTTTACAGACTATACAAACCTTCTCCTGACTATTCTTATACACTACCTTACTGTAATCATACTTATTACCATGTACCTCCCTAGCTCTCTTAACAAAATTTTCTGTAGTTAACTTAGCTTTTCCAGTACACTTAGGACAGCCTTGACCCTTTAATAAGTGATCTCTGGGTGTTTGATAAAATTCCCCATGTCCTTCTTCTTCTTTACATATAATACAAACCTTCTCTCTAATATTCTTATAATCTACCTTACTATAATCATATTTATCACCATGTACCTCCCTAGCTCTTTTAATGAACTCCTCTGTAGTTAATTTCCCTGGCATCTTATAACCTCCAATATAAAAAAGTAGTATATCATAAATAAGATCACCACAGTAATAACCACAGTACCTGTAATTTTCAATCTCAGCACTACTTCACTTACTAATAGCCTGCGTAGGTAGTCTTGATTTTCTTCTGTACTATCTAGAATAGTTCCAGTATAATACAGGCTAATGTTTTTAAAATTTTCTTTTACAAATCTTTCTAACATATATTTTTATTTTTCATTCTACTATTAAGGCATCAACGTGAGAATAACGGCAAGAAAAAAATAAGATACCTGGTTTTTTTATTTCCAGGTATTCATTCAAGCTTATTCCACTTAGTGAGATGATATAGGCCTCTGATTAATCTGGTAAGTGAATCATCAGTGTCTGTAAATATCTTACTTGTATCAACCATGACACTCATTTCTTCAATCCTTGTGTTATTACTATGAATAAAAGCAAACACATCATCCTTCTCATATTCAGAAAGACTAAATAATCTATTGTATAATAACCTTCCATGTTGTAGAAGCCTTATTATATCTTTCTTCAGTATTATTTTGCCTGGACACGGATCTTGCAGGTACTTATAGGAAACAATCAAACACCTCATTAGCTCTTCTTTCCTACTACTTGACCAATCCCTAACCGACTTCTCTAATAGCTTATCTACAAATTCACTATCAAAAACCTTAGAAGTATTAAACGTCATAATACCACACTCATAGACTCGCACTACATCGTATAATATTTCTTCAGGTATTAAAAGCCTTACTGGTACTACTAAGTGACAATATTCTTTAGTTAATTCTCTTACTACTTTAAGTGTTATCTTCTCTTTCATAATCTAACCATAAATGTCTAATTAGCTTTGTGAATGGTGTTTTTGATTCGGAGAGGATTGTACTTGTATCTATTCTAACAAATCTCTTCTCAAACCTCCACTCGTCATCACTCAACAAACCTCTAACTATGTTATCACTATTATATCTACTCATATTACTATACTCATAACAAACTTCGCCTTCTCTGAGACAGTTTATTATTTTCTTAGTTGTGATTATTTTCCCAGGGCTTATTGTATCGTCTGTAGGTAAGATATGAATTCCAACACTGATCCGGACACTATCACCCTTGCTTATTTCTTCTCCTATATTATCCCTTAAGAGTTTTGAACCGAAGAAACCAAAACCCAGCCCAAACCTCGAATAATGTATAAATAGGTCTGACAACTTACTCTTAGGCACAGTCAGCTCAACAGGAAGAACTATGAAAAAACTATGTGCAACCAGGTTCTCTACTATCTTAAGTTCTAATTTTCTCACCCCCACCTAACCAAAACGTTTACCTTGCATTTCATATACCCAATCAGTCAGTGTCTTATGGTAGATCTGAGACATAAACTGTTGATATGGACCTTGTAGGTTTCCTGTTAATATCCTACTAGTATCAATTACCAGTTCTCTACTAACCGATCGAACATCCCAAGGAAACCATTCGTTTATCTTGTCTTTTGTTGGGTTGAATATTATAACGTCAGACATACTACTACCATCATACAGAATAGATCTAAGTTCCTTGTCTGTTATAAATTTCTTATTACTATCCACTATAAAACATATACACTGCTTCCGATATACAAACTTTTTCTTAGTGATTAAGTGTTCGAAAAAGTACAAAGCTTTCAGAGTATCCAACCCAACATCCAACACTTCACTATTAGGAGGAGATAATCTGATACTAAAAGATTGATCTACTTTTTCAAATACAGTCTTATAGATACCCTCTGGATACAAAGCATCTATTGTTAGATAAAATCTTGTATAACCTCCAAATGTTACTTCTATAATACTAACTTTCTTATTCATTCTTCTAACAATAAGGTATTAAGAGGAAGAAAATAAAAAAACTAACCTATCCATCACAGACAGGTTAGAGTGTTAACTAATCAAGACCTCGCTCGGCCTTCAGAAAGATACTACTAATCGATAAAACAATTCTCACTATTAAGGAATCGAGAGGAACAAAAAAGGAGAGAAACTACATAACGTAATTCCTCTCTCTTCATACTAATTATTTAGGATCTTTCTTAGTTGTCCGTATAATTCCAACATCCCTATTTCATCAGGGCCAATTACAATATCAGCTCTATCTTTGCCAGTGTCATTCCTATAATCAAAACTACCAAATGAGTCTCTAAAGTATAACCTAAGTACCCTAAGAATAAATCTATTTTCACAAAAACCCCTTGCGTTCTCCGAGTCAATATTAAATGATATCATTCTATACTTATAATCACCTATCGTTATATAGGTTGGGTTATCATCTTTCCCCATCAGTGCAACCTCACCACTACCGTCAAAAATAGCGTAAGCAAATACAGAGTTAATATTAGCTTTTCTATCTGTATAATCAAACTCTGAATAATCACTGCCATTAAGCTCCGCAAATATAAAATCTACGGCACAACTATCACTGCTCAACTTCCTAAACCTAAGAGCAGTCCTAAAATTTGTCGGATACTTACCCGTCTTTAAAACATAAAAATCAGTACTCTTTGGATTACAGAGTATACTAATTGGGTCAACTACATTCTGACCATACACACTAATACTTGACAACATAACTGCCAAGAACATAATAATTAATTTTCTCATAATCTTATAATTGTTAATGTTAATATTATTCTATACATATAAGGGATTTAGGGCGTTGTGAAAAAAAAATAAGCTAGCCCATTCACCACGAACAAGCTAGAATATTTTGACCTCGCCAGATCTGAAACAAAAACATTAAATTTTTTTTTCTGAACAACATTTCCTTTTCATTAAAAAGGGATCTAGGGGATTTTAGGAGGAAAATAAAAAAGAAGGGAACTATGTCCCTTCTAATTCTTACTCAAGCTCACTGAATACTATCTTATTCATTATATACTCAATAAGATATGATATGTTATTAGGATCTCTCCTAAGACCCCGAGACTTAAGTATTGCCTCTGCTACATTATACACATAACGTGCGGTTGTAGCCTCCTTACTGCTCTTACCTAGGCCATCAGATACTATGCCTACTAAGAATCCGTGGTTAGGTATTTCAATCTTTGAATAATAACCACTTCTGTTCTTTTTGCCAACTTCTCTTCCAATAAAGTTGACATTCTCCTCAACACTGAGGTCCTCTGCAAGCTCTAAGAGTTCTTCCCTACTTGCAAATGTAAACTCTACGTGGGTATTGTATACCTCCACGTCAATACTAAAAACTGTCATAACTTCATAATTTTAATTGTTAATAACTTCATTATATTAATAAGGGATCTAGGACATATCAGAAGGAAAAAATAAAATCCAAGCCTATCCCTCACGGACAAGCTTGGTTGAAACTGTTTTAGGTTATAATAGTTAGGTTTTTTACTACCTACACAATCATAAGGAATCAAGAGGGAAATAAAAACCTGGCCAATCTATCTCAGACTAGCCAGGAACTACCTATACCATGAATTGTAACATTGTAATACACTAATTACATATTGTCACATATAAGGAATCAAGGGCAACAAAAAAGAGTAGAATAATATCACTACTATCCTACTACTAATTCTTATTGTACAGTAGACACAACCAATGTATCAACTGCTAGCTCATTCGCATAATTAATTGCATCTGCCTCACTAGCAAATGTTCGATCTAATACTTGCTTATCCCAACCTAGATAAACTTTATATACTTTCTTCTTCATACTAGTAAGGAATCTAGAGGAAAAAAAAATTAAACGACAGAGAGCTAGCTATACCAAGTAATCCTAAATGACATAACTATCCTTTCGACTCTCTATTTCTACCAGTACCGTAACTCAATGATAAATCGTATACTCTCACCATGAGCCTCCTGACGTACATAGCTAACCTATATCGCTACAAGGGTTCCCCAATATTAGTATAAAGACTCTATAAAATTGGGTTAAAATTAGAGCCAACATTGTCGACCACAGCTCTACCATCTTTGCAGGCAGATTCAGGTTAATCACACAATGCACCTTCACTATTAAGGATTGTAGAGGAAATAAAAAAAAATTAAACGACTGGGATAGTATATAATTAACTGTATACTACCCCTATCTCTACCTGTACCGTAACCACAATTAATGTATACCTATTAAGTGGTCCCGTCATACTTAGCTTACCTATTTCGCTACAAGGGTATTACGTTCTTAAGTAATAGACTTATAAGAATCATACAAGAATTCAGTCACATAAAGATATCATAACATGTACGAGTCTCTATGCCTCATTGTTAAGGATTCTAAGGCTTTACAGATGCACTAATTCCATAGATAGCTATTAGTATTTCATTTATTGAGAATAAGGAATCATGGTCTAGTACATATAATCTATTATCTTTACCTAATTGATTCACACTAATATAGAAATTTTCCTTTATATTATTGTTTTCTATATACTTTTCAAACCAAGTTAGAATAGGAATAAGGTTACTATAATCCTTACAAAACCTTTTTACTAACAAGCCGGTGTAGTCAATATTATTATTAATACTCCCATTGCTTATACACCTTTCAAAGTTTTCTATACAATTAATGGTACTAAACTCTGCCTTACCAAATTCATAGAGGCGTAAAATATCAAATCCCCAAATAGTCTTTATATAATCATCTCTTGCTTTATCATAGTCCATATCATGTAGAATAGAATCTATCTCTACTATTAGATTTTGATATGGAAAGATATAATCTACCACAAAAAATGTTCTTTTTGTTTTATCCGGGTCTACATTATATTTAATACAAAGAGATTCCCATAGCCCCCTATCCTCGATAACTAATGGAATTTCCCTATCAAATTTAATGTTAGGGTAAAAATGTTTTAATATAGCCCTAAAAAGAGGAGACCACTTACTTCCTTGATTTAGGTATATCTCTCTTTTTATTTCCATGTTAAATCTCAGATGAGTATTTTTATAGTGATCTATATACTTAGGAATTACAAATAGATCAGAGTGAATAACGTAATTGCTATTCTTCATTACAAATTTTAATATATTATCTTTCCTCATACCTATAAGGGATCTAGAGGACGAAAAAAAAATATTAAGGGCCTCATAAGTAACCTATATTACTGAGACCCCACTGAATAACCTCCACAATAGAAACACCTTACGTAGTTAAGTTCATACAGCTCTTACCTAACCACGTACTACTGCTTCTGATTATCCTGATTTCCAGTTCTCCTATTACACTGGCAGGTATTATATAAGATAAGAGTTGCTGTAATTATCTTATATACACCATTAAGGAATTTAAGGCTTCCTAGGAGTATGTTCTTGTATGTTTCCTTCTTGCTCATCATCTCTTCTTTCCCTTTATCAGTCTGTTAATAAATCGAATCTCCTGCGCAAGTCTCTTTCTACACTTCTCAGCCATCATCTTTTTCCTGCCAAGATACTCTACTACCATACTAACTGCCTGATTAACGGTTCTCTTAGGTGATTCTGTGTAAAACTCATAACCTTTCAGCGCAGATTCACCAAACTCAAGAGCACCTATCATAAAACTATCTAACATGTAATGGCCATAGTTCTTGTGAGGGTCAGGTATCTTGTCTAGGTATTCTTTTCCAATCTCCCAACGCCTACTAAGTATTCGCCTGAGATCTTCCCTAGCTTCCTCTCTCTTCTCACCTACTATCTCCTTCCTATGATGCATCGCCTTACCACTTGCATAATATTTAAGACGAAGCTCACTAATACTATGCTCCTCCTCCATATACATCTTCCTGGCTTGATCTGACTTACTCTGCTCTAACATATCATGACACCTACCATCTACCTCAATATACATCTTCAAGGTAGTACTGTAGAGGTCAAGTGAAATATAAGACTTACCACGCTCAATAGGATCACGCACATCGCACTTATCACAACACTCAATCCATCGCTGTTTGTTTAGCGGCACAATATACTCGGGGATAAAATCAAAAATACCTGCCCCCGTACTATCTGCCGCACTTAAGACAGCGAGATCATCAAGTACCATCCTCATATAAGTGCTACTTGTGAATGAATTACTTAAGAATGAGTTTTCACCCTCCTCACGCCTGGCAATAATTTTAATACTCTTCCTCTTAGTACTGCCCTTTGTAGGATTGCCATAGATACTACGAGGAAAATAAATACCTTCCTTCGTATTACCAGAACTGTCAATGATAGGATTAAAGGCAACACACTCCTCAAAAACACGATTACCTGGTACTAATACCTTGTCCAGGATTTCTTGCTTAACCTGTTTAATTTTCATTACACTAAAATTTATATTGTTAAACTTGGAGGATCGCTAGGTAACACAAAACAAAATACCTAGTCCCTCATATATAAAGAAACTAGGGGCCTGGTGTACTATTTTTACCAAGCTAAGCTCCGCACTTGCCAATTCGCGAGAGGCCGCCTGCCCAAAAGTCTATGCCACCAATATCGTGTCACTGCGTTCCCCAATATTGTCACCCTAGCCTCTCGCTCTTTGCTCAAACCTTCACACTCCTCCTAAAGTCGTCGGTTCGGTATTGAGGGCTTCGCCTGGAACTTGAAGTAGAGGGATATAAATTTCAGCCAGCATTCGCCCGAGGTTAATATTCTTAAGTGGAGCGCCAGCGGAATCTAGAATATTATACCGAAGGTAGTGGCATGAATACTATATCCGAGGTACCATAGGCGAGAGATTTTACTGTGCTTTTTTTATGAAGCTAATTTCTTTTTCAAAGGTATCTTCCAACAAATATTAAAACAAAAAGCACAAAATTACATATAGCGCAATATAAAATCCTTATCATTGAAAGGTGATTGATGAAATCAAGCGAGTGTGATACTTAGCTTCAGCTAAATGTATCACCTCAGACCAGAGTATATAAATTATAAAAACATTTATTTATGCAAAGACAAAAATTAGAAGTACCTAGTGGAATCAGGTACATGAGTGAATGGGAGGGTTATAGGATTCACAGTTTTCCTCATATCCTCAACAAGCAGATTCCGGGTTGTGGTTATACCGAGTACTGCATTAGAAACAGTGATGATACTATTCTCTGTAGTCCAAGGAAGATCTTACTACAGAATAAGTACGAACAACATCCAGACACCACGTTCCTAGTTGTAAATACCTATGAATCTGAGGTAGGGACTGACAAGGACCTAACGAAGTATCCAAGGGTTCGAAGAACGTTTGGATACAGGAAACCTAACTTAGAGAAAATCAAGAAGGAGGCAAAACAGAGGGAGGATTTCTTCAAGGAGTTAACTTACAAAATTAGTCTTTATGTCAAAGCTTGCAGGTTAAACAATAGGCCTGTTAAGATTCTTGTTACCTATGATTCTTTCAGGATTGTTAAAGATATCATTAGGCATCAGGACAGTCTAGAGAATTTTCAGATAGTGGTGGACGAATTTCAAAGTATCTTCACCGATAGTAAGTTCAAGTCCGATACGGAGATGCAGTTTGTTGATAACTTACAGGGAATTCAGAGGGTTTGTTATGTTAGTGCAACTCCGATGATAGAGAAGTACCTTGATATGTTAGATGACTTTAAAGATCTCCCATACTATGAATTAGACTGGGAGGCGAAAGATCCAGCCCGTGTTAGTAAGCCAAAGATCATCACTAGGAATCTTAAGAGTGTCTATATGGAAGCAGGGCCTATCATTAAGGACTACTTGGATGGGAAATTTGAGTATAGATATGTGAGGGATCCAGAGAGTGATAATGAGAAAGATGTTAAGAAGATTGAGTCAAGAGAAGCAGTTTTCTACGTCAACTCAGTCAATAACATTACTAGTATTATCAAAAGAGCTGGTCTAACACCGGAACAAGTTAATATCTTAGTTGCTAATACGCCTGAGAATGTCACAAGAATTAAGAAAAACCTAGGCGCTAAGTATAAGATTGGTACAGTTCCGTTAAGAGATGAGCCAAGGAAGATGTTTACTTTCTGTACCAGGACCGTATATCTTGGCGCGGATTTCTACAGTGATAATGCGAGGAGTTTTATTATCAGCGACGCAAACATAGATACTCTCGCTGTTGATATTACCCTCGATCTTCCACAGATACTAGGGCGCCAAAGATTACGGGAGAATCCATGGAAAGACGAGGCTATACTGTTTTTCAAGTCCATCACAACAGGTAATAAACAGGCGAAGGAGGTATTTGACGAGAAGCTAGCAAAGAAGGAGAAAACGTCGGAGAATCTATTGTCAGTTTTTCAGAAGGGTAATAATGAAGAGAAGGGAGACTTATCAGTAGCTTATCAGAAACTTGCAAAGACATTCAACTATAAGGATGACTTTGTAGCGGTTAATGAGAAAAAAATTGGTGATACAAAGATACTAACGCCAGTCTTCAATAATCTGGTTAAGGTATCGGAGATGAGAGCCTATGAGATACAGCAAGTTGATTATTCCGACAGATTCACAGTTTTCAATGAGCTTGGTAAGGTAGGTGGAGTTGATGACATAGAAGAGCTAGAAAAATTCTTCAAGGAGTATAAGGAACAGAAGAACAGAATTTATAAACTTAAGTATCTTTGTGAATACTGTGAAAGGGTAGGAAATACTTCTATCTTACAACACATCGAGGAAAAGAGATTTAGTGATTACATAAATGTCCTAGGTCTCGACGCTTGTAAGGCAGTATGGTATAATACCTATCTACTAGACAAGAAGCTTAGTGTAATGAGTTTTGATGTGACTAAGATACAGGAAGAGCTCAGTAAAGAATTTGAAGTTGGGCAGTCTTATACAAAGGCAGATATTAAGGAGAAGATATCTGGGGTCTACAAGAAGCTAGGTTACAAGGCATCACCAAAAGCAACGGATCTTGAAAATTACTATGATATAAAACATTGTCAGGTAAATTTAGGAACTAAAAGAGTTCATGGTTTTAAAATACTAAAAGAAAAAGAGGTGTGATAAGAAAAAAAAATAGATAGGGCAGCTAAAAATACTGCTCTATCTTTTTTATTTATTCACTATATCTTGGAACTAATCTTGCGACATCCCTTGATAATTTTATTCTACTATCATTATCTAGGTTATCTACTACGCTCGCTGCCCATATCAGGTTTAACATGATTGGTTTATTATCTAAATATGATTTTGCATTGTAGTACATCACATAAATCTCAGATCCCATCTTAACCTCTTTTAGTCGGCTATATATACCAGCTCTAGTTAACCCCTCTACTACAGTTTTTTGTAATAGAAAGTTGGAAACACATAGATCTTCACTTGACGGATTCTGGGTGATAAATAGGTACCCAGACTCATACCCCTTCCTATTATCTAGCATCTTGATAATTATTTCGTCATCTCCAATAACAGACTCCATACTATCATACTTACCTCTACTTGGTGTATGTTGAATATAAAATTTCTGTCCTTCTCTAATTACTTTTGCAAATGTTTTCATATCATATCATTTAATTTTTATTTCTTACTAATAAGGATTCTAAGTGTGTAGTTTTTGCGTGTGAGATCCTTTAGAAATCTTATATGTGAGGGATTTCGGGGTAATAGTGCTTTCGGAAATTAAGATTAGCTGCTTTGGTCGGCAGTGAAAGGAGATAAGCTAGGGTGAGTCTGGTGAATCAAGGCCTAACCGACTTTGATGACTTACCTTAGTGAAGTCTCTGATTCCCTCAAAGGTAATATAGAAATGTATTGTATGAGAGGGCATAGCAGGGTATAAATCATAGGTTAAGCAGCTGATAACCTCAGTACTTCAGGGCTGATCTTTTGAAGTAGTGATAAAATATGAAACAACCTCTCACAAATAAAAACCCTGCTTATTTTATGCCTAAGTGGTGGAATAGGTAGACACGCTTGATTTAGGATCAAGTGACTAATTATCGTGCAGGTTCGAGTCCTGTCTTGGGCACGCACACTTAATTTAAAGACAATAAGACATGAAGAAGTTTTACATTGCTCCAAGTATTAAGGTATATGGAGTAGAAATGGAGAAGTCAGTCTTATCAAGCAGCAAGGAAGGTAGTAGCTGGAGCAATGATAATATAGTTGGTCCAGGATGTAAAAAACCTACCTTAGAAGACCTTGCAGAATCTGATGAGGCTAATGTATGTCCTCTTCCTCCTAAGTAATGGGAGAGGGGACAAAAAAAGAATAGTAGGTATGTTAAAATACTTACTACTCTTTTATTTTTTTTTTCATTCCTACCACAAGAAAACTGAGACTTCCTGTCATGAATTATGCTCTAAATCCCTTATAAGTAGAGAAATTAGAGTTTATTTTATAGATAGTAATTAATTATTTAAAAAAAATCAAAGAAATGAAAAAGAGTTATTTTAAACCACAAACAAACCTTTACAAAACAAATGTAGAACAACCTATTATGGGACTTTCTACCGTAAAATTCCATGAAGTGGAAAATGGTGGAGAGAATAAGGATGAGGATGGTGTAATGCCTTCTGATGATCCTGATAATAGTGATTGGAATGGAATAGGTTGGAATTAATGTATTTTGTTTAGGAGAAATTAATAATGAATAAAACTAATAAAACGAAATCAAGAAAAATGAAAAAGCTAACAGTAAAATTGTTGATGGCTCTTGCAGTAGTATCAATGGGAACAGCATGTAGTTCAGATGATATTATTGAAGGTGCTCAGACTACGAAACAGAACAGTAATGTAGTAACTATTCATGTAAGTAACCCACAGAAGCCAGGAACACGTGCAACAGTGGTAGGTGCTTATGATGTACCAAATGTAGTAAACAGCACGTATCCTACATCAGGTAAGATTACAAACTACAAATACATTTGGTCAGTAGGAGACAAGCTTTATACGTACGACCCAGTCAACGATTTTGTGAGCACCTTTATATGTAAGTCAGTTGAAGGAGATGCAGGAGCCACGTTTGCTTCTACAAATGCTAAGTGGACTACGGGCAGTAAAATCTATCTCTTTGCATCAAAAGGTGAACCTACGGTAACCAATCACAATGATGTAAGTTTCAACTACGTTAACCCAGATAATGCAGGCTTTGCATGGGGAGATGCAGATAAGAATACAGCGGTCCTTACCAATACAAACTTTACAGGTGTAGGCGTGATAGAAAAGTGCCCGGAACTTGCTAGTAATGGTTCCCCAGTAAGGATGGAATGTACACTTGATGTTACGCCATCTATGACAATGTACTTCCGGGATATGATGCATGATTATCAGAGTGTTTCATTAACACAGAGTGTAAAGAAAGGCTCAGTAGATGGCTATTATGATGGCGCAGTATACAATCTTACTACTAAGAAGTACATTCCTGGCATGATGCGAAATACGTGGCTTACTCTGTCAAATAGAAATCCAGAGAGTTTCGGCAAGGGAGTTATTTATATGCCTTTAGTTGAAACGAAATATGACAAAGTAACTATCTCTCTTATTGGCAAGAACAAGAACATAGAGGGTGATGAGACTACAGTAAGCAGCATCTACACAAAGAAGAATTTTGATGCAACTACGCAGAACAACTATTATAATCTTGGTGATATGGCTAAATGGCCTAAGGATGCAGACCATCTATACATTACAGGCGATGCAACGCCTTTTGGTTGGGCACAGTCTACATCAAGGACCGATAATAGTACACGTATTTGGCCTTTTACTCAGAAGATGAAGAATGAGGGAAATGGTGTGTTTACATATATTGGTCCAGCTTTAGGTTCTAATGTGCCAACACAGATGTACCACAACACTTCAGATGCAGTACATCGAGATATAAGTAGTGGCAGTGGAACATTTAAGTTCTACTTCTTCAACAATGGTCTTTATGAGTGTGCAGGTCTTCTGCGTAAGGATGGTAATGATACCGATAGAGAAACTACTTCATACTATTCTACCCATGATAATGTAAAACGTTTTATTGACCCTAAGTGGAAAGTAACGGAAGCTAAGGTTCACAAGATTACGGTTAATGTGCGTACTAATAAGGTGACAGTAGAGCCTTACACAGGTGCACCACTGCCTGAACTGAAGATTACAAAACAAGATGGTGCTAAAGTAGCCATCAATAAACTGTGGATGTTTGGTTCAGCAACTCCGGATGATGTTGGTTATATTGCTACTAGACCTCTAGCTTTTAATTATAATGCTGCCGTAGATAAGAGTAACTTTATATGGGAAGGATATTTGAAAGCAGGTTATGTCAAATTTCCATATATCTTCGGTGATTATGATTTTCATCAATCTAGTTATTTGATGCCAGTAGATAGTGATACTACAACTCCAGTCTCAGTTGGTGTTTTTTATGTACACCCTGCCCCAATTACAAGTGGTACTTCTATGAGTATGAAGGTAGGAGTAGATGGAGGTAATGATAACCAGTGGAAGATTACAGAGCCCGGTTTCTACAGGATTACAGTAGACGTAAATAATATGAAGGTTACTTTTACAAAGAAGTAGTAAAAATTTTTAGAATAGTATAGTTTTACACTATACTATTCTTTTTATTTTTTTTTATCCCTACCACAAATCTTCAGAAAACAATTCATCACCGCTAATCTCACCCGGCTCTACCTGTCCTGACTTTAGCGCGATTTGAAGTGCAGTTTTTCTATCAACAAATCTACCATGCGATGTATAGAACCCCTGTCTTTCTCTGCACAATTCTTCGCGCCATCTGTGTAGTATTTCCGGGTGCCTTCTAGCGGTCTCAATGAAGTATATATCATCAACCTTGCCAAATTCTTCCCACTTGCTCTGGTCCTTGTACATTACTCTGGATTCCTCTGGCATGTTGGGTTCTTTTCTATAGACCGCCGCACTTATTATATATTCACTGCTCACTATCTCCCAGTTTCTCAAATTCTTCATATAAGTCGATAATAGATTTACTACCGTCATCATGCTTATCAAGGAACTTAACAAACATCCTCTGCACATCGTTCTTACATATTCTGTCGTTAAATTCTATTCCATCTCGCTTACATTTCCTATAGACTTGCATAATTCTCCTAAGCGATTTTACAAAGTTATAGTAATCAAACTTAACTTTGAACTTAAATCCTCTTGCATCCGTTACTACAAAACCCTCGATGTCACAATTATCCACACTATATAATGCAATAGTGTCCCATAGTGTATCGTCATCGTGGATAGTAAATTCATTTGGTGTTCTGATAGATGTATTCTTCTTAACTACCTCTTTGAACTTATCTGATATAGTTTGATAGTCCGGTTCCAAGTTTAACTTATTATGTAGAATATCCAGGAGTACTACCTCTTCTTTTTCGTACTTAATGATATGAGGATCTTCAGTTGGGCTAATTACTTCAAATACGGCTGATGCATTCTCCTTCTTTAGTAAACTCTTAAGGAAGTCGGCATCATGTTTACTTACCGTCTCGCTAAATATCCTTTCAAATCTCTCAGCGAATGGTCCACTATCTGTTGTCTTAGATGCAAATACTACCTGTCCATCCACTACAGACATAATTCCTAAGTATCCATTTTCCTTGACTGCGACTTTAACTGGAAATACAAGTGATTTTTCTAAGTTTTCCACCCTAGTTTCTTTCTGTTCGCCTAGGTTAAAGAATTTGTCATAAGATCTCATCCTAACTTCACCTGTCTTCTTATCTACAAAAAGTCCCCTCGCCTTAATTGTTGCTAGGTTCCACTTCTTGCCGATAAATGCATTCCTAGTAAAGTTCAGTGAATACATATTATGCTTACAGCCCTTGACATTAACCAGCCTACTATTCATCATCTTACAAACCTCTGGATCATCTACCTTATAGACTGCTTGTTGAAAATTATTTAGCCTCTCTTCGCTGAATACTTTATTTTCAAACGATAGTAATTCTCGGTCTCCCTCAGTTATAGACAACACTTTTAGATTTCCTCCAAATTCAACACTATCCTCTAGACAAATAGAGTGTTCTGTTGGGTCCGTATTTCTATGTCCATGTACTTGTATAAAGTCTTGACATCTCCCTAGTAAGTAATTTTCTTCATAGATCTTATCAACCTCCATGTCATATCCACCTACTCCTTTTATCATATTAATTGTAGGTATAGTGGTTAGATTAGGAACTGCAGTAAGACCTCCATGTGTAACTAGGTATTTCTGCCCCTTATGTACAAAAGCGAAACATTGACGTAGCTTGTTGTATATTTCTTTTAGATTCTTCACTACCTGATCTCTTGGGTATGACTTCTCTATTTCTTCTAGTGTTGCTTTAAAATCACTAGAGGTTATATCTAGTCCGTTAATAAGTTTCCATATATGCTTTTCATGATTACCTTCCAATAGTATTACATTTCTATCTTTATGGTGCTGTACTAGAAAATCATACATCTCCTTATTCTCAATACCTCGATCAAAATAGTCTCCAACAAATACATATAAGACATCAGGATTCAATGTTTCACCCACTGCCTCTTTTAGACAAGTATAGCAGCCATGAACATCTCCGATTATCTTGACTTCTTTATAGTCTGATACATCCGTGACATAGTAGTTTATTATTTCATCGATACTACTAATCTGTTTAAACCGGTTTGATAGTTTATTGGCCTGTAATATCTCATAGGCTCTGGTTATTTCAGATTCCGGTACTCGTCTTATTAGGTCACGCAGGTTGTTTCTCTCTAGGCACTCTTCTAATGTTGCCTCTATGTTGAGTTGGTAGCAGTTATATCTATACTTATCTGCTAACTCCAAATATTTAGAAACTGCCTTACTTGTTTTGTGGGTTGCATCAATTACTGTAAAGTCACCACTCCCCATACGAACCTCTAACATCCTGTGCAGTGTGTTCCAGACTTCCCTATCAGACCTTGCACTTATCGACATACTACCATCTTCCGTCATGCTAGGTGAATGGAACATCAACCTAATCTCGTCTGCAGAAAGTGTGTAGTCTGTTAAGTTATTGTTTTTGATGAAGGTAGATTTTCCACTACCCATACAACCTCTTAAGATCAGTAAAGTTCTCATATATTAATTTTGTTTTTAAATTTCATGATCATATCCATACTCACGACTTCCTAAGGTACTTTCATCAATTGCCAGTCCCTTGTCGATTAGTCCTAGTGTATCAAAGAACCTACTACACAACCAATCTCGTTTTTCTTGACTATCCATTTGTAGTATATCATCTCTTGTTGCTGTCTTGTCACCACTGTACTTCCTATAGTCAATCAAGTCTCGTTCTTCTATGTCGTCTAACTTTTTGAGAATAGGTCGTACATTTTCAATACTTACATACTCATCATCACCAAGAAACTCACACATCGCTAGAACATCTTTTGCTTGATTTGTGTGATTATATATTGGTTGTACATAGACTCTGGTTAATGTATATCTAATCCCACTAACTTCTACCTTGAGTCCAAAACATAATCTACTAAGTATGTCTTGGATTAGCTCTATTTTTTCTTTTTTCTTCATACTTACAAATTGTTTTTACTATATCACCTATTAATTTACTTTTGTACATCTCATAACCACTAGTATAATCTATCAGATAACTACTAGAACACCATACTACATCAAGCTCTGTCTGTTCCTGTAATTTTCTCCAATCAAACTCATAATGTAGCAAGTAGATAGTTGGATATTCATGGTTAACATATTCACAGTTTACCGATAAGAAGACATTACTATCGTTCATGCCAAATATACAATCACTAGTACATACCCACTTATCAGGTCTTGCGATAATGTATAGATAGCCTGACTTAACCGACTTTCCTCCATCTATTCTCTCTGCATTAACTGTATTCCAACTAGATAAGAAGTCTAGATTAGCACCTTCCCCAGCTTTCCGACATACTGAAAAACTAGATTCACTGTTTCTTGTTATCTTAAGAACTATGTTTCTCATCTTCCACTATCCTTGTTGCAGTTTTTAACAGTTCGTCAATCTCTTCCTTTAGTTTACCTCTACCTGTTTCTTCATACTTACTAAAACTCCAGACCACTCTTAGTTCTGTTGGTCTATTATTTACGTAGTCTTGTCGGTTGAATTTATAGTAGAGCAAGTAGAGGCTATATCTAGTACTACCTCTGGCTATTTTTATAATATTAGCCTTAAGATTTTCGTAGAAGAAATAATCTAGGTCTTCTATTCTACCACCAAACAAATAACGGGTTCTATTCTCTGTGACTACTAGGTATCCAGACATATAATCTTTGTCACCTAGCCTTGTATAAACCATGCCTGGCCTATAGTGTTCACTGTCTCCTATTACTCTATTCTTTTCGAGATAGAACTTACCTCCTATTTCTTTCGTTATATCAAATTCCACTAGCATTATACTTTCTCGCTTTATAGTTTTTTACAGATTGTCGTATATTATCCCACAGGCCATCTAGTATATTTTTGTAGATATTTTCACCAACTCCTTTCTCACGGTACTTACTAAAACACCATATAACATCTAAGGTAACTGTATCTGGACCACCAATTTTGAAGTCGTAGTATAATAGATACCAAGTACTTTTTATAGGTGAGCTGTCAATAGTAGAATATAATCTAGCCATTACTACTTTTTCATATCTAAGTTTATTGCCTATATACATCGCACCTCTATCAGAATCTTCAAAGTAGGCCGTTATATATCCAGGCTCACAAAATTTCCCGTTAGTGTCTATAAAAACATACCTACCTCCAGTATTAGGTAGTCTATGTGGAAGTTTTGTAAGGAAGAATTTATCGTTGCCCACTCTTGTAAGCTCAAACATTATCTTCTTCTTGTCCATCTTTGAAAATAGTCTTATATAGTTTATTATAGTAGGCCTCTAAATCTTTAGGTGTCTTACTATTCTTTATCTTACTACAACCCCAAACAAGTTCAAGTTTACTATCAAAGTAATTACCTGTCTTATACATCAATACAGTTCTACCTTGTACTTCTTGAAATTCTATCATAAGACTTGTGAAGAAATCCTTAGTAACTCCTTTCTGTGCTGTCCTCCTGATTGGTCTTACCTTACCATCCTTTAGGTCAACTGATAGGATAATAATACCGGGCTCTAAAAATTTCCTAGTCTTTGTGTGTACTACTACTCTTACCAAATCACTATTACTAATACAATAATGTCTCAAATAGTAATCATCATTTTCTTTTTCTATTTTTGCTTTTATCCACATACTTACAATTAAGGGGTCTAGGTCACTTCAATACCTTACTAGTGAAGATTAAATAATAAAAACATGGATAATTATTTCAGGTATCTAAAAGAATTATTAAAAGAAACTGGATCGAATACTTTTAGCGATCTGGTAGAAGATAATCAGACATACTTAGCTGACTTGAGTGGAACTATTTACTGGTCGACTGGTGATAAAGGTTATGAATATTATCAGACTACCAATATCTTAGATAGTGAATCTTTCTTAGAGAGTGGCGGCATGTATTTCTGTGAGCTATCTAGTAAGTCTGTTAGTAGCGAAGAATATGCAATCTACACTGCAACCATCACGCTTCATACATTAGTCGGTGAGGTGAGTCTTATGGCAGAGGCAGAAGATAAGGTGGGTGCTGATAGGTTTGCAAAAGAACTGGCAGAGCTTAGTAGGTCTTATATAGTTGAGTCTAGTAAGTTTAGTGCGAGGGATTGGAAAACATATCTCTACAATAATTTTGGTGGTTCAAGTTTAATTGATAATAGTATAGATGATGGAGAAATTGAATATTAATAGAGTACCAAGTAAGAGAAAGGATAGAATTAAACTCCTAGATTCAGCACTTGTACAACTTAAGCGTGAATTTGTAGGTCTTGATGATATAATTGATCAACTTGGTGCTAGTGTGTATGCTTGGTATGTGACGCCAGAGATTATTACTAGACCGACCATTGTATCTATTTGGGGTATGACAGGTACTGGTAAGACAAGTGTAGTTAAGAGATTGATTAGCTTGTTATACCTAGATGACGTAAGAATTTCATTTGATTGTGGTGAGTGTAGAGATAATAATAAATCTATCAGCACGGACATTATGGATACTTTTGGTAAGTCTGAAGAGTCTGATAGTGGTGATAGATTTTCCGGCAGTAATAGTCTTGTATTTATGTTTGATGAATTTCAGTATGCAAGAACTATTAATGAGTCTGGTGAAGAAGAAGTAGCACCAAGTCTTCGCCCTATCTGGTCAATCTTAGATAGTGGTATTATAGATATCAATGATTATAACTATGATTTCAGTAACCTATGTGATTTTATAGATGAACTAGTTGATACATCTAAGTCATTACCACATATTATAATCAAGGATAATCATATTGAATCTCCTGATGATGTATCTGCATTTCTAAATATTATGTTCTTTCACTATGATAGGGGACCTTCTATTAAGACGGACAATACAGAAGATCAGAATAAGCCACTTGAAGTATTGACTAGTAGATATCTTAGAACAATTATTAGGAGGCTTAACAATAAGAGTGATGCATTGGGTAGTAGGGTTGCGAAGGAACTATTATCCGGTGAGTATACAATAGGCCAACTAGCGGAGAGACTTGAGGATATTAAGAAACTTGCAGCCTCTTCTCGTAAACTTGATTGTAGTAAGTCGCTTGTATTTATCTTGGGTAACTTAGATGAGGCATACAAGGACAGTTCTGATATAAGCCCAGATATTGATGCAGACTTATTCTATGATATTACTAGTAGAGTAACAACAACTGACATCAAAGAAGCGCTTAAGGAGAGATATAGGCCTGAACAGATTGGAAGACTTGGTAATAATATAATCAAGTATCCAACACTGAGTAAGGATAGTTTTAAGAAGATTATTGACTTAGAAATAGAAAGGATATTAGACAGATTTTCAGAAGTAGATAAGATAAAGGTAGTATTCGAGCAGAGTATGAAAGATCTTCTATATTCCGAGTCTGTATATCCGACGCAAGGTGTAAGGCCAGTTCTCAGCAGTATTGACACTCTTATTACACCGTATCTTTCTAAGGTAGTGGAACATAAAGGCCGTAGTAAGTCAGTCTGTATCGGTGTTGTTGGTAGTGTCAGAGATTTTAGATTACCTCGCGTCGATATTAGACTCAAGTTCGATAAGTCTGAGGAAGTGATAGTAGAACAGAAACTAGAACTTGGTAAGGAGAGGTGCCCAGAGAATAGAAAGAAGAGATTTATTTGTGCGGTTCATGAAATTGGCCATGCAGTAATGTATTCTTGGTGTAAGGGCGAAGTACCAGATAATATAGTTAGTGTTTCTACTGATCATGGTGGATTTTGTAGTACTTATGATAGACGTTTTGCAGGAGAAATAGACTGTAGAAGGGATGTCTTAGATGAGGTTAGAATTTCACTAGGTGGATATCAAGCAGAAAGGGTAATCTATAATAACCCTGATATGTGGTTACTTGGTAGCAGTAGTGATATACGGAGCTTGTGGAAAGAGCTTAGTGGGGCTGTTATGGATTGTGGATTTGACTTACCACTACCATTGTCGCATAGAGATGTTGAGCAGAATGGTAGCATAAGTAATGGTCTTGATTGTAAAGATGTAATGGTAACAAATAAGTCAACAGGTGATGGTAGAATCTTAGAACTTATCAAGGAAGGTATGGATTATGTATGGTCTGTATTGAGTAATGAGAAAGAACTGATCAAGAAAGCAGCAATTCAATTAGGAGAGCAGGGCAGTATGAGTGGTCAGGAGTTCTCAGATTTCATTAGGCAGTATGGTAATAAACTAACACCAGACAAGATGAAAGAGATATATGGTGAGAGAGATCCAGAGTATTATTTTAAGGAGTTAGTATAGGTATGTTTTTTGGGAGAGGGTAGTAATATTCTCTCCCTCTTGTTTCCTTATTAGTAGTATGAAAGATTTAACAGAAGAATTAAGAAGAAAACATATTGGAAAAAGAGATCCAATAAGTGATGTAGTTAATACTTTACTAAGAACAGGCTTTCAATGTACTGAACTATCCACTCACAAAGGGGACCTATTATTAACAGTACTACGAGAGAAAGGTATGAGTATTCTAGATTCAAGAATAGTAGTTGAAATCTATACTGACGAGAGAAAGAAAAACTTAGAGCTGGTAGTAGTTATTAATAATATAATGACTTACAACTTCACTAAGTACTATTATGATGTAACTAACTACTATATGGGGCTAGATGCAAAAGTCTTACTAGGTCCAGAAGATACGGATCAGTTAAGTAAGATACTGAGTATAATCTATAATAGTACTAAGTTCTTTGAGTATGAACAAAGATTACTAGAACTAAGATTTGAATTATCTATTATGATCGAGAGTACTATTTATCCGATGCTGAAAGAAAATGGGTATAGGATTTATAGGAATAGACAATTTAGTAATTCTAGAATTGACTTAGGAGTTGTTCCAAAGGTGCGTGTTAAAAACTCTTGCCTTGACTATATCTTTGCTAGACTAAATGGAAATACTCCGTTCATTGGTTTTGGTGTTCATCCAATAACTGGTAGATTCATAGTGTTGGATGCAAAGGAGAGCAACTTACAGAATTATCATCGAGTAGATCTCAATGAACTATCGAAGGAAGAATTAACAAAATATATTAAATCAATTATTAAATGAGATTATGGGAAACCTAAGTATTAAGAAAAAAGAAGAAGCACTTATCAAAGCAGGTAGAACAGTTGATGATAAGGGCAAAGTAGATGTAACAAGACTTGATGACCAGACTATCAAGAGGTGCAGAGATATCACAAAGGGTATAACTGATTCTGATAGTCTTAAGAAATTTGGTTCAGATATAGTAAGTACAGGCAGTGATTGTGTTAGTACTTTGCTGGAACTCAATAAGCTAGATAAGGCTGGTGAAGCTGGTAGGTATGTAAAAGAGCTTATCAGTACAATCAGAAAGAACGAGCTGAAAGATCCAAGTACTATGAAGGGTTGGAGAAAGTTTGTTGCTATGATTCCAGTATTTGGTACCCCTGCTGTTTTGTCGGCGGATAAGATCATGGCTAGGTACGAATCAAGTAAGGATGATGTTAACAAGATCATCGCCAAAGTCAAAGAGATGGAGGTAGACTTGGATAGTGACATGAATTCTCTAGTCTTAATGGAACAAAGGGCTGAGGAGTTGTGTGAATATTACGGCGTTCATGTAGTCGCACTAGCTGTCTTATATAACGACGAGACAGAAAAGCTGCAGAAGATGTTGAGGGAATTTGAGCAAGACCCTTCATCTCACAGTCAATCAGAATTAGATAAGCAGCGTGAGTTCGTCGAAAAAATAGACAGACACTCATTCGACTTATTTATGGCCGGACAGAAAACACACAATCTCGACCTTCCTCAGATTAGAATGATGAGGCAGAATAATGAGAGACTGCGTGAGAATAATGAGGAAATCTATAGGACGATCATACCAAACTGGGAGACATCGATCGCTATTGCCATTATGAATCAGAAACAGAGGGCAGTGCTTGAAACTCAGAAGGCGATCAAGGATGTTAATAATGAGCTGACCTTGAATAACGCTAAGATGATGAAGGAAACAACAAGTAAGATCTTAGTGGAGGGAAGTAGAAGTATTATTGATGTCGAGACTTACAAGAAGGCAATGAATGATGTATTTACTGCCCTCTCTGACACAACTGAAAAGCTAGCACACATCAAAGAGCAGAGGGATAATGACCGTGCTGAAATTGTGAAGGCTAATAAGGAAATGTCAGCGAAAATGTTAGAGCTGAGTAAGAGATCTGAAAACCTCTTGCTTAGTAATACTGAATTTGTACCAGATGCGCTTAAGTAATGTATAGAGAAGATAAAATAAGAGACGTTACATACAAGTACAATGAGAAAACCGGCGAAATACTTTATACTAGCACTAAGAGAAGGTACCTAGAAAAAGTCAGAGCAGTATCTATCAGGTCTAGCTTACCAAATATAGAGTATGAACTAGAAGGTATAGAAGCACCGAACAGTAAGGGCGTAGTTCTGAAGGAAGGTGAATTATATAAGCTAAGGATGTCAGGCTCGGATTTGATATTTAGGCTGATAAAACACTTCCCCGACAAGTCAATAGTAGTAATGCAAGTACTATCTGACGAGCCTAGTAAGTTTAGGTTGATGAATAGAGAACAGTGTGAGGAGTTAGGTATTGTGTATCAAAACTTCCTTGCCGTATTCTCAGCTGGCTTAGGTTGGATAAGTACTAGTCTGGAATGTGATGATTTTGACCCGTTTAACTTAAGTACGTATGATAAGTCTATAGTACCAGGGAAGACAGGTAGTATTAGATATATGATTGTAGAACTCCCTGGATTTAGGTATGTAGATTCTGATACAGTCTGCTTGGATTGGACAGGTAGACCGATATTATATTTAGACTTAGAATTACTACTTACACAGCTTGAGGTTAGTCTGAAGAAAGATATAATTAGTACAGACTTAGATAAGTATAATGAACTATCGAGGGGTACATATCTTAGTTGGTCAGTAGTTAGAGAGTCTTTCCCCGGTTCAATTAAGAGGAATGATGTTGAACTACTAGACCAGAATGGGAGTATATATCTGATCTTGGATTTTACTTGGAAAGGTTTAGGTATTTGTCCGCTTGCACTAGATGGAATTAAACTAGAAGACCTAATTAGTGTGTCGATTAATACATCTTTTAATATCAAGCCTGGCGAGAAACCTGAATATCTAAAAGCAAGTAGTACTGGATTTGTAACGGTGCCACCTGAAATATTTGAAAAGAGAAAAGGTAGGTACTGGAAAAAAGGTATTACAGGACAGGGTAGATTCCTTATTAGTGATAAATGATTTGTACTCAGAAGTTTGTTGTTAGATTACATAGTTGGCCTGTGATGGGTCGACTATGTTTTTTTGCACCCTGAGATCCCCTAGATTTCTTATTAATGAGAAATACTCTTATCAGGGGATTTTTTCTAATAAAGCCATTATTTGTAGCTTAGCCGTGAGGTTAGGCTACATTTTTGTTATTCTCTTGGTATTATTTCCTTATTAGTAGAAGAGTATTAATATAAATTTCAAGTTATGGTAGTAAGAATTAGATTATTGAAAAAAGACTGCGAAGATATAATTCGCAGTTGTGGTTATTCTATTAAGACTATTAAAGACTTAGTAGAAGAAATTAAATTTAAAAGTGAGCCCGGAAAGTCAGCTGTTATATCTTATGCTGGTAAAGTTAGAGTTGCCTACAAAGATGAGCTAGAATTGATGAGCTTAAGAGCAGCAATAAAAAATGTAGCCCTGATTGAAGATTTTACAGCTAAGAATTGGGATACAGTACGTAACGTCTATTATGTGTACTGTAGTGGTAATTTTCAGCTAGAATCAATCGCAGAATCCTTATTAGAAGATAGAGTACGTGAATTAATAAGAGATAAGGACTTTTAAGATGAAGAAAACTGTAGGATTTATCGTATATCATAGAGTTGATTATGATGGATTATTTTCTGCTGCAATTATCCAAGACTACCTAGTAAGAGAGCTTGGATATGAAAAGGTATTGACAAAGGGTTGGAATTATGGAGACAGCATTCCAGAACTACCTAAGATTGGCAAGGATGAACTATGTCATGTTTTTCTAGTTGACATATCATTTCCACCAGAGGATATGAAAAGGCTTAAGGAGTTATCAGGTGGTTATAGGGCTATCTGGATTGATCATCACATTGGGGCGATTGATACAGCCAAGGAACATTCTTACGATGACATGGATGGTCTTAGAATGATAGGTCTTGGTGCGTGTGAACTATGTTGGAAATTTATGTATGGTGTTGATAGTATTGTTCCGAAAGCTGTGAGGCTAGTATCTGCATATGACGTTTGGGATAAGAGCCGTTTTTCATGGGACAAAGAGACACTAGCATTCCAACTTGGTCTTCGTACTAAGTATGGCATGGTCTTGAATTCCATTAACCAAGTATTTGATAAACTGAGGATAGATAATTCCCCACTCACTGCAGAAATACTAGAGACAGGTAAGCAGATAACAGTATATAATCAGAAACGTCATAAAGCCGCCGTTAAGTCTCATGCGTTTTCAGTAGTAGTAGGTGGTAAGTATAAGGGAATTTGTATGTTGACTCAGGAATTTGGAAGTCAGCAGTTCGAGTCAGTATATGGAGATTATGATATTACAGTGTGCGTAAACTTAAGGCATGATGAAAACGGCGGGCTGTACTATTCAATTTCAATGTACAGTGAAACCGAAACTGGATTAAACCTTGCTGATTATATGAAACAAAACTATAATGGTGGAGGTCATAAGTGTGCAGCGGGTGGTACAATGACAAGAGACCAGTTCCTAAGACTACTAGATAATCAGGTAGTATAGGGCGGATAAAAAAAGAAGAGTTAGTAAAACTGACTCTTCTTAAATTTTTTATTTATTAACTCATTTATTGTACTGTCTTTAATATTTAATGTATCTGTTTTTATTTTCTCCGGGTAATCAAAAAGTTGGTATATTATAGACTCATCTTTATCCGGATCGCCTGTTGTTAGATGCCATGCCAGAAATTTATTTTCTTGTATTAATTTTTCTAGTTCAGACAAGACCCTTTTCTTTGTTATATATTTAAAGCTCTTGTCCGATATTACTAGTTCGATATTGTATTTAACAGGATTTTTCAGCTTACCCAAGTACGTTATTCCAAGTCCCATTTCTAGTTTGTATTTTGACATAAATGATATGTTCATAATGATTCCTAGGTGTGGAATAATAACTCCCCTTCTATTAATATCCCAATAACTAAGTTCTGTCATAGTCTACTCAATCTTTTATCTAATTCTTTTTCTGTCATACTATTAGCCCTTAATGTATCATTTATCAGGCTATCCTCTATCTCTACTGTATCTGTATTAATTATTTTATCTTTAGGAAGTTCTGGGTATTCAGGTGGTTCTTCTGTTAACTCCGTATACAATAACCTATCTGAATAAACACCATTCTTCATGTAGTCTAGGTAAATATCAATAATACCTTCCTTTCTTAGATATTTAGATACAAGGACATCTATCGATATGTAGTAATCCTTAGGTACACGCAAATGGCGACCTTTAAGTATAAATCCAAATACATTCTCTAATATATTATACTGAGACCTAACAGGGATAATAATCTTAGCTGAAAGATTGTCACTTTCTGCGTTTTTGTAGTAAAGTATTGTTACCTTCACGATGGCTTTGCTCTCCAATAAACCATTTCTATTTTAATCATAACTTTTTCATAATACATTCAATAATAAGGAAAAGAAAGGATAGTAGTTTTACCTACTACCCTAATTTTATTTCCCCGACTATTTCATAAATATCTACCTCTTTTACTAGTAAATATTCTCTTCCCAGTATTACATATGGATTATCAGGGTATCTATCAAGCTTTTCTTCCTCACTTATCTTGAGGGCGTAACGCATTTTAAGTATACTAGCTGTATCTGGTATTAAGTTTTCTAATTCCTTCATTACTGTTTTGCTAGTTAGTACTTTCTTTGTTGGTATACAAAATCTTATATAGTTGTTAACTGTCTTATTACCATTACACACAGATTTCCTAACACCTGAAAATAGTCCCGTCCCACAAGTAAGTTTATATATACTATTAGTGACTGGAATTTCTACCGCAGCTAATATCTCCTCTACTGATATACCTGGGTACTTAACTAGTTTATAAGATACTTTGACTTTGATCTTTTTCATCTTTCTTAGTATAATACCAGAATGTACCAACCTGAGCACATGTAGACACTAGTAAGATACATAGTACTACCATGATTATCGTATTATCATCGTCAGAGTCTAATTCTGGCTCAAGGTAGTCAAAATCTCTAAAATCCTTCTTCTTCCATAGTCCAATATTCTCTCTTAGGAACCAGTGAAGTCTGTCTAAGTCAAGTTTCTTCTGGCTCTGTAAGAATAGTTTGCATCTAGTATCAAGTGTTATGTCGTCTTGCCAAGAGAAACAATCAGCCCACTTAACTTCATGCGTAGACTTATCAATCCCTACACAGATAACAAGTTCATTCTTATTACCTCCTTGCCAGTAGTTCTTTTGTTCCTCCGCTATTTCTGGACCTTGACCTTCCTTAAATACTAGTACAAAAACTCTTATCTTCTTTCTGCTTCCTTCTCTAGCATTGAAGTTTGTAAATTTCTTAATAACTTCTTTGCCCGGATTAAAGCCTAAGATTGGATTTTGTTCCTGTTCATACATATTAGGGCCACTGATACTTGGATAATCGAATAAGCCAAGTAATTTTGCCTCCTCCTTACTTACATCTCTTAGTCTAAATGCTGTCTGTGTTCCTTTTATTTTATTTACGTACGGCATTTCTAAGGAGTAGGATATTAAGTGTTGCCCTAGTTGATCCCAGTAATATTCCTGCGCATCTCCATCCACTGTATAGTAGTTTCTGTGCATGTCTACAAAAACCGGCTTCGTATTCCACAGGGTCTTAATACTGTCGAAATACTCCTTGCTTGTGTAGATTTCATTACCACCATTATCAACCAGTATCCATCTCTCTGGGTGATACTCAACATAGGAACAATCATAAGTTTCTGTCCTAGTATTTCCCCTAGAATCTCTGATCATTCTAGTACAAGTTCTGTGTATATATTCGTTCCACCTATCTAAGTGTCTGATCTTAGAATAATAGAAAGACCAATACTCCGTATCAGATATCTTACTGTACCTAATTGTGTGATCCATCGTAAATATCGTGATCACAGTTAGTATAGTGGGAACCGTTAAGAGCATCAGATATAGTACGCCCCTATCTTCGTCTCCTAGGTTTAACTTCTTATTCTTTCTAAAATACCAATATACAACATTAGCTGCAATAATTGGTAATAGTATTAGTAAGTAAATCATTTCTTTAGATTATTTTTTATTATACTAATTATTCTATCACTATCTAATCTCATCTTATAGCACTTATTGTAGACGTCACTGTTCCCTCTCCAATTGTAAGGCCCTATACAAAAACCGGATCCTGTACCACTAAGTGTTTTCTCCAACGCACAATACACACTCTTTTCCGTTGGATGTTTTTTGTTATTGAATTTAATAGTAACTTTATACCTAGAGTATACGGGTTTTCCTTTAAACATCTCAGGGGAGTGACCCTCAAGAACAGCCCTACCTTTAATTATTCCAAAGTTAAGCTGGAAGTCTAGGTCTATTAGAAAATCTAAATTCACTTTATATGGATAGTGTGGTATAGTTTCCGTAAGGTAGTATGTTCCTAGTATTTTCATTTCTTAAACAGATCAACTTTGCCATCTTCTACCTTATTCTCCATAATGCCTTTAGTGTAGGTGCTGCTGATCATTTCATATTTCAGCATCTTATTCTCTACAAAAAGACTAGATGGGAATGTCTGTACTAGGTTATTATGGACTCTCACAATATCAATGATTTCAAGTTGTGCATTCAAGAATTGTCTCCTCTGCACTTCGATCGTAACACTAAGATCCTTGTATAGTTCATTACTGAATTCTGGATTTTGTTCTTTTATCCAGTTAAACAAGACCTTATCATTTTGATCGTACCTTTTGCTCATGATGTGGTTGTAGATAGAATCAAACTGGCTTGCATACTCTTTTGTTACGCCCGCCTTAGATTCTAGTACTTTCCACATATTATCATGGACACCTTCGATCTTAGATAATTGCATGTCATACTGATTTACTAACCTCGTCTGCTCATTCTTATAGTTTACTTTCATAATGAGCAAGATAATAACTGTGCAAAATATAGCTGCACCAATACTAATTAAAATTGTTTTTGAAATTCTCATAAATATAATTAATTAAACTGAACTCTGTATTAATTTTCAACTATAAGGGGACTAGGGCGTCATGTGAGAGGTTCTGAATGCCTTAATAGTGTAATCAAAAGAAAAATAAGAGATGAGAAAATTTAAAGTTAGTGAAAGAGTAGAATTTATTGATAAGAATCCAGGAAGTACAGGACTAAGTCACACTAGCATCTATGAGATTATAGGATTTGGACAGATGAAGGATTCTCAACATAACTGGATCAACGCAGTACTATACAAGGCAGTGGGACATGAAACAGTTTACGTAAGAGCAGAGGAAGACTTCAATATCAAATTTAAGCTTGCAGATGGACAAGCCTAGATTCCTTATAGTTGAGCATATTTGTTATCTCAATAAACATTTATAACTTGATTATGTAGTAGTTCGGTCGGGAGACTAGGCTACTACTTTTTTCCGTCTATTTTGTCCTAAATCCCTTATTATTGTATGAGTATTAAAAAATTCCTTAAAAATAACAAGGCAAGTATCTTGTTAACTGCGGGTATTGTGTACCTGTATCTAGAGAGTAAGAAGACTATGAAAGAGAATGGTCGTCTTCGTGGGATAATAGAGAACCAGAATGATGAGATCAAAGGTTACAAAAGAGTAACAGAGAGAATGATCTTCAATGCTGGAAAGAATTCACGAACACCGATCTAATATAGTCAAGTTATTAACAAATTAAATCAATCAAAGAAAATGGAGAACAAGGAAATTTTGTACAAAGCAGTTGTAGAGACTGTTAAATCGGAAAGCAATGAAAATGTAGCTGACCGTAAGTTAATTTTAGAAGCAGCTGGAAAAGCTTTAAACCAGTTCGGAATGGATAGTTCCGGTAAATATAGACTTGCTGAGTTATTGATCAGTGAGTTAAAGAGTAAAAATCTCTTAGTATCTGAGAAGACTGAGGGAAATACAGAGAAAGAGGTAGGACGTAGAAAACAAGAAGTCTACCTCATTCAGTATGGCAAGGCACTCGAATATTTAGAGGGTCTTACTAAGAAAACTAGTGGCGAAGTAATATCGCTCACTAATAAGAATAAGAAGATCCGTGATGCTAGAGTAAGTCTAGAGAAGAACGGATATAGCAAGGCGGAGGCAAAGAAGATCTCCACCGTTACAAAGAAGCAGGCCGAGAGGTTAGAACAGCTTCTGAGGTTTGTGATAAATAAATGCACAAATCGAACAATTACATTCACACAGTTGAGAGAATTGTGGGGTGTTAGCTATTTGGATGAGAAACAGTTAGAAACTATTAAATCATCCTTAAAGGCGTATGGTGTAAACTTTTTCTACACCATTACAATCGATGGAAGGTCAAAGGTACTAACACTATCTAATGACCCAATCGGAACACTAAAGTCACTTGCTGAGATGGCAAAGGACTTATTTGGTGTAAAGATAGATACCAACATAAAGAAACCGTCTATGAACGATGGTAGAAGATTAATTAAGGTATCAGAGAAAACAGTTGGTAAGGCAGAGTTCATAACAGATCATGTTAAGGAGCTTATGTTTTACATTGGCGGTATTCTTGTACTTGAGAATAGAGCCGTAGACGTTGATGCTATTATATCAATACTTGGTAATAATAGCTATCGAGGACTTAAAGAAACTCGTGAGAGTATCTTTGAGGTAGTAAAAACTTATCCTGAATACTTCGCGAGAAGCATTGGGAATAAGAACTGTATCGGATTTAGTTCTATTAAGAATTCATCCGAGATCTGGGAAGAACTGAAGAATAAGTTCAGCCCAGTTAATGACAAAGTAGAGTTCGCATGGCATATAGGAAGTGGATTAAGTCTTGAAGAGATTCAGGAATATTTCCCAGAGTCCTATAAGATTAGACCTGAGGCGGACATTGTGGTAATTAAGTTGACAAAGAGTGTAGAGGATTTACAGAAACTTGCACTACTGTCATTCAAATTCCGCAAAGAGGATTTCGCAATACAGCTAGACAATGTAGAAGAAAAACTAGCCGCAGAGCGAAAGATGTTGGAAACGAGAACAAAAAGGGTATTTAACCCTAGAACTAATAGATGGATTGGTCTGGATGAGTCTGATGCAAGACTTAAGAATGATCGTATTATCTATGAAATAGAAAAGTTATAAACTTTTTGTTGTCGTCCATGACTGTGGCTTACTGGTTCGTGAAGGATCGGTAAGCCCATTTTTTTTTCAATTCCTTACCCTAGATTCCTTAATTATGAATATGATTGAGTTTAGAACGGTTAGATCAGATAGGTATAATAGAGAAAGAAGACCTAAATGTAGAAAGAAGTTTGGTAGAAAATTAGTAAGCGATGATATACGTAGGTTACCCATGAGAACTTACTCGATGTGGTACAGAGATAAATATCACTTCAGTTCATACTGTAAGCCTGAGTACGGAGAGACAATTAAGTTCCTGTATTCTAGGATAGGTAAGGACTATAATGATACTTACTCAGAGATTATTAAGAGGCTAGGTAAGAAAACAGTGAAGAACTATGTATTTAGAAGGGACTTACTCGATGTGGTACAGAAAAATGGTGTAGTACAAAGTAGTGTATTCATGTATAGAAGACCATCAAGAAATCACTATGGGTTCTACTTAGATGATCAAGGCCTACTTAGATATAGTATGTATTATACAATCAACAGAAGACCTAGTAATAGAAAAAGATCAGAAACCCTAGAAAATATAGAGGCTTATGATCCAGTTGAGGTATGTAGTGCAAGACCGACCTATAAGCAGCAAAGTTGGATTAGACTGAAAGAAAAATATTATGTTCAGACTTTTATGGATGGACTAATAATACCTGAGAAATTACCAGTCTATGCAATTGGACTGTCTTCTATGTACAGTAATCGAGGAACCTTACCTGGCGCACTTATGATGTTTGAGCCAGTTATGATATCAGGAATCGGTTACTATCATAGCATTTTCAACGTATATAGTGATACAACAATAATATTCTTAGTAAAAACAAAAAATATAGAAAAATGGAGAAAGAAAAAATCTGTAAAGTAGTATTGGGATCAGAGATTGGTAGGTACATTTCTAAGCCTGACCTTCTTGAGCTTCTGGAATTGGATAAAAGTAATTTTGACAAGCTAACAGAACAGGATCTTAATTTCATGATCGCAAATAGAAAATTAAGAAACCCTGAACTTATGGGATTCTTAAGTCTTATGTGTCCGCTAGTAGGGAGAAGTTATTTCTATGGTGCAAACAGTAAGAGGTATGCAGAACTAATAGATAATTCCTCTGTCTTATTATATTCAGTGCTGATAGGTACCTGCACTGCGATAGACATTGTTCATCACGCACCGATAGTATGGGCCATTGTAGTAGTGTTTAACTTAGTAATGTCGGTCTATACAAGATACTGCACAAAGGTAACTAACACTAAATATTTTATGGCCAGTTGTTCGGTGCTAATAGACAACAATGGAAGTGACGCAGTGAAAGATTTTATCAAGAACCAGGAGAGACCATAAAGAGGAACGAAAGAAAAAGTAGTAGAAATTAAATCTACTACTTTATTTTTTTTATTCACCACCGCCTAAGGTCTTCATCATCTCTTCAAACTGCTTCTTCTGTTGGTAGTCTGAGATTTCCTGCTGTTTCTTAGATTCTATATCAAGTGGATTAATGCTCCGCTTTGTATTTTCATAGAACCAAGAAATAGCCTGTCTAACTGCCATCTCTGCAATATCTTTATCCTCCTCATCGATTTCATCACCCCTAAAGAATGCACAATGGTCGGTCATAATAAACTCAAATTCAAAAGGAAGATCCTCTGAATCAAGCTTACAAAGTACTGCATGCTTACCCCCTTCTAATGTTGGTATCTTATCATTACCGTCTAAGAAGTAGGTTTTCCACTTGTTATAATCTAGGTAAGGAATTCTGACCTCTAAGTTAAACTCATTCTTATAATCAGGTTCCTTGTCAAGCCCTTTATACTCTACATTGTTTACGTTATTGTCGCCGTAGAATATCCTAAGCTCTGGACAAATCTCTTCTTCCCAAAGTCTATCTAGCGCCTTATAACCTGATCCGCTAAACATGAGAACTAATCTATCTGCACTGTCAACTGCGATAAACTGGCCATCGAATAGGAAACAATTACCTGGCTTTAATTCTGATAAGGCGCCTAAGAAATTCCTATCTTCGAATGTTCTACACTTAACGCCGTTCTCGTCCTGTACCTCTTTATATTCAATCTCTTCACAGTCAGGTCCAAAGTACTTGTTCCATTCGTCATTCTCTGTTTCTATGATTGATCTCTCAGGAAACTTACAGATATCCCACTCAATGATAGAATTTAATTTTTCCAGGATGTCAGGTTGATCTAATTTTGCAATCCCCTTATTACATCCACACTTGTACTTGTTTTTTAATACCTCAATTACCATTACTTAATCTCTTCAAAAATTACTGGACTAGTTATACCTCCTTGATGTTCTGGTAGTATTAGTTTTCCACCATTCACCATTGCCTGACCTAACGGAGAATCACTTACAAAATACTCACCGAAACTAGACAGGACAGACTTAATTCTTTTTCTAGCCTGCCTCAAGTCCTCAACAAGTTCTTTCTTCTTCTTGGCATTTGTTTCTGCTAACATTGATTCAACTTTGTAGAGAGTTTGATCTATTGGTTTGATTACCTCATCATACATGCTTCTCTCTACTAGATTTTTCTCTTGACTCACACCACCTGGATATGTAATCTTGTATCTTTTCATTATCTAATATTGTTTTAATAAGTTTAGTATAAGATCTAAGAAAGCCGAAATGATAATAATATCTATCGTCACATCAAATTTCTGTAACTTTTCCTGGCTTATAACTTCACCCAGTATAGTTCTTAATGTTATACAGATTAGGATAATAGAACCTATAATAAATAAGATAATATTCCCTACTACAATTCCTAGTAACATTAAAAACCCGCTTGCCCTCGCTATAAGGTCCCTGATATTTAGTAGTTTATTATAGATTCCTGGCTTCTTATCTCTATACCGTAAACTAGAAATCAAGTTAATAACCGATAATATGACTACGCTAGAAAAAGCCAAGATCAACAATGTTCTACAAATAAACTCTATCATAGCTTAATTGGTCTATGCATTCGTTTATACTCTGTTCTCTTGTGACGATCTAAGATTCTGTTAACCATGTCGACGCCAATCTCATCTATCATCTTGTATAGTTTTGATTGTAAGCCTCTGTTCCATAGTTCTTTCTCGTCATTATTCATAGATAACCAAGTCTTGAGTACTTCATCGACCTGCTCATAAGTACAACCTGGCGCAATCTGGTCAAGGTCACTAGCAGAGGTTCCATTTCCGTCTGTTGGTACTATCTTAAGTGCATCTTCCAAGGCAGCCACAGCATAACCAGTTCTCTTGATCTCTTCGTCATCCACACCTTCTACTAGGGTCTCACGATATTCAAGATATTCTGTGAGCAAGTAGTCAGTAACCTCATAGATATCTGACTTCCAAAGATTACCTATTGGATTTACATCACCCTCGTCACCATGAATCGTCCAGAACCCAGTATTGTGCTCAGTCATGTTATCTGTATCAACTACAATTCCGCCAGTTTCCCCGGCCTTACAGTACAAGAAAATCATACGAAGTCTTGCCTTAATATTACCTAATGCAATGGCCGAAAGATTGGCGGGATCATCAGTTGAGCTAGTTCCAATTGATACAAAGTTACTAGACTGAAGATACCAATTCTCAATGTTTACCTCCTTAAATTCATTACAAAACGCTAGTCCCGCATTAACCGCAGAACTAACCTCACCCTCTGCATTAGTCTTACACATCAAAGAGTAACCAAGTAGTTTAACACCTGTCCTCCTAGCAACTTCATAACATAATGCAGCGCTCAATGTACTATCAATACCACCACTAACACCAAGTACCATAGTTTTGATCTTGTTCTTCTCAAGGTAGTCTGATAGTTTCTCAATAATGTTCTTCTTAATACTTACTGAATAATCTCTAGTTCTATTCATATAAATAATTTTTTTGTTGTTACACTAATAAGGAAACTAAGGCAAAATAAAAAGGTAGTACTACAATCTCTCAACATATTTTTCTATTAACTTAGATACTCTACTATCATCTAGGTCTATATCTTTTGCACTAACCTGGAATGTATTTAATCTCTCGTATTCTGATTGTACGACACTGCTTCTAATCTCGAGACGATTTATTCCTGGTTTTGATCCATTCTTTAATTGCTCTTCTATTATATTTAAAATAGTGGCACTGTCTATGAATTTACTAGTTAACCTTATAAAACTCAATATACAAGATCTAGGGGTGCGCAGGTCAACGTCTCCCTTATACAACTTTCCAGAGCCTCTTACGATTAAATCCCTACTGAACTCCACAGGTACCATAATTCTAGCAAATATATAGTCACTAAATCTATTTTTATAGTAAACAACTTTTGCTTTCATATTCTATTCATTCTACACTATTAAGGAAACTAAGACAAAATAAAAAGAGTAGTACTAACCACTACTCTCTAATATTTCTTTCTATTAAGTCATCTACAAAACCCTTATCTAGTTCTATAATATCTCTACCTACTTCTACAATTCCACCAAGACGATCAGCTCTATGTGAATCTTGTACGTCTAAAAAGCAGTCCGTATAGTCTGTTCCATTAGTTAATATTATCTTGAGTATAGAAATAATTGACCTACTACTAAGGTACTTATCAGTCCTAATACTAATAATTAAGTTGTGGTTCAAATACTTGCTTGCTTTTAATGCTCTATAGATTCTACCGTTCAATGAGGCAGATAATGTATATTTTGTTTTCTTAATGGGTATGTAGAACCTGGCCCATATTTCTGAACCAAATAATCTTCTATAATACTTAATACTGGTTTTCATAAGTTTTCCCTAATTAGTTGTGATAAGTCTGGTGTAGCTAGGACTTCAAAAGTTCCATCATCCTTAAGCCATACAAGTCTTCTAGCGATAACCTTAAGCCCTATGTCTTCTAGTGGTATCTGATATGTACTGAATTGGGCATAATATTCACTAAGCGGCTCAGATAAGAAATCACTAAACGGACTTTTCATCTTCTTACCTGTCGATCTTGCAAATTTATTCCTAATATCAGCATTTGTCTTATAATCAGCTATTACAAGACCACTATTCTCTGGGTTAACAGTATCTTTATAGTATAATAAGATATCTGCCGTCCCCGCTAGTTGTGTCTTAAGATGAGTACTAGGATCTGGATTGCTATTTGTATATAACATCGCCTCTGCATAAACAAAGTGAAGACAAGGAGGAAGACTAGACCAATAATTGATAACTGCCTCCTCTTTACCCCTTGTTGGAATAAGCCAGTTTTTATCCTCCACATACTTACACTTACAAGACTCAGTTATTCTCTCAGGGTGACCATTTATTAAGTAAGAATAAGACTCCCCAAATTCATGCACTAGTGATCCTGTAATTGTAGACATCTTATTTTTCCACAACCACTTATCCTTCCAATATTCAGGAGTCTCACCATTTTTCTTAGCATAATTAGTAGCTGTCTGTTCTGTATCAAAAGGAGCCATATACTTACCTAACATAGTAGTAACAGAGGTCAACTGCTTACCATGGAGTGAATATATGTGTGGCTCTTCGAAAAATAGTAGGTCCTTGAATGATCTAAGTATGTGAGCCCTAATCTGTGTTACCTCTTGCGGTTCATTTTTTACCACGAACATTTTTGGTATGTCTGAATAATCTTCCATATTTTTTACTTATTGTCTGTTTTCTATTAATAAGGTTCCATGTCTACCTCACCTACGAAAATGTCAACTTGGCAGGGCAGGATGACAAAAAGGCAGAGAAATTATTTTGGTATTTCATTTGTATTATTAGCAGTACAAGTTTAACAAAAAAAATTGAAAAATATGATGGATAGATTTATAAAGAACTACGTTGATACAGCGATGTCACTTTTTGATGATACATGCAAGAGGGTAGTTAGTAAGGTTGAGAATACAGAGTCCGGTGCAAGAATAATTTTAGTAGTGCCAGGACTAGATAAAGATGACCTGAAGATTACAACAGAGGATGAAAGATTGACTGTTAGTGGTGTGAATAAAGAAAACAGTGAAACTAAGGTACTACCAGATTTCAAAGAGTCATTCTATGTAGGCAGGGAGATTGACATGAATAACATTAGTGCAAGCCTGAAGAATGGTGTACTCTTGATCAACTTGCAAAAGAAAAAGGGACTCGCAGGAAAACAGATTACAATTGACTAAAAAAAGAAGGAGAGATTGGTATTATAAAACTACCTTTCTCTCTTTTTTTATTAACCTGCAAAAAAAACGACTGGAAGTTGAGAAGCTTTCTTCGGTCATTTTTTGACATAAACAACCTCAATCCCAACATCCTATCTCTACCAGTATCACAGCCAATAACGGGTATTGATATATCTTCTTGGCCTCCCGCCTGACTCGTAATACATAGCTCACCTGTTTCGCTACAAGGGTATCTCAGTATTAGACTAGTGACTATAAAACTGAGCAAAATTCATCAGCATGGTTACCTCTTTCGTCCCATTTGTCTGTCGGTCTTACTCCAGGGCTTTACATAACTCCATTTACTATCATAGTTAAGGAATTGAAGACATCCTAGGTGTGGGGAGCAAAAAAAAAATAAAACGACAGGAAGCTAGTAATGTCTCCGTTTCACCCCAGTCTTATTGTCATTGCTGGCGACTACACTACTATCCTTTCGACTTCCTATCTCTACCAGTACCGTAATCCCAAAAGAAATCCAGTGCACTCTAGATTCTCCGGGCCTCCTGTCGTACACAGCTAACCTATCTCGCTGCAAGGGTATTCTAGTATTAGTTAAAAAGTGGTCTCTCAAAACTAGACTAAACCAAGACCAACATAATAAATGAAAGCTCTCTATCATCTTTCCAGATAGATTGTCACTTATACTACTATGCACCTTCATTATTAAGGAATCTAGAGGAAATGAAAAAAAATGACAGAGAGCGGGGCTTGTAACAGACACCTCTCCTTTCGACTCTCTATCTCTACCTGTGTCGTAATCTGAAAGTACATACGCGTCCTTACTAACAGATCTCCTGCACACTTAGCTTTCCTCTACCGCTACAAGGGTATTCTAGTATTAAGTACATTTTCTGTAGGACTTGCAAAACTAGACAAAGTCAAAGTCCATGCATGTATTGTATCTCCTACGTATACAATCTCATACATCTCTCTCACTGGTAAGGATTCTAGGGCTTCCAAATTACAGTAATTCCGTAAGACTGTTTAAAATAATTTATTATTAAATTAGAATACAAATTAGATTGCCTAAGTAAGTAAATCTCAAATTTACTAAGTATCTTACTATCTAACTTAATAGCAGGGCCAGGCTTGAGTGTAGTAACTACATACTCAAGTTTATTGAATATTTCTAAGATCGCTGGAGTCAGTGTCTTATAAAAATAATCTAAGATAGAACTAGAGTAATCTATTTCTGTAGGAACTAGGGGATTGTTAAGTAATCTTGAGTTCAATAAGTCAATGTTACGTTTCATATTTTCAGGAGTTTTTCCAAACTCATACATTCTAATAAAATCTATTCCCCAATTACTTTTAATATACAAATCCCTAGCTTCATCATATTTTTGATCGTGTAGGTCGGAATCTATCTCCACAGCTAGGTTATATTCAGGGAAGAAATAGTCCGTTAGAAAATAGTTTCTATGTAAGTAGTCCTCTTCAGTAATATTAAGATTATTGCAGATACTTCCCCACATACCTCTGTCTTCTATTATTAGTGGGAACTCCTTTAGGTACCTGTAGTTTGTATAGAAGGTCGATAGTAATACCTCAAAATATCGAACCCACTTACTATTAGGGGAGTCAATATTAGATTCCCTGTTATCTCTTAGGTTTACTAAATGCACTCCACTAAAATCTTTTACTTGTATAGGAATAATGTACTCACCTATACGAAAGCAATATTTTTTATTACTTTTTAAAAACTTAATTAATACATCTTCTTTCATACCTATAAGGGATCTAGAGGACAAAAAATAAAAACGACAGGAAGTTAACTACTTATAAATAGTTTCCTTTCGACTCCCTACCTCTACCAGTACCGTACTATACATGTGTGTCAAAGCACTCTCGAAATATAGCTCCTGCGTACATGGCTCACCTATACCGCCCTAGGGTATCTCAATTTTAGACTAGTGATTATAAAACTGAGCAAAATTCATCAACCCGGATTACCTCTTTCCTCTGCCGGCGATTATTGGCAGAACATCTACTCCAGGGCTTACGGATTCCATTCTATTCACTATTAAGGGATTGAAGACTTTTGAATTACACTGCCATATATTAGCCGGCGAAATAAAAAGAGAGAATACCTTACTCGATACTCTCTTTCTTACTATTTGACCACTTAACGGGTTCAAAATCATCATCACTTAATTTGTAGTATACGCCTGGCATGATACAGTCTCCATCGACTCGCCAAGATACTACTTCTACTGGCACTATATTCCCCTTATCATCTTCTTTAGTCTTAGTGAGTGTAATCCAACTACCAAGACCTGCACTAACGATTGAATTACTACCTGCATATATAGTACAATTCTTACCAGTGCTTTTTATAATAGACCCCTCACCAACTGCACTAATGAAAGTTCTGTCACCGCAACTATAAATCTCAGTCTCGTCCCCTGTTGTACTTATTTTATTGCAAACTCCAAGTGCTATAATGTTTGCAAAATCGTCTGAGCTACTTATTGTTATATCTTCACCATCAGCGCATATAGTACTACGATAACCACTAACAGAAATACAATGACCACTTCCCCAAGCAACTACAATACTACGAGTACCTGTAGCGCTTATTGTATTACGCTCACCACCAACAAATATATTAGATTCATCTCCTGTTGAACTAACTTTTGTTTCAACCCCGCTTACTCTTACCCTTGCACAATAACTATTTGTCGATATTAAGGAACCATCATAGCCAGAGCACAAGTCTTTACTGAGACTACTATTAGAGTTTAGTCTTATAAATTCATACCTTACATCATTATATTCAACTCTAACAGGCATCTTACTATCCACTTTAAGTTGCCCAATACTAGCAGTGGCCGCATATGTTAAGTCTACCTCTTCGACTACCTTAAGTTTCGTTGCTTCATACTTAGTTCCGCTATTTTCTTTACTTACTTTTCCAGACAGTACACACTTTACAAGTGTCGATCTTAACATTGGGTGAAAACTAAAAAGTCGAACCGGAAAAGTCTCACCCTCAAACATATCATTTGGGTTCGTCGTATATGACTCCCCAATTTCAAATTTCTTACCACGCCTATCAATTCCAAACTCATCTAATGTCTTAAATGCAATTATTTCTTTTTGATTCTTCTTTGACATAATTTTCTATTTTCACACAAGTAAGGTATCAAGAGGAAATAAAAATAAAGGCCAGGAATTTAACCTCCCCAGCCTATGTACTCTAACTATTTATTCTATCCTTACCACTCTTGCTTGTGATAATACATGTAGATCTTTTATACATGTCTTCTACTTTCTTGACCCCTACGTAAGACATTGCACTTCTAAGGTATGAATCAAGGTTATCAATCCACCCAGGCAAGTCATCCGTAACAGTTAGAATCTTACTAGTACCTTCAGATGTTTTTGTCTTAGTACCATTCATAGCTACCTGACCTTCTGCACTAGCCATACCATAAAATACTTTCTTCACGGTTAGTCCACCCTCAAGCCACTTACTGATAGTTTCGAAGTCTTCCCTATTCTTTGGTACCACACTATCTTTGGCGCTATTATCTTGACTACTTATCGCGACGTATTCTCCACTGCTGCCTATGAGTGAGCTGAATAATCCCCCTATCATAACATAATCAGCCCCTAGTGATAATGCCTTCACCACATCAGCATAAGATCTAATACCACCATCAGCAATTATCTTAGCAGTATGTTCTCCGTCGCACCTCATGTCATCTTTAAGTTGCGCCATCTTATCTAGTAGTGTAGCAGGGGGACAATGTATACCAGTCTGAGTTGAAGTGATACATCCAAGTCCACCTCCAATACCAACTCTTACATAATCCGCGCCACACTTAGATAGAGGTATGATTGATTCGGGATTAGCTATATTTCCTACCATCACCTCAAGACTACTACCATAATGATTCTTGGCGCGTCTCACTAGGTCTTGTACTTTCTCCATATGACCATTAGCAACATCTATCAGTGCCCTAGCCGTTCCAATTACTGTACTTGTGCCTCCTGAAAAATGACTACTAAATTCATTCAGACTAAACGCAGCCCACTTACCAGATAATGCATGCTCTAATCTAGTGTCGAGCCTAATTGTTCTAGGTAAGATAGGATGAATACCAAGCTCCCTATAGTAATCTTCATTCTCAAGACCCACTACTGAATTCATTGGGGCTGTGAAGATAGGGTACATATTATCATCTTCTCTTCTTGCATTACACTCTGACCTACTACTTATAAAACTTGTCGTAGCTGGTAAGATAAATACATCATCATACGAATAATAAATTTCACTCTTGTCTAACATAAATTATCTTTTATTATTATCACACCATTAAGGAACCTAAGACTGACTACCATGCAAAATTACTACGTAGTCTCATTAGGTCTCGTATGAACATTAACTTATCAGAACCATAACTCTTACTTGTTAGGGCCTCTCTGTCTACCATAATGTCATAAACTTCCCTGCCTAATATAGTCCCATCATAGAAACTAAAACTTTCCACTTCATCGGTTATTACATAGTCCTTAAGTATCAATTGTATTTGTTTATGTGTTATGTATTTGCCGGCCGTTAGATTATCGGAGGGACTAATAACCCTAAAATACAGTCCCATAGGTTCTAGGTCTGTAAATTCTGATAGCTTCTTAATATTCTCTGACGACTCACCTAGAAAGTTCACCGGTGACAAGGTCGTGCTGAAATATAAGTGTCTCAAATATTCCAGGAGATTTTTTGAACCCCAACAAGATAATCCTATGTAGGTACTAATATGTCCATTACAACAATCCCTAACCGCTAGTAACCGTGCTCTCTCCATTATGTAGTAGGTTTATAATGAATCTTAGTGCTGGTGATAGACTAGGTAGACTTCTCTTATCAATATCTGAAGGGTTCATGTCAACTATAACCTCTTCGAAAAAATAATTAACTTTCAAGGTATCTATCTTTCCCCTGCACCACACTCTTCCTATTACCTCTGCAGTCTCTAGGAATCTTCTTAACTGTTTCTTGGTAAATACCTTCATTCTATTTCTTCTCTCAGGTAGTATGTCGCCCAAGTAGAAATAATAAACAGTTGGTACTAAGTTTTTAAAGTGATCTATCGAGTATGTTGGTTCATTAGCTTTCCAACTAATACCTATAAGAGAGTTGTACAGATTATTAAAGTAATCCGTTAATTCTCTAGACCCTAATATTTTCACCTCTGCATAGATTCCAATTGAGCTTGTATGATTAGATCTTCTTATTAATATCTTCAGCACTTCTTATTAAGTCATGTAAAAATTTAAGCCTCTTATTTTCCGGATCACACTTACCGAGAAACAAGTCTAGGTCTACCACTGTACTTATCTCTTCTATCTTATAATTACTCCTCTCTGCGATTAGTCTTATAAATCTATCCCTATCTAATATAAAATTTCCAAGCTTAGCCGTCTTCACTAATTCGTCTACCATCTTCTTAGTGGGAATCTTATGCTCCCCTACAAAAAAGTCTACGTCTGTGGTAGAGAAATAGAATTCACGAGGGCTTAGATTTGAGAAACCACTATAGCTTCCGTCAAAATTTCTTGACCAAAACATATCACTATTGATCAAGGATGAAATCTCCTCATTCGCCATGACAGTTAATCTTAAGTAACTCATTATATCGGTTATATACCCAAAATACCATGTTACTACTAAGCTACATTTTATCATAACTCTAACTCCCTTCTATGTATAACTTTTCCATAATATCACCTCTAATACTCTTTTTAATCCAAAGTTAAAGTTAATACTACTCTCAGTATTATCTCGAAGAATACCTAAGTCAATAGTAACATCAAATAACTTTACAATTGGATCTATAGTACCAATACTAAAACTTTCACCAACCGCATAGTGACAAAGTGGATCAATTGAAAGATGTCCTATGATGTCCCTGATAATTCTTATGGTGGGGAGCTTCATACTATTCATACAACATTCTGTGCCATTAACCATGAAATACACGTACAATTCTTCCACATCATCCTTACTTATACCACACATGTCAATATGATTATACAATTCACTATCAATCAGTGATTCTATATTTTCAGACCATAATGTTTTTAATCTCAGATAGCAACACATCCTCGGGAGATCTTTTTCCTTATAATATACAAAAGCTAACTTAGTCTTTACCTTCATGAAAAAGTCTCCTAACAAATTCATGGTATTGTCCTTGTTCGACTCTACCTGCTTTTCTCAGTATCATTGATTGGTCCACACTTACCTCATAATCAAATACAGTCCACTTAGTATATTGAGAGTTTCTTAATATTGAACCTAACACCCTATCCATCTCGCCTTCAAGAATTATAGCATCTTTCTCAGAGTATGTAAGTCCTAAGTTCTTCAAGTATCTAACAACATCTCTCTTTGTTGGATACTTTTTTGTTGAACGAGGTGTAGGCGGGAAGTCTAACATAATAAATACATCCGCGCGAGACTTAACACCTTCAAAGTAGATAGAGTAGTTTAATGGTAAGCGACGAGGATTTTCAATAAACTTCATAATATCATCATTCATTGGTACTCGCGCGGAAAAGAATAGACTGTATGCTATTCCGTTTCTAAATATCAGATATACCTTTGTCTTCTTTTTCTTTACCATACCACCACTCGATCAACATAGACATCACTTCCTCCATCCAAATATATCTCTCACCTAGTAATGGAGGTTCGGAGCTTACTATTTTATCGTGTATCTCATACTTGTAATTACCAAACAGCTTCCCAGGTCTAGTAAAGTATGCAAAATCAGAGTACATCCTTTCACTTACTATCCAATCCTGACTCTTCAAACGCTCTACTATCTTTCCTGCTTTAAAAATGTCAGTCCTATCGTGGAAACGGGCAATTACATCATCTACATAAACCTCTACGTCTACCAGGTCACCTAGCTGATCTTTACTTAATAACTCCCTAACCCCAGCCATTACTTCATTACCTATTGCTTTATCAGTAGGTCCTCTGTCCAGCCTATAAATAGTAGTCTTGTGTTTAGGAAGATTACTAACCTCAGAAAAATAAGTACTCAACACAACTCTAGGTACTTTGATTGGAACTACGTATGCTACATGATTATAACAGTCAACACAGATTTTTATTTTATAGTTTTTCTTCATCCTGTATAAGTTTTGTAAATATCTCATCAATACCTGGGTCTATTCCTTTAATAACTAGATTGGTTCCTAGTATCATCTTAAAGGTCTTAGATCCGTTTATGTAATTTGTATTTTTGACTAGTATAGGTGCATACTTAAGACTAGTTAATGATCTTGAACACTCTATCAAGTCCCTAGCCATTTTTAGTGTTATTGTTTTATTATTAAAAGCCCTAACAGTCTTTATTAAGTATAACTTTTCTATTGAGCTATAACTATTACTACCTAGTTTTTCTAATATTAGACCCTTACTTTTATCTGAAATGGGGGAGCAACAATATACATCATTATACTCCGTAAACCAATTATCTAGGATCCAGCAAGGTATATTAACTGGTATAAAAACATAATCTATATTACTTGCTAAACAATATACTCTCTTTATAATTATTTCTTTCTTCATTTCTACATATAAGGAATTATGAGGAACAAAAAAAGAATAGTACAAGTCTAATGTACTACTCCCTTACTGACTTCTGATACAAGCCAGCTATTAGGTATTCAACTTTTAATCTATTGTCTATTTTTAGAATTTCTGTATCTTCTATTATAATCTCTCTTCGTTCACAGGTCGTACCTCCGAAACCAACACCTTCTATACTAACTAACCCGCCACCATAATCTAGGTCAAACCAAGGTGAAGTAGTTGCAATAGTAGGGGTCCACCAAGAGAGTGCATATCTTAGTAATTTATCAGTCATCCACTTAGCGTTTATAGATTCAGGTACTGCTTGGTAGTTATGATTGAATAGAGTCAACAGTATATTAACTTCTGTAAGCTCACACTTATTGTATAATTCCAATAGCTGTTCAATTTCTACCTTAGCTAGTCCATTATTAAAGTAATAATCACTCTTGAAAATATACTCCTTATAATCTTTAGGATACTTGAGTTTAACTGGGAGAACAACTCTGTAATAGTCATACTTCCTAGTTATTCCCACTTCTATCTTTCTTTTCATCTAATAGTAGGTTATATTGGGTGATTACAAAGACTTCGTACGCCTGACTGTATGAGTACAAGTTCTTACAAAATATTTCCCTTGGGTCATATTCTAGTGTTAAGTCCTCTATTGATACTCTGTACTGGTCATATCCACCTATCAACGATTTTATCAGGCTTTCATCACTCTGGTTACGATAAATAATATTTTGATAGAACTCTTCATACATCAGAATCTCTTTGGCATTCTTTCCAGTAATTAATTTAAATTCTCGTGGTTTTTGGTACTCTAAGATCTCAAAACCTCTGTCAAATATTATATAATAATCTTCTAATTGTCTTGATGGATCACCTATTAACTCCTCTGCTCTTATTTTAGCATTAGTGTAACTACTAAAACAATTCACCAACACCTTAGACCCATCATCCAACGTATCAGATACATCTTTCGTAAGGCATAGTTGGATAGGGAATAGTAGTAATTCATATCCTCTATCCTTATCCCTTATTATCTTTAGGTTAATCTTCTCCATCTACTATGTATCTTAGAAATAGACCTGCGTTTTTGTTTAGATCCCAAGAACTCAAGTCTCCTAAGTTCAACTCTACATCATTAAATTTCATCTTCCCTTTCAACCTCTTACCTACTGACTTTATATACTCACCAGACTCTATAAAACTTGGATTGAAAAACTCTAGACTATAGATGGGATCTTTCAGTGATTCATCTATTAAAGCCTCTAAGAATTTCTTGCTAGGGTATTTAAGACTTGGGTTCATAAGGTCCAATCTAACATATAAGTCTAAGTCAACATAACCGTCAGAGAGTGAACTACTAGCACCAAACCTACTAACACAAAAACACCTCCACTCCTGTTCAAAGAAATCTATATTACTATGACAAACCGTAACAGGTCTAAAGTCTTCGGCACATAGTTCTAGTTCCATCACAAAATTATCGGGGAGTCTAACTTTAATGGGAAAGATTGCATTAGACCTTACTATATCAATGTAAGTATATTCTAAAGACTCTGCTGTAAATAATACATCTAGTTTCATATGTAAGTAGTGTCTAATATATTAATAACTTCTGGATTTCTCTTCCAGAATATAGATTTTACATCCAGCATTCCTATCTTACTTGTTTCTATTCTATCTACCTTAAGGCTTGTAAAGTTATAATAGTTAGCATAGTATGGGCCATAGAATGCACCTACCGCAAAATTATTGGTTATAGACTCCTTACACATATCTACTACCTGCTTAGAAGTTAGATACTTACTTACATTACGATACTCACATAATACTAGGTACAATTTCAATGGTTCAAAAAACATAACAGCCTGGTCAACTCTAAAATAGTCTATGTAAAAAAGAGAGTTGTACAGAGTATTCATTAAGTACTCTTCTTGTTCTTTCTCACTGCCACTATTTCCAAGTACCTCCTCTATCATATTTGATGGATTAGCTTTATGAATCCTCAAGTACTTACTAAGTTGGTAGGTACTATCTGTAAATCTAGGGACATTCACTACTAGCTCCGCACATATCTTCAAACGATTACCTGGATCATATGCCGCTACTAATTTCATATACTGGTTTAATAAAGGTAAGGCTACCTAACTTAGATAACCTTACTCTGATATTACTAGAACTTGGTCTTAATCTCATCAATCAAGCCAAACTCACCATAGACACCTGGAAGACACTGACTAGCCATCAACCAGTTATCTCTCTCACAGTCAGCATTTACCTCCTCATAAGACTTTCCACTAGCCTCTGCAAGAATCATCTGAAGCTCCTTACGTAGTACACTAGTCTCCTCACTAAGAATTCTGATGTCAGTTTCTTGATGATGACCTGCACCTGTACCTGATAATGGCTGGTGGATCATAATTCTAGAATGCTTAAGTGCGTATCTATGACCTCTTGTACCACCACACATCAAAATACTTCCCATACTCGCCGCCAAGCCAATACAGTACACATTGATCACTACACCTTCTGCCTTAATCATTTCCATCAGGTCATAAAGTGCAAGGCCATAGTATACATCACCGCCAGGAGTTGCAATATACATAGTAATTGGCTCCTTACTGACAGCTACCATATACAAGAGTTGACACATTGCCGTTACCACAGAGTCTCTATTAACATCAGCATCAAAGAACAATGTACGATTCTTGAGGAGTTCGGAAAATACATCAACCTGTACTGTTCTTATGTTCTCACTCTCCTTGATAATATAAGGAGATACATAATCTTTTGGCGTGTTTATGTTAATTCCACCACCTCTAATAGATGATGCCATAACCTGTAGTCTCTCATTGCTAATACCACTACTTACTTTTCTACCTCTCAGCTTACTAAAAATACTTTTCATTTGTCTTTTATTATTAAATACTAAAATTTTCTGATATCTTACAAATTTCCCAGATTAAACACCATAGTTTTTCTCTATACAAGAACTCTCTCGTCTCTGAAGGATGGGTTTTTAAGTCATCTAGGCCGAACTTACCTAAAAACCTCCCTGCATTTCTGGTATTTACCTTCATATACTTAGCTTGATCTATATCACCTAAGTATAATCCTGATATATCCTTCAACTTCATTAACCACATATACGCTCTATCATAGTAACCCTCTAGCCTACGAAGTTTCAAGCTAAATAACATACGATCTGCCTTACTATATATGACGTAAACAAGAGAGTTGAATTCTCTTGTGATGCTATCATGAAACATTGCATCAAAGGTATTATTCATCAAACACCTGCCTAGTTCGTCTTTTGCTATCTCATGCTCTACTATGTACTCTTTCAGTTTGTCTAAGAATACATTAACACTTACAATCTTTCCACTCATACACCCAAGTACCACTTATTAAGTCCACGTTCAAAAAATAGACGCAGTAGGTTCATAGCTTTACAACATCTTAAGTCTATTTCCGCCATATACGCATCTGATGTCCTCTCGTCAGGCTTAATAAACCTATCATAATTGTTATGGTTTATATACACTGCAGGGCCCCAACTAAATAATAGAATCTTCAAGACATTATTCAGTAGGGTAATTTCTTTAAGATCCTTATCTGGAACTGTTATTTCTCCATCCATAGCACTTTTTATAATGGATCTGGCTCTAAAACTAAGATACACTAAGAAAGAGTCGATTATTCTCTTATTAGTACTAAAGATATTAAATACTGTATCCCCTTCTGCAAGTTCATCTAATACCCTACTACTTATCATAAGGTCTTTTAATTTCTTACTAATCTGTTCAACTGATAATTTTCTTGTTCTTAATTTTCTCATATCTTACTTATTTTTTCAACTGTTAATTTTCTCATATCTATATATAAGGAATTCACGTGCTGGAAGACCTAGAAACCTTATAAGTGAGTATGAAAATAAAAGTAGTAACAGAGAAAGAAGACATAGTTGACGATACTGTGTTAATTAGTAAAGAAGGAGTAATGTATAATGATGAACTACTACCATGCCAAGAAGTAATAGAGCTGGATGGTATGAAAGTTTACGTCCTACACTCCGGCGGAATTGATCAGAGCAAGACAAGTTTTCCGATAAGGGTAGACTTGATAATATCTGACTTAATGCCGCTCTGTTTTGAACCGCCGATTATTAGGGACGTGTATGAAGACTATGATGCCTGGAATGAAAGACTGAGGCTGAGGAAATATATAACCACAGCTTTTGAAAACATACAAGCTAAGTACTGGATAAGCGGAGGTAAGGTAAGTGATAATTACTCTAAGAATTATGGTGACCTATTTTATAAGAACCTAATAAATAAAGAGGAGATTGAAATATGAGTAGGGGAGTGAAAGACTTTTTGGTTATGATATCGACCATTAGTATTATATTGATCGTTATATTTATGGTAGTGAACTTGACAAGAGGCACTAAGTCAGAGTTTCAACAAAAAGTGGACTCTGCATTAGACGCAATCAAGGACACTAAGAAAGATACAGTGATCACAATAAAGAGTGGAACAACTAAGATGGTAATTAAAGTTAAGAAATAATGGAAAATTTATTGACAGCAAGCGAGTTAAAGGATGAGGCACTTAAGAGAGTTAAAAACTTAGAGCCTCGGGTAGAAGAATTGTGTAGTGGTTTAATTGAAAAACTATTAGATAAATTGGTCACTGGTAAAAACTCAGTGTCTATGAAATATAATAGTGATATAGGAATTGTAACACTGATTCTCATAAAAAAGCGACTTACAGACTTAGGATATAAGGTTGAAATAAGGGAAGAAGAAAGACAAGAAAACTTTTATGACTACAGCTACTATTATGTGCTGAACATTAGAGTATAAAAATAAAAACTAATACTATGAGCGATGACACAGTGGCTAAAAAATTAGTTGGCCTGGAAAGTAAGATGAAAGAATTGCTAAGGAGGACAGAAAAACTAAACAAAAAAGCCAAGAAAACAGATGACATAATAGATTCACTGAGGAGAGAAAATAAGCTCCTCAAGAAAGAATTAAGTGGTGTCAAACGAAAAATATTGCAAGAATTATAAAATCAGGTTGGGTCTAGGAGAAATACTTAGACCTGACCTTTATTCGTTCGTATATGATAGTTAGACAATTTATGTACGTTGATACTGTAAAACTGGGAATCTATATTTTTCCAGAGGTTCCTATTAAAATATATGGTGCTGGTTACTTTCTAGATTACTTAAGCGAGAAACAGTTTTATGACCTCTTGAATGATTTTAGGTGGGGAAGAAAAAAGGAAGTTGATAAGATCCTAGATTTCATAGGTTACGTTGATAAGCACCTAGTAAAAGTATGGCCGGGGTATTATATTCTCAACTCTGGAAAAATGCCCACTAAGAAATCATTAATTAGGAAGATGTGTATAGAGGATGACGGTAACCTGACTTTTAGACTAGAACAAAGACTTCCAGCAAGACATATTAGGGTTAGCTACGGGAGAGATGAAGTGTCAGATACAGTAATAGCTAAGACATTTAAACGAAACCTAGAAGACTATAAAATACCGCAGAAGAAATTAATTGATAGAATGTGGAAAGAGTCTTTAGTAGAGGGTGAACCGCTGAGGAATAGATTTTACTTGGGAAAATCTGGCGTTATTAATATGCTTGGGTTCTATGCGGCGGGTTATCATGGAATTAATATGTTGAACAATAAATATAAGTACTTATTATGATTAGTCATGTTACAGCTTATACAGGAACAGATGAAAATCCTGGTGATTATAGAGCTTTCAGGTTACGTGATTATAAACTATTGCCTGACAGTACTGGATATCTCTCTGAAATAATAGAGACGGTCTACTCAGCATACAGTGGAAAGAAGAGACTATACCTCCACAAACTTCCACGACTAGGATTTAGTATTAACCTACCAATTGACTTTTTTATAGAGTTTCGGTATGAAGTTTCGTATAGTAAAGGTGGAGCAATAGTAGAGGCACTAACTTATCGAGAAGGCATAGAAGAAGATGAGGAAGTACTATCTTATAATAAAGAGGACGGTCTGAAGCTACTAACAGAAAATCCTGATATAGTAATAGACTTTCTGACTGATGACCTGTATGACTTGGTTAATACAGATCTTGACCTAGTAATTCCAAGGATCATGCCTAAAGTATTTGATGGTATGGTGAATATAAAAAGGGTAGAGATTAGCAAGAAAGAGGAGGTTAGGAAAGGAATTCTAAGTAGGATCAGTGAAAAGTTCTTCAAAGTTGATACAGACAGCGTAGATGACCTATTACTAGTGAAGAAGGAAATATGTAAGGCCCTGTCTAATAGTAAAGATTGTTTCTTAGTTGTCTCTGAGGTTCCTAAAGACTTTATTAGTACTGACGTTGACATAATAGGCCTACTAGATAACAGTGAGTGTAGCCTGATCCTAGACCGCCCTACTGAACAAGAAGATAATTTCGTACTACTAAGTTAGCCTAAAAGTCTTATTAGTAGAGAAATAAAATATATTATTAATTAAAATTATGAGAGAAACAGAATTATCAAGAGATTTGAAAGTTATTTTTGCAATGTGTTATAACTTTGCAGTAGAAAATAAGCTAAAGACAGTAACAGTCGACAACTTATTATATAATATTTTCAATTTCTACTTTGAATTTGGTGAAAAAGAGGATCTAGATAGGATGGTTGATCAAGAATTCAAGAAGATCCCAGCCGCAAGTAAAATGGATCTCCTAGAAAAGCTGAATAACTTGGCAGCCGAAAGATGTAAGGTTAGTCAAGAGGAAGAATCATCATGGCTACCTGAGAATATTGTAATGCATGAGGACCTACAGACTATCTTGGATGAATCAGTAGACCTAACAAAAGATCAAGGAAGAACTGATGGAATACTGCGAGTTGATGCAGTCCTGAGAAGTATGATGGATTGGATCAAGGAAGAAACAGCAGTAAAAGCAGTGGTTGATTTTGAAGTGCTTGATAAGGAAAAGGCAGATAAGCTAGTGGAACTCGTCAACATGGAACATCACTACATGAACAAAGACTCCATCAATGAGCTCTTTGATTCTCTACAAGGTATGTTCAAGGAAAAGAGAATTGACTACGACGACAATCAATCAGGGGTAGTAGATTCATCAAGTAGTACATCATCAAGCAGTACTACAATGAATAGTCTGAACAAAGAGGATGATGAATTCGAAGCTTGGGGACAGAGTGAAGGTATTAATGTTAGTGATGTCAGCGAAGATAGCACTACACCAACACTTGATTCATTTAGCAGGGATATGACAAAGGAAGCTAAGGGGGATAACTACGATCCTGTTATTGGTAGAGAGGATATCGTAGATGCAATTATTGAAATCCTTAGTAAACGTAGAAAACCAAACGTCAGCATCACAGGAAAGGCAGGTATTGGTAAGAGTGCAATTGTTGAAAGACTTGCACAGAGAATTGCAGCCGGTGATGTACCTGAGGCCTTGCAAGATAAAAGAATATGCAGTCTCAACCTCAATGACTTAGTAGCAGGTACGAAGTATAGAGGTGAGTACGAAGAGAGACTCAAGAATATTATCAAAGAAGTCTGCAATGATAAGTCAGTAATTATCTATATCGACGAACTCCATAACTTAGTAGGTAATGGAAGTAACTCGGGAAATGGTGATGCTGCTAATATTCTCAAACCATACCTTGCGCGCGGAGAATTTCAGTGTATTGGATCTACAACCGATGAAGAATATAGAAAGTTCATTGAAAAAGATGCAGCACTTAACAGAAGATTCACACAGGTATCAGTAAAAGAACCAAGCGCGCAAGAAACTGTTAAGATCTTGAAAGGTGTCTGCAAGAAATATGAAGAATTCCACCATGTTAAGATTGGAAAGGATGTCATTGATACTTGCGTCGAATGGTCTCAGAGATATGTAAAAGATAAGAACCAACCAGATAAAGCCGTAGAAGTTATGGACATGGCTGGGGCAATCGTAAAACTGAAACAGACCGTCGATAGAACCAAACAGAAGGAACTAGAAGAAAAACTCACCTCAATTACCGACGCGAAAATCAAAGAAGCAATGAATACTAACTTTGATGAAGCTGAGAAAATACAGGCAGAGGAGTCTAGTGCTAAGGATGATCTAAGCAAGGAAGTAGAGAGAATCAACAAGGAACTGGGCAACAAAAAGAATTGGCCTACTATTACTGTCGATGATGTAGCAGAGGCAGTTGGAAAAATCAGTAAGGTGCCAGTTGATGCAATTAGAAAGACAGATCGAGAGAAGCTGAAAGAAATGAAGAACACCCTGGAAACAAGAGTGATCGGACAACAGGAGGCAATCGATACAGTCACTAACGTCATCAATCAAAATGTACTGGGACTTAGAGCTGATCATAAACGCCCACTTGGTAGTTTCTTGATGGTAGGTCCTAGTGGTGTTGGTAAGTCACTTATCTGTAAAGAACTAGCCACTACATTCTATGGTTCCGATGATAGCCTGATTAGAATTGATGGAAATACACTGAAAGATGATACCTCCGTTAATTCACTCATTGGCGTAGGTGCTGGATATGTAGGTTTTGATAGTGAACCTCAATTATTACAGGTCAAGAGAAAACCTAACAGCGTCCTACTAATTGATGAAGTAGAAAAAATGAGCCCTAAGATCTTTGATATCTTCTTGACAATCTTGGATGAAGGTAAGATCAAATTGGCTGACGCAACAACAGAGGTGGACTTCTCATCATGTGTTATCATCTTCACTGGTAATATCGGTACGAAAGAACTAGCGGGAGATGTTAACATTGGATTTAACACACCAAACAAAGAAGAAAAGAAAAAGAGAAATGAAGCTATCGTACAAGCAGCCATTAAGAGAACGTTTAGGCCAGAATTCATAGGTCGACTTAGTAGTATTGTTATCTTCAATGAACTTGGAGATACAGAACTTAAGAAGATACTTGAACTGGAACTGGGAAAAATCAAAAAGCAGTTCACAAAAACTAAGCTGTCTCTGAAGGTTAGCGCGAAATTTAAGGATCATATCGTAAAGTCTTGTGATCCGAAGTATGGCGCTAGAGACTTGAGACGGTTACTGGAAAAGAATCTCATCACACAAGTAAGCCAGTATATGATAGAAAACATAGACGCTACGAAATTTAACGTAGACTATGATGGCAATAATGTGGTGGTGAACTAATAGAAAAACCCTGGGGAGAAAATCCTCGGGGTAATTTTTTTCGCGCCACTGTAACTATTTCTTTATGTTGCAAAAAAACATAAAGCTAAGCCTCTGGAGCGAAGCGGAGGGCAAACTTGAGGTAAGTATGTTACTTCTGAATTGACGAATGACATGAAGTGGAGCGCAAGCGGAACGGGAATGGAATGAGGAAACAGAAGAAGTTCCAGTAAAGAGAACTAGCAAAATGATCAGTAAAAGAGATACCTCAAATCGCTTCGCTCCCTCGG